CGTCAGACGGGCTCAGCTCACCTCAGTGGAGTTCGGCTCGGTTCGGCTCGGCTCGGCTCGTCCCGGCACGGCTCGGCTCGGCTCGGCTCGGCTGCTAGACTCTTGCGGCTCCAGGACACTACTACCATCGGCATCATCGGTCGTGATACTGATAGTCAATCGACCCCATAGATCAAATTTGATCTATGGGGTTTTTTCATGTCATGAAATAGCACCATGCCGATAGACTTAATACGGATTCAGTCTAAATCCAATTGGTGCTAGTTCAATCGGCTCCAGGTTAGTTGAACGGCGCTAGGCTGAAACCTTTTGCGTTAGACTTCTGAAACACGCAAAGGGTAATGCTGCTAGAGTGCTATTACCCTGGTAAATGCCTCCAGGTAATTCTGAGGGTAATTTCTAGGGTAAATCTGGCGGTAACTTTGTGGAAAATCCTGGAAAATTTCGACGTGACTTGTGAAATTTCAGCCGATTGGTTTCGGCTGATTTTGGTGACGGCCACAAATTCCGAAAATTCGGAAGATTGGAGTGTTGTGCTACATTTCCATCAGCTTCACATTGATCCTGATCGTCCTTATCCTTCACTTCCTGCATTCTACGTTGAATTGGGAAACGGTTGGACGATCTATTTCTACACTGAGACTTTCGGATATGTTCGTCACGACAATTCCAACGGTAAGATTGAATTCTTCTTCGTCAACGAAAGTCAATACGATTCTCCGTTTGATTGGTACTCTCCAGAACAAGCAATGTTTCACTATCACGACCGACCATAGCATTTAACCCTTGCGAGCTTAATTGCTTGCAGGGGTTTTTTGCATCATGTGACAATGTTAATGGTAGTCGTGCCTAACCTGATATGGTGGCGCGGCTCCAGAGTTAGCTAACATCGTCACATGACTTAGCTTTAGTTATGTGACGATAGCCTATTCGCTTAGACTTGTGACCATGCGGAAATCGGCATGAAAATCGGACTAAAAACGAAATCGGACTAAAACTGGAGGAAAAAATGGAAACGCGATGATAACGGAAGAATTCAAGGATCGAATTAAACTGATGCTGATTCCTATCATCGATTGGGCAATAGAAAACGACCCGCCAATTTCGTGGGATTTCATCGATGGTTATCGCGGTGAAAAGGACAGTGCTCCGATTTTGAAGCTGGAAATGATAATGCAATACGACGAAACTCTTACCATAAAGAGTTGGATTGATAAGGACAATGCACATTTCCGCGCATATCAAAAGGATATGTTCGGAAATTACAGTCAACCTGCTAATCTTTCGGTGCTATTTGCTAATCTGTACTATGTACTGAACGATGCCGGACTCTTGATCTAAACATCTAACCCCACCTATTAATTTAGGTGGGGTTTTTGCATCATGTGACTAATGTTAGCGTGATTTTGGAGGTATTAAGATGAGAATTCCTGGTGGTTTTGTGGATTTCACCAAAGAACACCCGAATAAGGAACATCGGCTGAATAACGTTGTTCAATGGGCGAAGAAGAATCATTGTTGGTTCAAGAAAAACGGGCTTGGTCGTTATCTTTCGCTTTTCATTCGACGATACATGCAAAACGGTATTGCTACCGTAGTCAACATCTTTCCTGATTTCTGTAAGAAGAGTTTCATCCTAGAAGTAAATCAAGTTCAAAAAGACGTTGGTGTTGCTACTCTTATGAAACGCTTCATTACCATCGGCTTGATCTTCGATGAGTCTACTAACACTTGGTCGAGTCATTCCTAAAGGAGTAGCTAGAATGAATTACAATGACACGTCGTGGAATGTGGCAGTTAGTTCTATCGATACTGACCGGAACGGTAATCCAATCCTTTGCGGAAAGATTCGCAAGGGTACGGGTTTTGTTAGTAAGTTTCGAGCTAACCTTGACGCCGTGGAGATTTTCTACGGTAACGTTCCGAAGTACATTCGGAGCGAAATCAGTAAGATGGTTCGGGATCTTCTGTAGGAAAATCGGTCTAAAATCGGTTTAGAAAATGGAGGATGAAATGAATCGTAATGGGTACACTCTTATCGAACTGATCATTTGTGTTGTTGGTATTCCTGTTCTCATCGCTGGAATTGCTCTTAGTGTGAAGTTGTTTATCTACATTTGGAACTTGCTTGGTTAGAACACAAATTACCCATTCCGAATATTCGGAATGGGTTTTTTGCATCTAGTGAGAACACTAACGTAACAGGAAGGAAGTTTCACATGCTCATCGTCAAGATCATTGATTCACGAAAGGTTTCAACTTTCGGAACCTCGATTTCAAATGAAGGTGCTGTCGAAACCATAAACGTAAGGGATGAAAGTGAGATTCTGGATCTTGTTTCATCCAGAATAAATGTTCTGACGAATGGAGGAAAGTTTCAGAACAACTACTACGCTAAGGTCTACTTCAAGTCTGAACTTTATCCTAACAAGTTCGAGACTTATCTCTACAATGTTCACTGAAAGGAGAAATGAAATGGACGACTCTCATTACAAGTGCAAGTTCGAGTCGAGGAAGATCGATTCGGGATATGCAATCTTTGCGATTGATCCCGATGGAAAGGAACTGAAGTTGACTGAGGTTTGGGATTTGGGGACGGCAGTAGAGGTACTGCGAGCTTTGAACGAGACTTGTTACTAGCAATTAAGCCTCACTCTTAAATGAGTGAGGTTTTTTGCATCATGTGAGAACACAAACGTAACAGGAAGGAAATCTAATGAATTCCGAACTTCGTTCTATCGTTCTCGAAATCGTCTCTTTTGGTGGTTCACTTCAAAACGCTAATCTGTATGGCGCTAATCTGAGTGGCGCTAATCTGTATGGCGCTAATCTGAGTGGCGCTAATCTGAGTGGCGCTGATCTGCGTAGCGCTGATCTGAGTGGCGCTAATCTGTATGGCGCTAATCTGAGTAACGCAAAGGGAATCCTTAATCCTTGTGAATGGATTAAGAATAACCTCCCAGCGAATGATCTTGGGATCATTTGTTACAAACGAATTGGTAAGACCACAAAAGAATGGCCTTCTTACTGGCCGAAAGCCGAAGAGAATGCAATTCTTGAAGAAGTAGTTAATCCTGATCGTGGAACTGAATGTGCATGTGGTGTAAATGTCGGAACTAAGGAATGGTGCGATAGTCAATACAAAGATGCTGAATTGTGGGAGTGCATGATACCTTGGTCAGAAGCAGCCGGAATCATAGTTCCGTTTCATACCGATGGTAAGTTTCGTGCTGGTAAAGTAATTCTCGTAAAGAAGATCAGTTAACGCATTTAACCACTATACCTTAATCGGTATAGTGGTTTTTTGCATCATGTGAGAACACTAATTGTTACCGAAAGGGAAATCTAAAATGGGAAAGCCTGCTACCGCTTATTTCTGCGCTAACGGTCATTTGCTGGAAGATAATCCTCATGGTTGTTGTGGTAAGCGTGATGAGGATTACTCTTATATGGTCGATAGTAAGCCGGTGGTAAAGGAACCGTGTCCGATTTGTGGTGATACGGTAGAGTTAATGTGTCTTGAATGGGGAGACGATGATTACCCTTGTGGTGCTGACGTTCCGATAAAGCCTATCGGAACCACTAAGGTCGAACAGAAGGACAACTATGGAAATACTTACTACGTCGATATTCCGATATTCGACGTGAGTATTCTCCTGGAACAGCGTAAGATGTTTCAGAAGCCATAACATTAAAGCTAGCTCCAAAAGGAGCTAGCTTTTTTGCATCATGTGAAGAGTCTAAACTTACTGAATGGAGGAATTTATGAAGATTGGTATTTCAAATGCAAGGAAAATCTACAATTTCAAGGTAGTTGAAGAGGATAATGAGACTCGTTTCTATTACAACAAGAAATTCATCAAGGTGAATTTCAGTATCAATGACGATGTTTACGTTTGGAAGCGCGGTAGTTGGCTATTTGTTTACGCTGAGAATGAGCCTTACGGCTACGCTAGCTGGCAAGCGTACATGACTTACAACAAAAAGCAACTTGCGAATTTGGAAAAGGAATCCAAGCATCCGACTGAGGATAAGATTTACTGGATTAATGAGTTGTTCAGTCAAAATCCAGTGGAAGATTTTCATTTTGCTAACTTTTGGGAAGTTCACGAATTCACTCGCGCTAAGTTTAACTTCTGGAGGATGTAAAATGCTATTCAGAATCAAGCTTGAGCCGTTGGAAGGAAGTTACAAGAATAAGGTTCTGTACTATTCCGACAATGTATTTGGCATGTACACTGAAGATAAGAATGAAGCAAAGAAATTCAAACGAAAGTGTAATGCGAGTCGAATAGTTAATTTTTACTTTGGAAGAGAGCATCCAACGGTTCTGATATCCATCGAAGAAATCAAGTAATACTAAACCTCCGCTAGAAATAGCGGAGGTTTTTTGCATCTAATGAGTAGTAATTTCTAACCGAAAGGAAATCTGAAATGACTATTGAAGAGTGGGTTAAGAAAAACAGAGACACTATTACCGCTTACTATCAAATGGTAAACGGTATTAGAACTAAGATAAATGATGAGGAGCGAGAAGATTTCGTTATGAATTACGAGCCGCTTTACATTATGGCTCAGAAGGATGGAGTTGAAATCTAATGGATTACACCATTAAGTCTAACGTTCGTGGAACTAGACCAATGATTTGTGTTGGTATTGGTTGTGCTATCAATCAAGCACAATGGAAGATCAATCACACTAAAGCGACTTCGGTTTGTTGTCATGATCAAAACGGTAAGCAAGTATTCCGAGTTGAAGTGAATAAGTCAACTGGGGATCATTATTACGGTTGGGTTTGGGCATGGACTTGGTATAATTTGTGGATTGGTGCGCGCGAACCAATTGCTAGTACGCATCAAGATCATGAGCGAATTGAAAGCAAAATCTACGCTTAATATTAACCCCACCTATTAATTTAGGTGGGGTTTTTGCATCTAGTGACTAGGATCGCCAAATAGTAATTTGGCTGATTTTCTAACAGGAAGGAAATGGTACTAAAATGCGTGATTACGTGAGTCTTAGTTCTGTCCCGGCTGACGAAGATTGTGCTCAAGTTGGAAGTCCTGATTACCCTGAACGAATGAAGGCAGAAAGCAAGAGGTATATCGAACTTCTTAATAAGAGGTTCATTAATCCTCCTGAGGGATCTTACTTTTCCAGGAAGTCTTTTCCACATGACTTCGGAACGTATCACGAAATCGTCGTTTACTTTGACGATGAAAACAAGGATGAGATAGACTTTGCGTTCTTCGTTGAAGCAAATCTCCCCGCAAAGTGGAGTGATACGGAAGTGTTAGATTGGAACACTTGCAAGCTTGGTACTGAACAGAAGATTGGTATTCTTGCTAACTATATCAATAAGGAGGACGAAAATGTGGCCTAAGATCATAGTTCCTGTTGTTCTTAGTGTTATGCTTACGGGTTGCGGCGGCGGGGGATCTGGAACTACTCTCCCAAATGATCGAACGGATGAATTCATTCAAGTTAGACAGATTGTACTTGATCAGTGTATGGAAATCGGAGAGTATTACGAGATTGATGATAGCCGTTGGGGAAATACAATGGGTGAGAATTACGTGGAGGTTTTCATAAATCAAGGTAATGGAACTTACTGGATTGTTGCTATCGTTTGGAACGATGGTAACACGCTGATCGAGATGCGCCCCATGGATACCGAATATTTGTACCTTGGCAATCGCTACGTTGACTTAGGATCGATTGCTGAGAAGTTGGACGATTATCCCTCACGATGGTAGCAGCATCAAGCCCCATTACGAATATTCGTAATGGGGTTTTTTGCATCATGTGAAAGTGAGGTAAAAATGTTTAAGAATGGTGATCTTGTCAAGTTCATGATAACATATTCTGACTCTGCTCCTTCATACATCATAAGAAAAAAAGAATATCAAGGAAAAGTTTTATTTGTTCGACGTAGTAGAAAAGGATATAGAGAGTATAAGGTATGTTGGGTAGAAATATTCACAAATGGAAACGGTAGATGCCGTAGTAATACTTTTTCAGAATCACGACTAAGAAAGGCAAAGTAATGTTTGATCTCCCCTACAAGATTTTCATGAAAATCTACAAGCGACGAAAGAACCCTCTTCCTGTTATGGTAAATTTCGTCAAGTCTCACGATAAGTATTCTGGTTACACATTCTATAATGAAAGCAAAAACAACTATCAAGTAATGATAGTCTTAGGTGACACTCCGTTTGAAGTAGTCTGTGAGACTCTTATACATGAATTCGCCCATATTCTTGCATATCCTACCAATGGGCATGGTAAGAAGTTCAAGAAGTATTTCAAGAAAATGGGAATGGAATTTTCTAAGAAGATTCTGGAACAGTATAACATTGGTGAGTTGATAACGGTTCTTTGGCCGATAAAGGAGTAAAACGATGGAAGATTGCAAGCATGATTGGGTACTTGTAAACATCGAAGCCGAGGATAATGTTAGTGTGATAACGTATCAGTGTCGTAAGTATGGAGAACGAAAACAAATCAGTAACTACGCTTAATGGAGCAATATGATGGTTCATGTTTACGCTAAGTGTATGAAGCAAAACGGAATGCCTGCTACGATTGGTTTCGTAATGGACCGTCAGTTGAATGGGTTTGGCGCTACGGGTTGGGATTTTCTGAAGTGTAATCCTTATGGTCCGATGAAGCGAAAGATGGTGAAGTAATGGGTATCACTGAAAATCACAAGCGAAGTCATTTGGTTAATATCGGTGATTTCGGAGTAAAGATCATGCCTTATTCCGAAGTGTGCATGCACATGAGAATCGCTGGTAAGGTAATGATGTTCCAGGTACTTAGTAGGAATTCGGTTCAGATTTACGATTTGGATGGTAAGATTTTCAGCTTCCCGATTGGTTATGGGGAAGCTGGATTTTACTCTGCTCCTGCAAATAACCCGGAGTATGAGTTCTATTACTACGATGCAAAGCCCGAAGGAAAGGATTAGAAATGCCTAAGGTTGACACTAAGATCCATGGGCTTGAGAAGGATGCTAAGGTCAACAAGGTTTATTACGGGAAGGGAAATCTGTATTATATCATGGACAACTACATGAGGAAGTATCTGGTCGATAACAATAACGGTAAGATTACCCCAATGAATTTCATGGAGGTTTGCTGACATGAAAACTATAGTCAATCATGCTGAGTTCATTGAAGCATTTCATGATTACCTGTTTAGTTTCACGAATCTAGACAATCAAACTAAAGACGTTTACAATGCGATAGCAGACATCACAAGTGATATCTCTAACCTTTGGGATAAGGAATGGCTCAAAGAGTCCATTATTTCAAACCTCTATACTGGTTATTTCAAGGAGACTTACAGGAAGGAATTCATTGGTCGTTGTGTTGACAAGTATTTCCAAGCTTTGATTGATCGGCACTTTAACGCTACAGAGGAAAATGATGAGTGACTTTGACTGGTATCCTTACCCTATTGAAAGCATGCTTCTACTTTCCGCAAAGGAGCTGGATGCCTTTGCGGATTACTTGAATGGAGATTTGTCATGACCAGCAAGCCTAATGAGCTTCATGATCTGTTTTGTGATATCGAGCCTGAAATGGATCATTCTTTCAGTCTCATGAGTGACGACGACATGTTTGATTTCATGGTTCAGAAAATTCGGAACTATGCAGAGTCTTACAAGAATCTCCGCGAGAAGATCCGTGATAGGCTTTACGATAAGCGGTTGGATGATGGTGCTAAGTGGGATAAGTGGATGGAATGCTATAAGGATCTTCCTGATAGTGGACTTTGGATTAAGATCGACCGACCGACTTTGGATTTCTATAAGGACACCTATGAGCTTAGTTGCTCATACATTAAGATCGAAGAGTTTGAATCTGATATGGTCTACGCTACCGAAGGATCTTGCTGGATTACGGTTGCGTTGACGGCTGATAATAAGTGGGGTTCTACCATTGATCGTAGGAAGTTCAAGGATTTCATTCGGAATAACTATCACACTGTTAAGGAATTCAACGAATTCTTTAAGACCAAGTGGGATAAGGTCGTTTGGCTTCTCCAGAATTGCATCATGGAAGGAATCGGATGCGACAATGATAAGTCCGTCCTGATTAACTACGATAACAATGACTTCACTGTTGATCTGAAGTTTTCTGTTTTGTCCAGCAAGGTAAAGGATCTTCCGAAGTTTGTTTCCGATTACCTTGACATGGAATACTACAAGTACCAGATCGAGCATGAGCACTATACTGATTTCGTAATCAAGGGAATCAAATACGATAGTAATGAATATGCCGCTCTGAATGTCTACTTTGAAGATCGAGATAACGGTGTTTGTGATTACGAGATTGATCCTAAGAGTCTTTTCTTTGGTAAGTACAATGACTATGATCCTGTGAATACTGAGCCTTGTGGTGGGGATGATAAGGAACTGATTAGCATTGTTAGTTCTGAGTTCAATGAAGTGTTCGTGGATGAAGCATGATGGAAATCATACTGATTTTCATGCTGATACTTAGGGCATTCGTAAGAAAGAAGATGTGACATGGTAAGTGATATCGGGAGAGTTTTGAATAAGAGACATTTGAAGTTCGTAATGGAACTTCTACCAAAGTATTATCGTGCTACATACGATTGGGAAAAGTACAACGATAGTTGTTACAAAAGGGGTTACTGCTATAAGATCAAGATGATATTTGAAGATCACAATATTCACATGCTAGGTGAAATGATGGGGCTGATAACTGGTATTAGAATGACTCTCGAAAAGATGGAGAAGTCAAATGCTTAGTGAAACTCAGAAGCAAAACCTGATACTTGTCAAGGAACGTCTGGAGGCATGGATTGATTGTCATAAGATATGTGCTAAGAATCTTCCTGATAATGAGTGTGTGGTTCACTTCAATCAAATGGAGAACTATCAAAATCTGATTAAGCATCTTAATGCTGTATTGGAGGAGAAGTGATTAGCAACAATCAACGTGAGCGTCTTAACGTTACCAAGAGTTATTTTCGAGGGAAGGTTGATTTCTACACTGAACTTCTAAAGAATTGCGAGTGTGATTGCAGTAGAGAGTCAACCAAGAACAAGATAGCCGAGTATCGTAATCAACTTACTAACATTGAAATGATTTTCCTGGAGGAAGATAAGGAAAACCATGATAGTATTTAATCGTTGGTTGATTGTCCATCATAATGATGGTACAATTCAAGAGGTTAGCATCACATGCGGAACAAGCAAGCATGCCCGTAGATTGCCTAATCCAATTGGTAAGGCTTTAATGCAAGGTACTGCAAGGGCATGGTTGGATTACGACGGGCTTGAACGTACCGCCGTGCGCGTAAACGGCAGGTATTATACCAGGATTAAGAAGGGAAATTAGATATGAAGAATTTTACAGTTAAGTGTGAGAATTCAAGTGGTCGTCCTGCTGCTAAGATGTACTACAGTAATGATACAACTTTCATTACTGTATATACTAAGATCGACGGTAAATCTAAGAAAATCCTTTCCCTAATTGTTACTCCCGACGATAGAGGAATTCATTACATTATCACTGACAAGAATAAGAATTGTCTTAGTGATACGATCTAACATCAAGCCACCTGGATTAATCCAGGTGGCTTTTTGCATCTAGTAGGAGGTACACGAAATGATTAGTCGAGGATATGCTAAATGGATCTACGAAGATAAGTATCAGGAGATATGCGATAAGTGGCCTAAGTTTGATTTCGTAATCATCGACAAGAATGAAGTCAAACCGATTACTTGGTTACTTGTTCAGCCTCGACTTAAGAAGCAAGATGATCTTCCGAATATCCTTGGTATCTGGAAAGACGGAATGATCATGAGTCTCGACCCGACTTACGTTTGGAATGAGATTTACGTTAAGACTTTCAACCCAAACATCTGTAACTGCTGCAACGAATACCGAAATCGTACTAAGGTCTTTGTTGTTAGTCTCAAAGGTAAGACTATGCAAGTCGGTGGCTCTTGCGCTAAGAATATGAACCTTGAGATTACTGTTAGCTCACTTCTCAAAGAGTTTGAAGTCGTCTTTGAAGGTGTAGAGACTCTGAACGAGGACGATTACGATTTTTCGGAACGTTGTTTCAAGCGAAGTTACCCGTATATCCAGGATCTTGATAGGTTCTTTACCCTTTGCGCTCACTACTCCCGCAAAGGTGAGTTTACTACTGCGAGCATGGCCCGTGATAGCAATCCGCCTGTACTTGCTACAAGCAATTTCCTTATGATGATGCTCACTGACAAGGGTTGGGCTGAGAAGCACGCTAAAACAGAACTGGAAGATTGCAAGACGGTAGTTACTGAGCCTTGGTTTGAGAGGATTAAGTTGTGGCTTGACACTAAGCCATTCAGTGAGTACATATCTAACTGTAAGGTAGCGTTGGAAAAACCGAAGTGGAAATATTGTGGGATTTTAGCTAGTATTCCTTATATTATACTTAAGGAAGAGGGGGCCACAAAGGTAGCCAAAATCGGCCACTACAACGCCCAGGATGGCACTAGGATTGACGATACATTTCAGATCGACTCATGCAAGGGTTACGAAACGCAATACGGTATGAAGTATTACATTTACGCGAGTAACCAAATCGGTAAAGTTCTGATTAAGTACACCGGGAAGGAAGAGATAGAGACTGGAAATATCTATAACATTGTCGGTAACGTAGAACATGACGACAAAGGTAATACTGTGTTGAAACGCTGTAGGTTCTATAAGAAGGATGAAGTTGAACAGTGATACATTCCTGGATTAACAAAGACCAAACTGTATTCGATAATCCTCTTAGTCAAGGACAGTGTTCGGGTTGTAACTCTTTGTTTGAGATAGATGAACTCGTTTCATTTACTCAGTACGGTAAGACTAAGTATATCTGTTCTGAATGTGTGTATGATAATGAACTGGATCAAAAACGACGGGTCGGAAAGTTTAGGATTGGATATGAGGAATAATGGGTGAGACTTCTAAGTGCCGTGAAAGGGTACTCAAGTATTGTCAAGGTCATGGAATTGATATCGGGTGCGGTGACGACAAGATTAGTCCAGAAGCAATTGGTATAGATAGTCGTATTCAACCTGGAGTGAATATGGTTATCAATATCAACCAAATTTCTGATTGGTTCAAGCCAGGTGAGTTTGATTACGTTTTCTCTTCTCATACCTTGGAAGATTTCACTGACACTGAAACTACTCTCGACCAATGGGTTGATCTGATTAGACCAGGCGGATATCTTATCCTTTACTTGCCTCATCGTAGGTGGTATCCAAATATCGGTCATCCTTTGGCTAACAAGGGTCACAAACATGATTTCAATCCAGAAGATGTGCTAGACGTTCTAATCAATATGGGTAACACTGAACTCGAATACTGTGTTTGTTACGGCCCACCTAACGGTATCTACGATTACGAAAATCGTGGTAAAATCGAATACAGTTTTGAGATTGTAGCTAGGAAGATATGAACGAAGATATAATCCTTTACGTTGGTCTAGGAACTACCGTGTTGGTAATTTGTTGGCTTAAGTATGTATTGGGGGATTAGTGCTTGAAAGAAGAGCATCTGTACTATTTCGGTGAAGTTGTAAACGAACTAAAGAAATCTAAGAACCAATGGGAAACTGAATATATCACAAGAATATGTGATATCATCATCAGGCAGGGGTACTTCGATAGGATCAACTACAATTACGAAGCATTTCCTAGTTTCAGTCCTAACTACATGACTGAATCAGACATAATAAGAGATAAGCAGATGCTAAGGCTAAGTAAAATCATCGGGATTGTAATTCGTGGGTACAACAAAATCATCCAGTACGATATTCGAGCAAACAACCTAATCATCTACTTCGATAACTTTGTGAAGGAAAATCCTCATAAGTTTGACGATGAAAACAACGTGACTTATTTTCTGACTAAGTTCGAGAAGTTCATTAAGAAGTTTGAGAAGAAGCTCAAAGAGGAAGGCGATATCTACGCTAGGATGATGAACCAATTGCGTATTGATGATGAGCGTGGTAAGATGTATCAATTCGCAACTTACATTCACTGAGAGGGGTATATGAAATCGTTCAAAAACGAAGACTTCATAATGACAATGCATCTTGGATTTAAGAAGAAAGTCCTGCATATCCTTGAGAACATCTGGACTAAGAACATAAGAGACTACGATACCATGGTTGACGAGGTTTGCTTGGAGCTTAATCACGAAGATTGGGCTAACCAAAGCAACCACTGGATTTGGGATTTCACAAACGCCTTCATCGAAGCAAAAGAGACTAAAGAGATGCCTAAGATTCTGAAATTGCGCTAAAACAAAATCGCTCTAAAATCCAAAGGAAACAAAAAGGCCCCCGGAAATCCGGGGGCCTTATCTCACTCTTCCGAATTTTCTGAATCTCAGGTACGTTCCTCGTACCGATCCTAGTCTTCGGTGTCTTCCATGTCGCTCTGCTTCTTTACGGGAACCTCTTCCTTTAGACCCTCATCAACATCGTCGTCACCTAAAATCTCATACTCCGCATCCATGATCTTTTCGTCGGCTAACTGATCTTCAGACTTCGCATCTTTCTTCTTTGACTTCAACTGTTCAATCTGATCGCTCGCTTTTCTATCGTGCGATTTGATCCCGATCTTACCAAGCAAATCCAGGAAAAACTTAGTGGTGTCTGCCATTTGAGTTTCAGCAGGTTTGTCAGCACCAACTGATTTCAGTGCCACCTTGATAGCATCCATATCCCCTTGCGCTACAAGCCTCTCCAATTGCTCAGAAGCCTTTATAGCGGTGTTCTGCATTGATTGTCTGATAGCCTCTGCCGGGTCGTCTACGTTCGTCATAAAGGTACTATCGTAATCAGGACTAGACCGCAAAAGGTCGAGGTGGGCTTGAGTTAAACCTAACACGGTGCAGATGCGCTTATCTTCTAAGTTGTTAGTTTCCATTTGCTTGATGATCGCTATGTAGTTAGAGATTTTCTTCTCATCGATCTTGTCAAACAGAGACGGTTTGAATACTGCTAGATCCTTCTTTGACGGAACTATCGCTTTGCACTCTTTCTTTTTCACTCTTAGCATCCAATCTATCCAACTGTAACTGGTACTTGATCTTCCTAAAATTACCAAGATAAGCAATACTCTTAGGTGATGAGCCCAAGAGTATATTATGTAGATACTCCCAAGGGTTATAGAAGTAACCGCAAGAGAGCATTTCCTTGAGGTCTTCGATTGGGAACGGATCGAACATTCGGCGTTGCTCTAAGAAGCATACACCTAGATTGAACTTATCGTCAATGAGGAACTGAGACTTATCTACGATGAGTTCAATACCCTTGGACTTAGATAACCAGATAGAGTAAGCAGCAGATAACTTCATGAAGTGCATCATCTTATTAACATCACCCTTGATGTTGTTAAGACGCTCTACAAGTTGCTTGTAAGTAGCTCTATCAACTATACCGTACTGCTGACCTCTAGGTTTAGGTGAATAGATCCTAGTGTAGATAGACCTAAGTAGTTCAAAGAAGCCGTTGAAGTTCACTCCCTGATATCTGAAATGATACTGAGGGGTTAGAGCTAACCTAAGTACAAATGGATCGTTGAACTCATCATAGATTTTCTTGTAGATTTCGTATTGAGTATCGTTGTCTTTCAAGTCAACCTTCTTATCATCTAAGAAGGTTGTTACGATACCATCATTGAAACGATTCTTCAAAGACAAACTTGAATAGAACATAATTAGGCTTCTGATAAGCCTATGAGTAGAGACTCCAAAGTGTTCATCAAACTTGTTCAAGAATTCTATGTTTGGTTTGTTTCCAACGTAGTTCTTTTGAACTTTCGGTGTATTGACTATCCTAATAACAGGTTGGAAATTTGCACTAGACCTCCAAGTTTTAGGCTTCTTACCTGTTAGTATCCTTGAACTAAGGCTTTGTATAAAGGGAGTAGGGTTAGAGTTCTTAGAGAAACGAGTCATTGTTTCTTCTAATACTTCTTCGCTGTGCTCAGTTAAGATAGTTAAAATGAGACTCTTTAATCCTAGATGAACTTGAAGCTTAATGAAACCATTATCATTCCAAGATTTCATATTATAGTAACGCCCAGCATATAAGATTTTACCAATCTTACGTCTAGTGCTAAAGTAGTTCCCTAACTTATGTTTTAACTCAGATACTTTTTCAATCATATAACAAGAACCTCCTACATGTATAATACAATGTTAGTAAAATAAAGACAAAAGAAACTTGTTGCTAACATTACTCCTCTAATGTATTATCTCCTTGACGGGCAAGCCACGTCCAGAAATGGATCAAGCCCGTTGTTGATGAATACGGTGTAGATAGGTAGCTGCATTGCAAAAGGGTAATGATCTTGCGGGAGTAGCTAATCGCAAGAGAGTGAACCTAGCCTACTGATTCGAGGCCGGAAGATCAAGCTAGAGGTAAATAGACCTGTGGCTAGATAAGGTTTTCACTGTGATGGGGTGCTAAGAGGACATTAGGACACGTTCATTCGGAGGCTTAGTAAAGTGGTTTAGCTGGAGAGTGGGTAGCTCCCGCCAAAATACCTAGTAAGTAATCTTCAGCGTTGAGGTCACTAAGCGAAGCCTTCACTGAATAGTCGTATATTCGAAATCTAACGATAGTCCAGTTAGACGTAGGGTTTAAGACTTCTCTGGTATAATGTCCTGCCGTAAGGCGTAGATTAGCCTCGTCCTTGAGTGCGGAGATGCTTTGTTACTTACGATCTAAACATAGCATCTCTGCGGGTGGATTACCACAACTTTATTGGTCGAAGATGAAGCCCCCTTCAACACGAACTCGTTACTCGTTGCATGGGCGCGCGAAACTAGATAAGCGCGGTCGATAAGGAACAGCAGAGCCTTATCGTGGTGGAGTCTGCATACTTCCGAATATTCGTAATTCGGAGGAGGTTGCAACTGGATCAAGTTTAGGGTATGGAAATCGATAGCGAGATCCCTATCCTAAGATGCAGGATCTTGAAGTGCGTCTATCTGACTTTCTGATGATTGAGATCAATCAGGTGGAAAGTTCACTGAATTAAGCGAGATGACTCATCTCCTTAGAGCAAAGCAGCTTCTATAGAATAGGAAGAACCGCAAGAGATTGTGAGGCGACAATCTATGACGGTTCCGAAAATTCTGAATAGCTGCTAGTGAAAGAGGAGGCTTAACGCCTCCCCTCTCACACTCTCCCCATCGCGGCTGGCGCCGCGAAGCGTATTTTCCTCTCTCCGTTCGGTAAGACGAAGAAAAGAAAAGAGGCTGGATTCCGAAGGTAAATGAGAAGTACCGCAAGGCAACACGGTTTAGAGCCGGAAGGCAAGTTATGAATTGATAGCGTGGAGTACTTCTTAAGGGTCAAGATGCTAGTAGATGCTCTAAGTGTCTAACTCATGATCCAGATGCTTATTTTCGGGGTGTCTTTTTACGAATTTTCGGAAAACTGGAGGAACACAATGGGACCGCTTGAGGTTATTGAAAAGCAGTTCAACGACGTGTATAAGAGAAGGAAGCATCAGAGCAAGATAGTGGTTGGATTTCATAGATCGACGATACCAATAAGAAGAGGAAACAAGAGTGTCGATGCTGCTGGTTACTGTGTTTATAATGAGAAGGATAGTATTTTTCATATAGGTCTTGATATTGGTGACACTACTTTCATGGAAGTGTGTGAGTCTTATATCCATGAGTTGTGCCATGTGTTGGTTCATCCGTATGTGGGACATGGTAAGAAATTCAAACAGCGATTCAAGATAATGGGGATGAGGTTTGCTAGGTATATAGCCAACCAATACCTTTGCGGTGATATCATGGGGATAGCTGTTTCTCTTGATAAGAGCATGACGATAAAGGGGAAGTGAGAAAAATGGTTAATATCGGTGATACTCTTTGGGTTCTTACTCCTAGTCATAATGTCGAGGAAACTTGCAAGCTTTGCGGGCATGTGAGTGTTGTTACTAAGATGAAGGTTAAGAGTGGGAGAGTTACGAGGATAACTATTGACTCTCTTGGTATTAAGTACAATATGACTGGTGTTGAAGAAGTGTTCATTCGGTGTGATAGTGAGTGCTTCGCTGATGAACAGGAAGCTAGGGAAACTTGTGATAGGGAGAACTCGAAATGACTAGACGTTTGCTGAGTAAAGTCATTGAAAAAGCTATCGATGATTATAAACACAGTATTTCTACTCCTTATGTCGAGTTCACAATTGATGAAGCAGAAGAATTGTTGGTATATGTAAAAGTTTCAGAAGAAAGTGATATAGATTATGACTAAGAAAGAGCTTACTAAGAGCGAACTCAAAGAAGAAAATTCACAGCTTAAAACTGAGAATAGACTTCTTTGCAGAGAGTTAATGGATCTTTCTAGGAAGATCAAAGAGATAGAAAAGATACTCGGACCTGAGAAGATGTGGTGACATATGAGCATGTGTGACGACCTCTTTAAGTCTGAGCTTTGGAACATGATGAGAAATGCCAGATCCCTTGCGGCTTCGGCTCGTTCGCAAGGGTTGGTTGAGTTTACGAATATTCTGAAAACGATGGAGTACACTCTTCAAGGTATGCATGATGATTGTGATATCAGGGAGACTGAGGATGAGTGATATAAGTCTATCTGACCTTGATAGATTTCGGAATGCTGATAGGGGTGAACTCATTCAGAAGATACTTGACCTGGAAGATGAGTTGTACAACGAACTGAATGAAGTTACTAGGCTCAAAGAGATGATGAGAACTATGCACCACAAGGAAGATTGTAAGAGGAGTGACGATGACTAAGAAAACTGACATTGAGATACTCATGTTAGCTATTCTGGATCACCCTTTGGACAACAGGAACACCGACATTAAGATCAGCATAGATGTAGCCAGGAGACTTTCTAGGAAGTTGGAATGTGCTAAGGATCACTACGATGAAGCTGTAAGAGATATGACTTGTGATAGGTTTTGTGATGAGTGGGAGGGTACGAATGAAGTGTTCTGAGGGATTTGCAAAAGAAGTAGATATCATGTGTATGATGGCAGTAAACTTGCTTAATACCGTTGACCGTGAACAACCAAACAATCTTCCTCTTCGACTTATTGTAAGAACGATATCTGAACTGATTCAAGGATTGTTTGATTGCTTGGAGAGTGAGAAGTGAGTTACTTTAAGTGCTCTAAGAGATTTGAAAAGAAACTCGATGCTCTTTGTGGTGTTATTTTCTCTCTAATTCGTATTGCAGAAGATGAGCATCCTGATAACTATGTACTTAACTCCACTTTACGAAATATCGGAAACTTTTTTCAAGACATTAGTAATGGTGTAAATTCAGGAGATCCAGAAGATGAGTAAGATTGCTCATGCTACTCTTATAGTTGACGTTGGAGAACCTGACCTGATTAAGATATTCTATGAAGATGGAACGACTGAGAAGAGAATTCCTACTGAAGTTGAGCATGTGTTGCTTAAGCATATTGAATGGTTGTGTGAAACTGAATGAACATATCGAGACGTATTAACTACGAGTTCTGTGTAGCTGTGAATGAACTCAGGGGTGTTCTTGTTCATACTGAGAATGATCCCAAGTGTGATGGAGAATTCATTACTGCTCTGAAGATGATCATAGCCTCTTGCGACGTGTTGATAGAAGGAAGGAATGTTAGCGATGAGTAGGATTGAACTTGATATGAAAGATCAAGTTGTAATAGACCTTATGAAACGCTCGAAAGAGGAGTTGATTAAGAAGATATTTCAGCTAGAGGATGAGTTGTACGAGGAACTGAATAGGAATACGAGACTCAAGGAAACGATGAAGAGTATGCACTATGCTAAAGACGGGGAGGACGATTGATATGGTTTATGAGCATGAATTCAAGCGTGATCTTCTAAGAATCTGTAGGGAGACTAATATCCTGTCTGGTGTTGCATATATCAATAATGAAGGTGAGGTTGCTTCTTCTCTTAAGAATGTCGTTGGAATTTTAACCAAGATTGCCAATACTTCTAAGATAGAAAACGAGCACTACAATAGTGACAATGCTATTCCAGATGAGGATGAGTGATTATGAAACACGACTACACTATCAATGATTTTTTTAATGAAATAGACAACAAGCTGCAAGTCCTTTGTGAAGATATTAAGAAGGAGCACCCAAAAGAGATTGAGTTGAATATTCATGTTAAGATGATCAGAGATTTGTTTCATGCTGTAAGACTGGATTACAACTACGGATACGAACAGGAGCAGACTGACTATGAAGATTCCCTATAACATTTACAACGCTATCGACCGTATCTATCGTGAGTGTGAGAGCATTACCTCTTGCGTTAAGGAGAAGAAATACGGTAACTTCGCTTTTCAGTATACTATTCAAAGTGTGACTGGAATGCTTCGAGCCCTTAGAGATAACATCAATTGTGATTTTAGTAAGTATGACAAAGATTTTGGTGGTAATGACGTAGAGGATGATATGAGATGAAACACGCGCATCCGCATAGCACAGCTTACTACGATAAGATAGCGCAAAGGGATTTTGTTAAGCAGCGTAAGAAGGATCATAAGTGTCGTCAGACTTTCATTACGAAATTTCGTAACCTCTACACTCACAGGATACGACGAGAAAAGGCATGGGATATCTTTGCGAGTATGGTACGTGAAACCATTAGGAGTGATCAAACCAAGAATTCATCTAGGTCATAACGCTGTGTCAACTACGGCATATCATTACACTAAGTATGAACAACTTGTTCGGAGACGTAAGCGTAAGGCACATAACTTGAAGCAAGAGTTACTGAACATGTTTCGAAATATGTATGGGTCATGGAGCAAGGCCAAACTGGCCTATAGGATGAACGATGAAAGTTAATGAATTGATTAGACAACTTATCAAGGTTAGGGACAGTGGTTGTGGTAACTATGAAGTTATCATGAGTAAGGATTCAGAAGGTAATTCTTACAGTCCTTGTCGGGGATATTTCATAGCTGAAGGCGAACCTATAGATTCGTGTTACTGGGAAATCGTAGATGAAGATGAGACTAAAGAGAACAACTGTGTTGTTCTGAAGCCTATGAATTGAAGGATAAAACATGAAGACTAATCATCTTTGGAAGCCACTGTATACGTTCACTGATACCACTGGTAAGCTTGTAAATATCAGGTATGTTAAAAGATGTATTGAGATTTTCTGTAGTGATCCTATCAATGGTAGGTATGAACAGGATCTTAAGGCTTACTACGATAAGCATTATCGTAGGTATCATGTAATGCTTGATTGCAATACGTTCGATGACGCTTATTCTGGTATGAGTTTCCCTGATAGGTGGAATTTAGTTTTTCGTGGAATTGATATTTCCATGCGATGTTACAAGGCCAATGATGATCTGAACAACGTATTTGTGTTTAGTACGGAGTATAAGTGATGAGTGAGATTCCTTTCAGAGAAATCTTAGGAGCTAAACTTCATTCTGTAGTAATAGACGAAATGACTCCACTATCTCAATACACACTAACTAAGATAAGTGAAAATCTGGCTATAATTATAGATAGGCAAAACACTAAAGGTACTTCTCTTCCTCCTTCCGAAAATTCTGAAAGGACTGTTCTTACTCTTCCTGAGCGAAAAGATTACTCTCTTTCTGAGTTGTGTGAGAGACATGGAATTAATCCTAAGGAGTGTTGTTTCAGTAACTACACTATGAAAGTCTACGCACGAAATGATAGAGATTGGAAGAGGTATGAGCATAACTGGATTCGTGAGAGAATGATCTATCTGATGAAGAAGTTTCATATGTCTTTGAAGGAAGCAAGGGACATTGCTGATAATGAATTCACATATAGTAGTGGCGGAGAATTTGACGATTACTATTGTGAAGGAGGAGACTAGGAAGTTTTACTATGTTTTTGATGGTCGTAATGGTGATTATTACGAATGTACAAACCCAATCTATTATGTCTAAGGAGTGACAATGAAACCTAATTGGGTTCCTATTTACAGTTTTGATAGTTGCTTCACTGAGAAGCATTGTAATGGTCTTATTACTATTTTCTCTAAAGTTCTCTTTCTTGATAAGAAACACTTCAAGATAACTAAGGGTGAACTTTTTGGTAGCAAGTGTTTAATTCTTAACTATGATGTGAATTATCTTACTAGGTGTTCTGAACTTGGAGAACTTGAAGTTTCTGTAAGGACTATCATCGTTACTATTCAAGTTATGAACGAGACTTTCATGAAGTTGGATGCAAATAGTTTTGATATGTTGAAGAAATCGTATACTTCTTCTAAGTGACGCTGTATTATATATGTACTGGAGGCTCAATGACGACTAAGACGTTCTACACTGTTCAGCTTAGTAACTTCAAGTTCCCTAATGCTTTCTACAGTAGGATTGATGATAGCTTTCATACCTGGGATGCTAATCATGATTTTCATAATGATATGAGTAATTGTTTCTTTGAGGATAAGAAGAAGGCTAGAGAGTGTCTTAGGATTGAGAAGGAACTCAGGCCAAACTTCATCTATGATCTGGTCGAGGTTACTATAGATGTGAAGGTAACTCAATGACTCTTCGTGGAAATGTTCAGAAGATGTTCTTCGGTAAGGAAGCAGATTGGAAACACTGTATCAAGTGTGGTAAGTTAGCTGATAAGTTCAAGGATGAAATTAGTAGGAAAGAGTTCTACATTAGTTGTTTGTGTCAAGAGTGTCAGGATGAAATGTTTAAGGAGGATGAAGAGTAAGATGGAAGCTATCATTATCACTTTGCTTGTTATTCTTGTTTGTACTCAAGTCATCTTGTGGAAGACTGTTGAAGAAAGTCATAAGATGATCTTCAAGTCTATACTTGAACAGAGCGATCTTCACTCAAAGCAGATTGAATCTCAACAGAAGATTTGGACTGAGACACTTTCTATGTTTGCTGAAGCACTTAAGAAGGTGAAATGACATGGATAACTATTTCTGTCCACTAATCAAAGACCTTTGTAAAAACTATAAATGTTATGCTTGGAATGAAAACGATGCAGAATGTGAGATTTTTGCTTGTATAACTAAGTATTTGGAGAGTGCTAACGAACTTTGCAAAACAAATGAAAAATTGGATGATATATCTGAATCTCTGTCAAAGACGTTAGAACACCATAGGGGTTACTGAATGACTATCAAGATTCTTAAGCATGTCAAGTGGACTGTTGACGCTATCAGTGATAAGGGTAACTACTCTGTTACGATTTTTCAGAATGTGAACCCAGGTGTTGGAGTACCTTTCAGTCTTTATAGTGATGATATTGAAATTTGGAATTATAAGAGTTCTGCACAGTGTTACGGTAAGGTCAATTTTACTAACTTCAAGGAAGCTAAGGAACACGCGATCAAGTATCTTACTGAGTTCATCGACACTTTAGGGGATTAAATGCTTTCCGATAATGCTATAAAAGTGCTTGAGAAGCGTTACCTTCTTCGTGATGGTAACGGAAATATCATTGAAACACCTGAGATGCTTTTTAAGCGAGTTGCCAACTTCTTAGGTGACACTGACGAAGAGAAGCAGAAGTTCTTTACTATCATGAATGAATTAGATTTCTTGCCAAATTCAGTCACCTTCACCGGAGCAGGGACTAAGTTAGGAAACCTATTCGCATGTTATGTTATGCCAATTGAAGATTCGATGGCTAGCATATTTGATACAGCTAAAGAATGTGCTTTGATATTCAAATCAGGTGGTGGAGTTGGTATTAACTTCAGTAAGTTACGACCGAGAAATGATAAGGTCCACTCGACAAATGGAATAAGTTCAGGGCCAGTCACGTTCATGCAGGTGTTCAACACCATAACGGACGTTTGCAAGCAAGGGGGGGTGCGCCGGGGGGCTTTAATGGGCATCCTCGAAGTGAGTCACCCTGACGTTTTGGAATTCATTGATTGTAAGACTAATGAGAAGTCATTAAACAACTTTAACATATCAGTTGGTGTTTCAGATAAGTTCATGAACGCTGTTAAGAATGATCTCCCATGGGAGCTTATCAATCCGAAGAACGGTGAAGTCGTTCAGACTCTTCCCGCAAAGGAGATATTCAGAAAAATCGTAAAGAACGCTTGGCTCAACGGTGAGCCCGGCCTTATATTCTTAGATGAGATCAACCGTCATAACCCGACACCAGAGCAAGGTAAAATCGAGAGCACCAATCCTTGCGTTGTTGGGTCTACGAGGATAATGTTCCCAGGTCACTGTCCTACTATGAAGGATGCTGCTGGACCTAGCTATCCGTACAGTATTTACTCAGCTATAATGGATAAGAGAGTCACTGATAATAATCACCATCATAACATCACTAAGGTTAGACGGACAGCGGAGAATGCTCCGATATATAAGATCACGATGAAGTCAGGTCTTGAGATTGAGGCTACTGAGTATCATAAGTTCTTCACTGTGAAGCAGACTAATGAGACAACTAAAAGCGATAGAAGAACATTCTCATACTCTGAGAAGAAGTTAGAAGAGTTATCAGTTGGTGAGATGCTTATGATCTACACTACTGATACTCCGATGGGGGTTAAGCCTCATCGACTTGATAATGAAGATTCTAAGAACAATCTCAAGTTCGGTCATTTCTTAGCTTCACTCTACACTCAGCCTAATTTGTGGTTCAGAAAGAATGATGCTGGTGAGTTGACATTCACTGTTGACGTTAAGAAGATTCGTAAGTCAGAGTTTGCTTCAACCTATCGATCATTACTCAAAGGGTTACAGTATGTTCATTCTAAGTTCTGTGACTCTAATCTCGCTAAGAAAGACTCGGCATTTGATGAGTTACTGTACGCTAATATCTATCGTCCTAGGACTCATCCATACAAGAACGGTTTCTACTCTGCTGAGATAACTGATTTCTTGTTCAGTGTTCTCAAGGTAAATCCTATCACTGATACGAAGTTACCTGAGATACTTTGGAACTGTGAGATAAGCGTTCTTCGCGGATTTTTCCAGATGCTCTTCAAGGTAAATGGAAATGTCTTTAAGCGGAAGAACTGCTTCTGGCTCACTAACTTCAAGTCACTCAGTTTATTGAAAGACATTCAGAAGAGACTCCTTTGCATGGGAGTCTTTGGCGAGATTAAACCCGCCTGCTATAACAAGAAACAAATCTCTGGAGTTACCATAGCTTCAGATTCACATGACTTATTCATTGGACCTGGACGACCTATTCATACATGGCTCAAGAATATCAGTTTCTTCCAAAAAGACCTTAACTTAATGCGCTCGGTCTTTGCTAAGACTCTCACTGAAAAAACCCAAGATAAGAGCGGTTACAAAGACACTATCGAATCGATCACAGATACAGGTAAGTATGAGGACGTGTACTGTGCAACAGGAATTGAGTTTAACACGTTGGTCCTGGATGGTTTTGTTACTGGCAACTGCGGCGAGTCTCCTCTACTGCCTTATGAAGCCTGTTGCTTGGGCTCAATTAATGTATCTAATTTCGTTGATGTAGAAGGCCGAATACTTAAAGACAGACCTTTCAATAAAGACAAACTGGAGAAAGTCATTCATACGGCAATTGATTTCCTCAACCGCATGATTGACAAGAACAAATATCCTCTCAAGAAAATTGAAACTATCTGCAAGAAAAACCGTAAGGTCGGCCTTGGTATAATGGGCTGGGCTGATGCTCTCATCAAGCTTGGCATTAACTACAATAGCCCTCACGCTCTCTCTGTAGCTAAAGACCTTATGAGCTTCATCAACACTGAAGCTACTAACTACGGGGTATTGAGGAATTACCAGAACCAAACCGTTACCGCAATAGCACCGACTGGCACACTCTCTATCATCGCCGGTTGCAGTTCCGGTATCGAGCCTAACTTTGCGTATGTGATGAAGCGTCGTCAAGCAGATCAAGAGATGAATGAAATTCATCCGTTGTTCCAGAAGTTAGTTGAAGAGATGCAGACTTCGGCCACTAAAGATGAAATCTATGACTATACATTCAAGAACGGTGTAGACACAAAGTATCTACTTTCTAATGAAGCTGAACTCTTCGTCACAGCTAATCAAGTACCCTGGGAGCAGCATGTTAAAATGCAAGCAGCCTTCCAAGAATTCACTAATCTTGGGGTGAGTAAAACCACAAATTTATTGAACTCTGCAACCGAAGATGACGTAGCTAAAGCATTCATGTTAGCCAACGATCTTCACTGTAAGGGCACAACTGTTTATCGTGACGGCTCTCGCAAGGGTCAAGTGCTCTCGACCGGCGCTACCGAGATTCCGAAAAATCTGAACGAGCGCCCACATGTTCTTTCGGGTGACACTTACAAAGTCAGAACCACCGAAGGTAAACTCTATATCACCGTGAACAAGCATAACGATAAACCCGTTGAAGTTTTCTCAGTTCCATCTACAGCAACAGGCGAAATACTTGTTCTAACTGAAGCTCTCTGTCGCCTCTCCTCTCTTGCGTTAAGGCATAATGTTTCACCTGAGTTGATCGTCAAGCAGCTTACTTCAGTTCGTAATCAGTCATTGCTTTCGGTTCCTGTGAACATAGCTAACTGTCTCTCTCAGTATGTTGTCAATGCAGACAAGCCTAAGTGCCCTGAGTGTAAAGCTGATGCTACAGTAACCGAAGGTTGTATGAAATGTACCAAATGTGGTTGGAGTAAGTGTGGTTAAGAAGTATGAAAGGTGCGCTCGTCAACAGTTTGGAAAAGATATCCACGATAGAAGAGAAGTACCTGGGACAAAAGATCCAGCATGGGTTGACTATACTTTCAGTAGCTTTATTTGTCCTGATTGTGATAATGAGATGAATGTAATAGGAAATGCGTGTTTCTGTAGTGAGTGTGGGAACAATTTCAATCTCCAACCACACTGGACACAGAAAGAGATTTTTTGGAATTTCATCGTAGAGTTCGGAAAAAGAAAGTAGAAGATAGTTCTTGACTACAATTGACGCGCATGGTATAATATACATGTAAGGATCGGAGATGCCTCCTGGTAGCTCTGCTACCAGGAGGAAGGGTAAATGAGATTAAAGGGGGATTAAAGAAATCTAGTTAGTTATCGTGGGTCCGTATGTCAATGGTAGACGAGAAGATTTTTAATCTTTTGATGCGGATTCGATTTCCGCCGGACCCATACCTAATTCAATTCTTGTTTGCACTATCCGGTTACGGGGAGGCTAGTTAAGAAGTAGGCTAGATGTGAACTAGCTCTTGAATGATTTGTAACCCTTTAATTATTTACATTAAAGGGAGCCGTTATTGGCTATTAAACTACAGTAGATTATTCAAAGGAAACCTACTTCGCTAGATGAAAATTCTAGCTAGTGCAAACAACTTAGTTCTAAACGTGGCGAATTGGTGGAATTGGTAGACACAGGAAGATCAAGATGAAAGTATACGGGCCATATCTTAGAAAAGACGGAAGAAAACATGTAATTATCATCTATGATGATAAAACACGAAGAACTGTTTCATATCCTAAGTATTTAATGGAACAGAAATTGAAGAGAGAACTAAGAGATTTCAATATAACTGTTCATCATGATGATGAAAACTTTAAGAATAACAAATCTAGTAATCTAAAGTTAATGACTAGAAAGAAGCATGCTACTTTAGATGCTGTTACTGTAGATAAGATTGAAATAATCTGTGCTTGGTGTAAAAAGAAAGCATACAAAAAAGCAGGTTCTTTAACACATAATTCTAAGATGGGAAAAGCTGGTCCTTTTTGTTCTCATTCTTGTTCTGGAAAATACTCTTCTTCTGTTCAGTATGGAAAAACCAAAAGATTACCAGTTCAACCTTCTTACCCTAAAGAGAAGAGAGTTTATCGTAGAAATGGTAAGCTAATTAAGTGATTTATCCCGGCTTGGCGAAATTGGTAGACGCAGGGGACTTGATTTATTTTGAGCACCTTAGAAGTAATTCTAAGAGTGAATCGAGTCAAATTCGGTGAACCCCCTGATAAAATTCGAGGTAACACCGAGCTAACCATTACTGTAAAGTAATGGGAATGTGTAGAGACTAGACGGCTCGCCCCTAATATTAGGGTGAAGGTATAGTCCAGACCACAAACGCAAGAGTCTTGCGGTGATGAAAATCATAGTGGTAAGAAAATCCCTCGGTCTAAACAACCGTCCCGATTCGAATTCGGGAGCCGGGACCAAACAGTTCTTTTCTGGTCATAAACTCTTACTGAAAGGACAGGAAGAAAATGATCGCACAGAAGACGCTCGTTCAGATCCTCAATGCTGAGTCTGAGATTTCTAAGATTAACGCTGATATCGCGGAACTGTGCAAGCCGATGAATGATAGGCTTGCTACTCTCCAGGCTAACCTTGACGCTAAGAAGAAGGAAGTTCTTACTGCTCTCCTTAATTCTGAAGAGATTGAGCAGGGTAAGAGGTTCGCTGAGTTGAAGACTTCTCAGCCTCGCGCTAGTGTTGCTTGGAAGGATGAATGGACTAAGGAAATCGATAAGCTTGGCCGGGATAGCAAGTCTGAGGCTGAGAAGCTGGCAGAAGAGTCTAAGAAGGGTAAGAGTCCTACCCACAGTTTGATTGTGAAGTGAGGTAAGAAAATGAAGAAGCAGTTTTATTTGGTTGGTTATCGGGACAAGAATACTAAGGGTAAGATCACTGAGTATTTCTTCAGTTATGGGGCTGGTGAATTTTCTACGTCTATTAAAGACTTGAGCGAATATATTATCTTCAATAAGGATCAAGCAAAGAGGATTGTTGACGATATTGATCGTGCAAATAGGCATTTCGATGAGTACGTTGATAGTTATGTGATCACTGTTCCGTTTCTTGATCCTAAGGATTGCAGCATTACTTATCGTAAGAAGAAGGGTAAGTAAAAATGAGGTTTTATACTGTTGCTGCTGAAAACACTAATCAGGATCTAAAGTTCTACAATAAGGTTTCTGGTAAGCTTACTAAGAACATTCCTGATAAGAACCTTCTCGATTATGTTTACACTAATCTGAAAGATGCTAAGAGTTGTGCTAGGCTCATTTGCAAGTGTGATAACGATATTACTGAAACGTTTATTGATACTTACTGGGCTGATTTGTGGGACAGTGAGAGTATCCTTAAGAAGAAGGGTAAGTAAAAATGAAGTTCTACGTTGTTAGTGCTGAATTTGTTACTAAGAAAAATAGAGTTGTTACTAAACATTTCAATATAATGTGTGATGAGTTTACAAAGAATATAAATAATAAATATATTGATGAATATATCTTTACTAATAAGACTGAACTTAAGAAATTTGCTAAGTATCTTGGAGAGAAAGATAAAAGTATTCGTACCGTTTGGGTGAAAACTTACGAAGTATTTGAAGTTTCAGAATATGATTGTGCATATAAGAAGAAGGGTAAGTAAAAATGAAGTTCTACGTTGTTAGTGCTCAAAAGCATAATATTTCAGGTAGTATTTTCTTTTGTAGAAAGGACGGAACTTTAACTACTGACATTCCAGATAAGAGGGTTCTTGAATACATCTTCATTAGCATGACTCCTGCTAAAACCTTTGCAAGAACTATTTTCAAGACTATAGATGACATATATCAAACTTTTGTTGATATGTATGAAATTGATAGTTTAGATATTATAGTGTCTGAATTAATTTGTAAGAAGAAGTAACTTCCGCCGGGCGCGGCGTGGAGAAGTAAACCCCTAGCTGGTGACGTTAACATTAATTTGTTAATGGTGTAGAAAACTACACTTTATCACCAGCTAGGGTTGGGAGGTAAATGAAACAGTGTCAGATTAGGATCTGTGGATCTGAACTGAAGAAAGCCGTTTATCAAAATGAATGGCTGCTCCCTCTGACTAAGCTAGCTACTGTGTTCATATTCAAGGCCAGTGGTAGAAAGACACATATAGATAACTACAACTACATGTGCAACTCGGAATGTAAGTGGATCAGGAAAGCGATACTCGCTAACAAGATAATCTACTTCAAGTTCGTCAAGTGGAATGAAAATAACTGTTGGGTCTTTGAGATAACAGATAATGAGAAGGTTGTAAGAAAGGTAATTAAGTGAACTTAGACGAAGTTAAGGACTACATTCGAGAGAACTTACCAGAGTTCTACACTCAACAGACTATAGATTTCCTTTCATTCATCTTCAAGTTCTACCAGAACGGAATGATCTGTTTCAAGTTGTTCGATAAGAAGTTTGAAGAGATTTCTTCTGTAAGTGGTATGTTCAATGAATGCTATGCAGATGGAAGAAACCTTATCATATTGATCGGTGATAGGAACAAGGAATACTATAAGTTGATAATCCCGATCAAGGGAATGAACATTCCTGGTTTTGGTAACATCACACTCAATAAAGAAATCTACACGATTGGTTTCTCATATGCCTAAAATCGACTTGAAGAGAACTCGCTTTGAAGTTGAGTTCTTTTCTGATGAGAGTACAGGGGGAAAGGTACTCTACAATGAGCTTCGTAGATTGAAGCTCGTAAACCCTTTTGAGATTCCTCCATTCAAAGATGGTAAGTATTACGTTGGGGCTAGCCTTGACAACGCTTACATGCTCAAAGAACTCTTCGGTAACTGGAAGTGGGAAGTTACAGAAAAGTACCGTGATTATGTAACAGCTAGGTTCAAGGAAGAAAAGAACTTTCGTGAGCAAAGTAAAATCATCAATCAGTTCAAGATGACTGATGAAATTGAGATAACTGATTATAAGTTCAAGACTCCACCTTGGCATCACCAGAAGATCGGTTTCAGCATTCTTCGCAAAGTGGACTCGCTTCTGCTCTGCTGGGATATGAGGACTGGAAAGACCTTCACTGTTGCGAACTGTCTCCAGGATGCGATAGCCAGTGGTAGGGTTAAGAAGCCGCTGATAATCTGTCCTAAGTCCATTATGGAAACAGTGTGGATTAAGGACGTGTATAAGCACACTAACCTGACTGGCCTAGCCGCTACTGATAACGCTATAAAGCATCGAATTGCTTGTTTAGCTCGTAACAATATTTCCGTTATAAATAACGAGGGTGATGTTGTTACTCAGCGAGGTAAGCCTCAGTTCTATGTGATTAATCACGATAGTATTCGGGTTAAGTCTGTTGACGGGAAACTCGTTACTAACGACATGATTGATTACATCATCGATGAGATGAAACCCGATGCTCTAATCATCGATGAGTCTCACCGATTCAAAAATCCAGAGTCACAGAGAACTAAAGCTGCTCTGATAATTTCTGATGACGTGCATAAGCGTGGTGGCTTGGTAATCTGCATGACCGGCACTCCGATAACTAAGACGGTAGAAGATTTGTACTCACAGATGAAGATAGTTGATAAGAACGTGTTCAATTTCACGTTCAGTGAGTACAAAAGAAAGTATTGTGAAGTAGCACCTACTGGATGCGGGTTCATCACTAAGACCGTTGGAGTAAAGAACTTTGAGGATCTTAAGAAGAGGTATCAAGCTCGTTCTCATCGCGTGATGATTGAAGATTGTCACGACATGCCTGAGAAAGTAATTACAATTGAGTCAGTTGATATGGTTCCTGAGCAGCGTCGTCACCATGACGAGTTGATGGAACAACTTATCACTGAGCTTGAGGGTAATGTAATTACTACTCAAGCACTTACTAAGTTTCAGAAAATGGCTCAGGTTACTGGCGGTTATCTCTACAATGGTGACAAGGAAGCCATCGAGATCAAACCTAATCCTAAGCTTGAGGCTCTGAGCGACATACTTGATCAGATTTCTAAGGAAGGTAGGAAAGTCATCATATGGACTTACTACTTGCCGTCGCTCAAGATGATCAAGGCTCTCCTCGTTCAGAAAAATCTGAATTTCGCCTCACTGTCTAGCGAAGATTCAATCCAGGAGCGCACCAGAGCCGTTGACAAATTTGCCCTTGACACTAAGACCATGATCATGCTATCCTCCCCTGCGATTGGTGGAGAAGGCATTGACATGAGCGAAGCTAGTTATGCTATCTACTACGATGGAACTTACAGGTTTGATCTTTACGAACAAAGTTCCAGGAGGAATTATACTCCCAATTCCAAGAAACACGGGAAGATAGTTTATATCCATCTTGTAGCCAATAACTCGGTGGATGAAATCATGATGGAAGCAGTTCAGAAGAAATCAGATTTGAACAGAGTCGTGACGTGTGAGAAACTGAGAAAGTTCTTGAAGAAGGGGAAGTAGTGAAAGATCATAAAGCCTATCGTGCTAGACTTTTACATCTTTACGAATACTACTACAGCGTTAAGACTCCCGCTGAAAAAGAAGAAGCTGAGAGCTTCCTTCTGAAGCACTGTAACACAATGATCAACTATCTCATCCATCGTTACACTCTCGGCTCTGATTTGTTTCTTTCACTTGGGCTTACCCGTGATGACCTCCGTTCCATTCTCGGTGAGCATCTTTTCATGTATATCCTTCCTCGCTATGACGAGGAGAAGCAGAACTTCCATTGCGCTAAGAATCTTCAAGCGTGGATCTTCAATGGTCTTAGGATGAAGATTCGCGCTATCAGGACTGAGAACACTAAGATGGCGCAAAGGGAAATGAACTGCCTTAACAACTATAATCTCGGTAACAGTTACATTCTTGGAAATGAAGGGATTGGTAATTCTAAGGAAGAGTATCTGAAGAACGTTCCTGACAATGGGGCCGATGTGAAGATCCAGACTAACATCTTACTGAAGGATTTCATTAAACACCTTCAGAAGATTTCATCTGGTCTTACTAAGTCTCAGCAGAAGGTCGTGAAGTATATCGTGAGGACTGGGGATCTTGAGATCCTCGGCTCTATCGATGAGTTGGTTTCGAGGTTCGGAGAGACAGGTACGTTCTTCCGAAGTTTTTTAGGGCGATTGCGAAAGATTTCTTTTAATTATTTGGGGTACAGCAGTATTATATCGTGACGACAGTAACCGTTACACAGAAAGGTAAACGCAAGAATGGCTACTAAGACTGTTGATGTTGACGAGCTTGAGGATTTTGACGTTGAGGATCTTGACGAGGAGAAGCCTGCTAAGTCCGAGAAGAAGGCTGCTCCCGCTGCTGATGATGACGATGATAGCGATGAGGATGAGCCTGAGGAGAAGCCTGCTAAGAAGGCTAAGGCTGAGAAGGTTGTTATCAAGGCTGAGAAGAAGCCTGCAAAGCCCGCTAAGGTTGACGAGGACGACGATCTTTCCGAAGATTCGGAATCCGATGACGAGGATTCTGATGATGAGTCTGAGGACGAGGAGACTGAGGATTCTGATGAGGGTTCCGCTGATATCCTCGACTCTGATGATGACGATGATGAGGACGTTGTAGAGGAGAAGCCTGCTAAGAAGTCGAAGAAGGTTGACGCTAAGATCAACGGTAAGAAAACCAAGGCTACTCTGATTACGGACAAGGACGATGACGGTAGTGACGGCAAGTTCCAACCCGACAAGGCTGCTAAGGAAATCGCCGCCCTTAGTTCGGAACTGAATAAGTCGTGGCTCAAGACTTCGGTTAAGATGGGTTCGATCTTTAAGAAGGCTGCTAGGCATTTCAAGAAGGACCGCGAGGAGTTCACCAGTTGGGTTACTGAGTACACTGGTATGAGTTACGGGTCGGCTCGTTTCTATATCCAGGTTTCCAAGACTCTCGGTGAGCATCTTCCCAAGTTGCTGGAGTGTCCGAATTTCGGTAGCGGTCACGCGAAGGTTCTTGTTACTCTGAAGAAGCCCGCGCTTATCGAGGAGTTTCTTGACCAGGAGAAGTACAAGATCCGAAAGAATGAGTTTGAGCTTGCAGAGCTTAGTGCTGACCAGTTGACTGAGTGCGTTGATAAGTTCAAGAATGCTAAGGGAATGAAGAAGAAGGAGGATAAGTCTCCTAAGACTAAGTTCCTCCGCTATGTCTCTCGGACCCTTGGTTTTGTGAATAAGAGTTGGGATGAGTTTAGGGATTATTCCGGGAAGGAGCTTATCGCTAAGAAGGAACTCACCGAGACTGAGGTTGAGACTGTTGCTGCATTCGTTACTAGGTTTGAGGAAGCGTATCAGTGTGTGCAGAAGCTTAAGCTGAAGTACAAGCTTACTGCTAAGAAGGCTGAAGCTGCTGCCGCTGATGACGACGCTGAGTAATTAACACTTATCAAAAAGGAGAAACAGAAAATGTCTCGTTCGCCCAATCTCACGTTCCATGGTCACACCGCTAAGGAGTGGGGTACTGTCGCTCAGAAGATGGTTAAGTTCACTGGCAAGCTTCGCAAGCAGGCTATTGCGGTTAAGGAGATGCTTGCTGATTGTGACCCCGTTGTTGAGGAGACTGTTACTAAGAAAGCGGCGAAGATTGTTGCTGATACGGATGAGCCCGTGAAGCGCAAGCCCGGTCGCCCGAAGAAGGTCGTGGAGGAAGCCGCGCCTGAGGCTCCTAAGAAGCGTGGGCGCCCCCGCAAGGAAGTCTCTATCGACGATGAGGACTGATAGGTAAATAGAGGGGAGGAAGCCCTATAAACGAAATGGGTTTCCTCCCCTCTTTTATTTTCTGTTGAAAAGGGGCATCAAATGAAGAAGAGAAAGTGGTCAACCGTTACTTCTTTTTATCGTGACATTAAGAAGTCTGATGTTAACAAGATAATCGATTTCTTTTGTTCCGATACAATCGGATATCTCAAGAGAAATTTTAAGGTTAGGTCTGTTACCAATAATAAGTATGATCATCATTTTGTAGATACCAATAAGTCAATGGATGAAACTGAAATGTGTTTTGTACAAGGTAAATTAGACGGTATTGGTTCTTATTATAGACATGTCAAATACGCTATCGAAATTGCTAAGAAGAGTTGTGACGTGAAGTAATGGCTACCAAATTCTTCCTCTGTCCCTTTCAAAAGAAAGACGTTCGTTGTCCTGCAAAGCATCCAGAAAATACAGCACATCTTTGTCCATTGTCTTTAGCTGGTGAGTGTTCTTTCACTATAATCGCTGGATCTCTTTCAGTAATTAACGAAGAGGGAATCAAATGGACCGGGAATACTTCAACGGAAAAGTCTATAAAGACACAATCATCCTCTATAGACTCCAAGGAAACCGAATAATCGAAGATCGAATCTCATCCGATCAATTCCCTTGGTATTTCTGTATCTCCAAGGATGATTACACCGCTCACAAGGATCTCATCAACGATTTCAAAGATGGGCATTTGATTCAGTCTCTCAAGGACGAGGGTAACTACGTTCGTATCTACTGTGAGAACAAGAACCTTTGGCCTGATGACGATGATCTTGACGCTAAGACTCAGATACTTGAGGAGTTTAACGCTAAGGGAATTCAGACCTACGAAGCAGATTTGAATTCTTGTGATCGATACGTTATCGATCATGATATCAAGATAACTGACAAGCACTACATCGGCTACTACGATATCGAGACTAAGGACACTAATCCCGAGATCACTATCGGTAAGGAACCAATCCTTTCTATTTCAGTTATCGACCATTCCGGTAATCGCTATTTCTTCTGCTCTGACGACGAAAAGCGAATGCTTCGCTCTGCTGTAGAGAAACTTGCTGAGTTCACGATGTTAGTTGGATGGTACTCAAAGTCATTCGACTGGGATTACATCAAGGAACGCTGCAAGGTTCATGATATCAAATTTCCTCTTTGGCACATTAACCATGTTGATATGATGGAGTGGTTCAAGGAAGCCGTATCAACTGGTGGTATCAAAGACAAAGTTGAGTCTTTCTCTCTCGATAGATGCTCTAATCAGTTCATCGGTAAGGGTAAGACTGAAGGTGTAGGTAGAGGTCATGGCGCTATCTGGAAGTTATTCCAGACTGACCGTAAGAAGCTCGTAGAGTATAACCTCACTGACTGTATGCTCATGAAGGAGCTTGACGATAAGCTTCACATCACCGATCAGATTATCAAACAGTCTGTAATCTGTGGATGCTTCATCGCAAAGGCTTCTCACTCTAAGCTCACAGACTCCTTCCTCTTGCGTCTATCCAGGGATAACCACATAAGGCTACCAAGCAAGAAAGACATTCAACCGCGCCTCGTCAAGCCTCCAGGCGGAAGAGTGTTCATAAAGAAACCTGGGATTTACGGACCTATAAAGACTTTCGACTTCTCAGGGTACTATAACTCGATCATGCGTACCTTCAACATGGGGCCTGACACCATCTTGACGATGAAGGACTACGCTACTCTGATCGATAAGTCCGTTCCGAAAATTCTGAGTCCTTACACCTATCTCAACTTGAAGATCATGCGGTTGTTCTACAATGCATTGATCGCTGCTGGTATCAAGTTCCGTATTGATACCAAAGAGATAGACTACATCAAAGTTCCTGTTTTCACTTTCAATAAGGACCAGACAGAAGCAGTTGAAGCATGCAAGGTCAAAGTTCATAAGCATGCATCTAAGTATTTCACTTTGCATTACGAAACGTTCTTAACCTATTTCTTCAAGGAGAATAGGAAGAACAACGTAATGCACACATATAAGGTCACTATTCCTGAGGTTATTTTCTTCAGGAAGGATCAGCAATCGATAGTTGTGAAAGCTCTCGAAACATACGTTAACGAGAGAAATAAGTATAAGAAGTACATGGAAGAGTTGATTAAGAAGAAGGTATCAGAGAAAGATCCTGAGTACGTTTCAACGGAGATAATGATCAATGTATTCAAACTTCTCGGGAACATTGTCTACGGACAGATGGGTTACTTCAGAGCAAGAATTTACCACTATTGTATTCCACCTTCCATTTGTCTCGGAGGTCAAACAATCACTCATTGGACCTCCGAATGGTTCAAAGACGGGGGATATGAAGTCATTTATAACGACACGGACTCAAATTATGTAATAGCTCCTTCTGTTGATCCAGAAGATAAGCTTACTACTAGGTTAAAGACTGAGTATCATCCGTTCATTCATCAGAAGATCCAGGAAGCGTTTCATTGTGACCCAAAGAAGATTTCAGTTAAGCTAGATTTCGAGAAAGTCTATTCTCGAATTGTTCTAGTCTCTAAGAAGCGTTATGCTGGTAATCTTGTTTGGAAATCAGGTGAAACGAAAAACAAGATCGATATCAAGGGTCTTGAGTTCGTTCGTCGTGAAACGATTAACCTCGCTGCTCAGACTCAGAAGAAGATGATGGAGATGTTACTAACGTCTCCGAAAATCCCAACAGGAGAAGATTGCTTTAAGTGGATAAGTAAGGTTAAGGATGACTTTTTCAATACCAAGTGGACTAAAGATAATATCAGAGATATCACAAAGCGTGTTGTGGTGTCTAAGTATGCACGGGAATATAAGTCCCAACCACTTCAATCTATCATCGTTGAAAGAATGGGAGCTAGAGGACAAAATTTTGAACTCGGTTCTATACTTGAATATGTTCTACTCAAACGAAGTGGAACCAGGAAGGAAGGCGAGGAAGTATCTTACTACCTGGAAACAAAGGACAAGATTACGACCAAACCTTTAGCCTTCGATGAGTATTGGAATGTTGAGATATACTCAAAGGTTATGAGTATCTTCAAGTTCTTGTTTCCAGAACTTCCTTGGCTCAGTCTCGATACCGATATAGCTGCTAAGGCGAATAAGAGATTCATGCAGCTAATGACCAGGATCAATAAGAAGAATGACAGGGAAAAGACTCTCAGGATGATCTACGAGTACACTAACTTTGACTTTGATCGTAGGATGATCCTACTTGATAAGTTTAAGTCATGTGAACAGAAGGATCATCCTGATAGTAAGTTGATTAAGACCGTGGACAAAATTGTTCTAAAACTCAAGTCTAATTACGATTTGGACAAAGAGAATGATACCTGAGATTTTCACTAAGGAACCAGCATTAAGGAAGAAGCTTAATGAGAAGCTGAAAGAGTTAGATAAAGACTCTCTCATCCTTAATGTTGATCCGACCAACATCATGAAACAGCTATCGACTATCGTAAAGAAGTCTTCTGATTGGGGTAAGGTCTTAGCTTACATCTACAAGATGAAGAACAACTTCGAGATAGAATTCGATAGCTGGAAGGCTAATGAACAGATTCAGATAAAGGCTAGACTTAAGGATACTATCAAGACTCAGATGAAGCTTAGGAAAGAGAAGCAGCCAACAATAGTTGATGAATTAAAGGAGTCTGATGTAAAAGCAGAGTTATACGCTAATAATGATCATAAGAAGATAAAGTTGATAATAGCAAGGTGGGATTACTATTATAAGCTTGTAGAGAACACGATTTTCTGGCCGATCACGAAGATGCCAGACGTATTGAAGTCCTATGAGAACATCATCAACCGTACTCACGTCAAGATGTAGAAAGGAAATGATCAATGGGTAAGGGCGACTACACTCTGACCAAGGAAGAGGAAGAGTTTCTCGACGCTAGCAAGAGCAGCGGTCAGGGTAAGAAGATGGATTACGTTAAGGCTGTTAGGCATGCTTGGGGTCGTGACGGTGAGAGCACTTCTCACTTAGTTTATATCGCTTGCATTCCTAAGGATAACTCCGGTTCATTCAACGGTCTTTATATTCCTCCTCCGAAGATTCAGAAGATCCATAGTTTTATCGGTCCTATGAAGGGTTCTAAGACTGGTGGTCTGTTCCCTCATACTCGTCAGTATTCTATTCAGTGTACTGGTGATGATAAGTGTCTTGTTTGCAAGCGTCTCAAGCCTTGGTGGGATAAGTTCAATGAGGCTAAGGCTGATGGTAACGAGGAGCTTGCCAATAAGATTTCAAAGAATGCGCTGGCCGCTAAGGCTCGCAAGGTGGTTGGGTTTATTGGTGTTGCTCTTTATAAGAAGAAGGAAGAGACTGGATTCGAGCGAGTGCTTGAGATGTTCCAGATTTCTGATTTCTTCTGGCAGAAGAGTTTCGCTAACTTCATGCAGGAGCGCGCGACTCCCTTTGCGGAGTATTGTGAGGAGCATGCAGACGAGCCTGAGTTTGCTGGTTTGAGCGAGGATGCAATTAAGGAGAAGTGGCTGAAGGAGTGTCCTGCTAAGTATCCTTTGTTCTGGCATCCTCGCAAGGGATTTGTGGTTAATGTTCAGAAGTCGGGTAAGGGGATTAACCAGAATTGGGCTGTGACTAAGGATAAGGACTTCCCGATTCTCCCGTTCAAGATCCCTGAGGAGCTTTCTGATGAGAAGAAGCTGAAGATGGAGAAGCTTCTCAAGCAGGCTAAGGCTAATCATGCTTTCCTGCTTGAGTGTCAGAAGAATAATCTCATTCCTGATCTGAATTACTTCTATGGTCCTATCACTGTTGAGGATCAGTATCGTGTTCTTGGCGTCGATAAGGAAGAGGCTCCTGGGGATGACGACGGCGAGGTAGTTGATTCCGAAAATTCGGAAGAGAAAAGCCCTCCTAAGAAGCCGAAGAAGCCCGCCAAGGAAGATAGTGATACTGACGATGAGGACGTGAAGGAAGTTAAGTCGTCTGATGATGACGACCTTGACCTCGATGATGATGAGGATGAGAAGAAGCCTGCTAAGAAGTCCGAGAAGAAGGCTGCTCAGAAGGATGACGATGATGAGTTGACCAGTGATGATGAAGAGGAGAAGCCGAAGCCTTCTAAGAAGCCTGCTAAGGCAGAAGAGTCTGATGACGACGAGGATGAGGCTCCCAAGAAATCGAAGACTGACAAACCTAAGAAGAAGGCTAAGAGCGATGACTTGGACGAGGAGCTTAATTCTGAGTCTGATGACGATGATAGTGGTGATGATGACATTCCGTTTTGAGGAAATGAGTTATCTGAATCAAACAGATGATCTCTAAGGAGTAACAAATGGGTTCTGATATCATCAAGTATTTCAAGTACGAGCATCTTCCTGTTCATCTCCAGGCTGTCTCTAAGCCTTTCTGTGACTTAGCTAATTTCATTGTCAACACTCTTCCCGATGGACCTGAGCGAACTGCCGCTTTGCGTAAGTTGCTTGAGGCTAAGGACTGTGCTGTTAGGACGTTAGTTTAATCTAATCAGCCCCTCATGGTGGGAAATCAAAAACCTACCATGGGGGGCTTTCCATTAAGGGGTTTTTTCATGTCAGAGATTCTTGAGGATGAAGATTCCACTGAAGAACTCTTAGAGAAAACTGGAAAGAAATCCAGAGGAGAGACTAAGGTTCAGTCATTAGATCAGATCGATGAAGATCAAGAGTTTCTTCCTACTGGTATCGGTGAGATAGATTCTTCTGTTGGTGGTATTCCTCTTGGCGCCATAATGCATATCGCCGGTCCTTCCGGTGTTGGTAAGACAACTCTTGTTAGTCAAATGGTAGTGTTTGCTCTTTCTAAGTTAGCCGAGAACTTCAAAGCATATTTCTCTGACTTTGAGGGTCGTGTTCAGCTTAGGATGATTAGATATTTCTGTAAGCTCTATAATGTGAATCCTTCAAGGATACTCTATGCTCGTCCTACCAACGGTGAAGATGGTGGGACAACTATCTCTAACTATGTTGACGATCCTGATGTTATCATCACGGTAATTGATAGTCTCAAGGCCATCATACCTAAGGCTACTATTGAGCAGAATATAGACCAGAATGAGCGTCAACGCGCCCAGGCTGGTTTGATTGATCGTATTCTCAGGAGCATTGTTAATCGTGTTGCTGAGAATAAGAAGTCAATCATTTGCATCGATCATCTGAAGGAAAAGGGTAAAGTCATGAACAAATACCCTATCTATGAAACTACCTCAGGTGAGACGATTAGGTTCTTCGCTTCAACTAGGTGGTTCATCTATCCCCGTAAGAAGATCACTAAGACTGAGAACGGTATTACAAAGGATCTTGGTCGTATCCTTTTGATCAAGATACCTAAGTCAACTGTTTCATCTATGGCTTCTATCGAAGGTCTTTCATTCTACTTCCGTCGAGGTATTTCCCCTTACAAGTGGTATCTCATTAAGGCTAGAGAATTCGGGTTACTTCATGTTGATAAGAATGGTACTCAGAAATCTTATCGAGTCGGTAAGGGTGAGAAGTCCCGAACTGTTGCGAAGAATAAGAAGGAACTTATCGCTTGGATTACAGGTGCAGGTAGTAAAATCTGGTCAAAGCTCACGACGTTGATCATCGATAAAGAGAAGCAGAGTTTCATCGATAAGCTCAACGCTGACCCTGAAATCTTTAACTCGGAGTTTGATGAATGATTAAGAAGTTAGTTCTCAAGAATATAGAGTCTCATCAACTTACTAAGATCAATCTCCAAAATACTAATGCTATCGTTGGTTCTTCTGACACTGGTAAGAGTGCCTTATTCAGAGCACTTCAGTCTTTCTTTTTCTTCAAGCCAATTGGTACACGTTACAATGAGGAAGATTCGTCTATCAAGATCGAGACTTCTGAGAATGTAATCGAACGTAAGCGTTCAGATGAGGTTAAGTATTACTGCTTACTCTGTCAGTATGAGGATAAGCAGCAGTTTGCTCATTGCCCTAAGTGCCAGTCTAAGAAGATTGAGATCAAGCGTAAGAAGTCTAATGACCAGTACATCATCGACGGTGTTCCTAATGAGAAGTTAGGTAAGGGTTATTCATCTCTTCCAGATGATATCAAGAAACTTTTTCCTCTCTTCTTATTGGAACTTCAAGATGGTAAGTTGGTTATCCCAGGCTTCCGAGGCCAGCATGAAGATTTCATCTTTGAGCAGTTGTCTCCCGCTGAACTCAATCAAGTGTTTTCTATCCTTGAAGGTAATGATATAGTTGATGAACTGAATAGGTTCATCAGGAAAGATATCCTCAAGACTAAGAGAACACTGAACATTCATGTTGATGAATGTAAGTTGCTTGCAAGTGAAGTTGATAATCAGGAGAAGTCTTTCGCTGGTATAGAGAAAGACTATGTTCAGACTGAAGATACTTTCAAGCATGCTGATGAGTTGATGATCAAGTATCTTGCAATGGTTAAGAAGTGTGTCGTCTTAGACAAAGACGAGAAGGAAATCAAAGCAAAGAAACTTGAGGTTGACTCAATTGAAAAGAAGGAAGTATCAGTCGATGAGATACTTCCACTGATTGAGAAGTTTGAGAAGCTTAATGGTTATGTGATTAGACTCAAGAAAGTCATTAAGCCTCTCAAGGACTTCAAAGTTCAGCTTTCTGAGTTACCTAAGTGCCAGGATATTCCAGCAGCACAAGAGTTACTTGAGAAGCACACTAAGATGATGTTGTCATACAAGAAAGTGCTTTCACTTGACTCTAAGATTAGTTCACTTAGGATTTCACTTACTGATATCACCAAAGAAGAAGAGAACTGCAAAGAGATTATCTCTAAGTCCAAGATGGAACTTTGTCCTTACTCTGGTGAACCAATAGCAGAAGGCTGCAAGAAATTCTTTGAGGCTAACCATGACACGAGTAGTGACGATATTTGAAGTGATCAAGGGGTTTGTTCATGGAAGTGAGAACAACTTAAACCCATTCACTAACAAAGGTTCTATCCTCAGAGAGTTTACCAACATGGGGCTTCCTATTGTTGGTATCAGTTCACTTGATAGCTCACCATTGAAAGCTTACAAGATAGAGTGTAAGCAAAATGAGACTAAGCTTCAAGTGATCTCTTATGCAGAAGATCAAGTTGAAGCTATCAAAGACTACGCTAACAAAGCAATGCAGAATATGATAGTTGATATTGCTGATGTTCCTAACAAAGACTTGCTCGCTCATTACAAAATCATCAGTGATCTATTCGAGCAAAGTGTTAGAGTGTGCAGAGATCATTTGATAGTCATCACACCTATCAGGCCAGTTAATGCTTACTCGTTTGACTATCCGCTTCTCTATTGGACTTACGCTGAGAGATTTGGTCTTACACTTGAGAAGGCACTAACATTTGAGTCTGAGTGTTCAGATCAGATGCTTCACATCTACCTTACCAAGTCAAAGAAATCGTTTACTAATAGCTATGGTAGATCCGTATTATACAATAGAGCAGAGAATCAGAGTTTGTTCTCTGCTAATGCAGGTCTGAAAGAGTTGACACTCAGACCTAAGGGAACACAAATCATGGGACTTCATGAAGATGTAGACGGTGAAGCGATATTTGAGTTTCGCATTGCTGGGATCAACATGAGTGAACTCACTGGTAAGATCCACAAGCATCTGAAGAACAACTACGCAAAGGTGAGTGAGGCGAAGATCAGACTCACTCATAAGCCGTTTAAGTCTGAGGGTGATGAAGATCCGAATGCTGTTGCGATTGAGTTGCATCTTCCGAAGAAAGATAAGTGGATACAGATAGGGTGGATACCTCGAAAGTCTGATAAGCCTGGGGTTACTCCTAACCGAATTGTGTCCAGATGGATTTGTCAGGATAAGGACAAGAAAGACAAAGTGCTGTTAGGTGTGTGGCTTAGTGAGTTCGATATATTCATAGCTGAAGGGGAACCGAAGTATTACGGTAAGGTTTGCATAAAGGTAAACGTGAACAGTATGAATGGATAAAGGATGCAAGACAGACTGTACTTTATTCTAGGTGGTCTGTTCTTCAACGTCAACGCTCTCAATTATTTCATGACGAGAACAGATTTTCCACTTAGTTTACTTTCTAACAATAAAGCTCTAATGAACATCGTTTACATACTGAAGAAAGTCTATGAGCTTGAGAACAGAGTCATCACTTTCATTCGCTATAAGGAGATGATATCGCATCTCCATAACCTAGATCCTGATACCGTCTACGATAACCCAAAGGTTCAGATATACTTCCAGGTCTACGACAAGGCTAAGAAGCTTTACGATGAGAACTCAGACGATGAGTATTTCGATACCTGGAAGACTGAACTGAAGTGTGCCGTCAATGATTACATTCTTCGAGCTAGAATGAAAATGTCGAAGAAAGAATACTTGATGGCAAAGAACAAATGCTTCACGGTTGAGACTAAGACGGCTGACTGTGAAGAGTGTATGGTCAGGAGAGAATGTCTTAAAGCTAGAAAACTCGGCAAAGATATGGTCGAGTTCATAATGATATGGCGCGAGGAAGAGGAAGAAGTTCTTAGAAGTCTCCTCAGGGACGACCAGAAGATCATCATAGTTGGCTATGAGTCTAACACCAAAGAGCGTGTTGAGTATTATAACCAAGTCTATGATCTCAAGTCCGAAAATTCGGAAAAAGTCATGGGGGTTCCGTTCACTCTTCCTACTCTCAATGCTTGGACCGATGGATGGACCAGAGGCAGAGCTTATTGTCTTGCAGGACGAACAGCGCAAGGGAAAACGGCTTTTGCGTTGCAGGAAGAAGTTTACGCTTTTGATAACTCTGAGATGAACATACTTCATTTCAACCTTGAGATGCCCAATAAGGAACTTGAAGCTAGACTTGACGCTGCACGAACTGAAACTAGCTTCGGGAAAGTTCTTAAAGGTAACTGGGCTTCACAGGAAGAGAAAGACGAATTCGTATCTAAGCTCGTTAAGGTATCACGAAAGAAGCGGAAGAACGAGTTTAAGATCATCGATAAGCCGTCACTTAATCTTTCTGAGTTGAGGTATTACGTTAGGCAGTTCTACCGTAGGTGGGGAAACAACTTTCTTCTGGTGGTAGATAATCTCAACATCATGAAATATCCTGCTATGCTGAAGAAGGAAGATGCAGCGTCTAACATCAGTAAGGAGTTTCATGAAATCGTCAAAGAGTATAACATACCCGGCTTCTTACTCTGCCAACTTAATAGAGATGCTGATGGTGAATTACGAAACATATCCCCACGGCACTTCAGAGATTCAGACAAGATTCCCGATCACATGGACGCCTGCTTCGCTATTACAACTCTTAGCAAAAAGAGAAAGAGGCTTATCCTCGTTAAAGGACGAAGCTTTGAAGGTGACTTCATAAATCTTGAGAACAGACTTGATATCATGAGACTCATCGAGGTTCCTAGAAACTCTAAGGAAGATGATAGTGAAGGGTTGGATTTCGTATGACAATGATCAGCGTTAAGAGAAACAAAATCAGACAGTGTACTTTTTGTGAAGAGGTTGTTGAGCCTGAGGAGATAGTTGCTAGTGTCGAGCGAAAAGTCGGTTATTCAAAGATTGAAATCTGTATTGAGTGTGTTGACCTCATTATGAAAGCTGTTTCAACTAGGAAGAAGCAGATGCTTGCCAGTAAGGAAGAAGGGAAGAAAGATGACAACTCCTAAGTGGGTTTATCTATTTATTTTTGTTATTGCTTTTCTACTTGGTGTATTAGTTGGAGGATTAGGATTGATATCATACATGCTAATGAACTCTCACTCTGGATCTGATCCAGTTTCTCCTTACGTTATTCTTGTAGTTTTATCAGTGTTGATATCTATCTTATCAGTATACGTCATTTATAGGAGTAACAATGAATGAGGCTGCTTGTAATGCTATCTTAGTCAAGAGTATCAATGACGCTTTCAAGAATAAGATCATTTGTCATAAGACTCATGGTAATATGTTCACGAAGAGTGAGCCTGATATCACAGGTTCATTCTTTGGGATGAAGTTCGATATCGAGGGTAAGGTTGCTCATAAGACTCAATCATGGTTCTTGAAGTCTGACCAGTACACTATCGGTCAGAAGGCCAAGATGATTGACCTGATGAATGCTGGATGCTTGGTGATGATCTCTGTTTACAAGTTTGATGAGGGTAAACTCAAGGGGGTTTACCTTTGTTGTGATGGAGATAGAATCGCTAAGATTTTCGATGAAGGTGTTAAGTGTGAAGCGGATCTTGTAGACGAAAGTTCCTTTTGGTTGTGTGTGTATGATAAACAACGTTTTGACGTAATTGACTATTTCAAATTTAATTTCGTAAATCATAATCATGAAAGATTTAGTAAGTTTAACGAATGGCTTAAAAGGTAATGAAAAAAATCCTCTACACCACTGACGAGCATATCACAAATCGTCAGCCACGAATTAGGACTGATGACTATCTTGAGTCAATGCTCACTAAGCTCAAGGAAGTTGTTGATTACGTCTTAGCGAATGATATCGACTACTGGATCTCTGGTGGTGATTTCTTTGACTCACCTACTCAGAACTGTGACCTGATAAACAAAGTAGCCAAAGTCTTAGAACCACTCAAGGGAACTCAGAAGATCATCCGTTGTATCTCAGGTAATCATACTATCAAGGGTAACTACGATACAGCTATCGAGAAGTCTGGACTACTCACACTTCAAAAAATGGGCTTGATGAAAGTCTATAAAGATCCAGCTAATCTCAAAATCGGTGGTTACAACTTTATCCTGATGCATGAGACAGTCGTAGAGAAATCTGTTCCATGGGATCACAAACTCTATAGTGAGTTAGTTGATCACTCAGAGAAAAATGATGTGTACCTGATATCTCACTATCATCAGCCTCAGGGTTTCAAGTCCTATAAGCCTGGAGTACACTTCATCAGTCCTGGATCTCTCGCAAGGGGTATTGGGTCTGAGCGGAATATCGACCGTAAGCCATGCTTCGCTCTGATCACAGTAGACGAAAAACTCTCTTGCGAGATGATCGAGCTTAAGAACATTCAAGACTCTCCGTTCAAAGAGAAGTCGTCTCCTATGAACATGGAAGAGAGAACGAATGCGCTAGTTGACTACGTTAAGAAAAATCTGAAAGACTTTGAGATCAAGGTGTTTGACTTCGATAAGCTCTTAACCTCACTTAAGTCAGATGACAAGATCGAAGAAGATGTGTTCAACTACTTAGAGAAACTTTACACAGAAAAACCTTTGCTAACTGAAGAGTAAATACGTATTATATAAGGAGGAAGGGTGAATACTCTCGTCATCGATAAGGCTAAGTCGATTATCAAGATGCAGAAGGATCTCAGTGAGAAGAAGCAAAAGCTTACTTGGGAGATCAAGTCTCTTGAGAAGAATAAGAAGGAGATTCTTGATGAGTTGAATAACGAGTATCAGATCGGTTCAACTGAAGAATTGAAGAACACAATTGAAACCGTTGAGAATGAGTTGAAGAGTTTACTTAACATTGAGTTAGAGGAAGAGAGTGAAGATATCTAATGAGTGAGAACATGTTCTACTTCTGTTTCATGTACGCTACTATGATCATCGTTACTCATATGTATCTCAATTATGTTGATACTAAGATGGAAGAACTTGAGAAGATGACCAACGAGGAGCATCTTTTCTTTACGATTGCATGGCCTATCACGGTTCTCTGTTTCCTTTTCGCTATGTTTTCGGATGGAGACGTGACTGATGGGTATTGATTACAAGTGCTCTGACCTTAGCGTGTACTATATCGAGTGCCCTCGATGTAAGAAAGAGGGTGTTCGATTTGTTTCTAATCCTCAGGAAGAGTGGTTCAAGAACGTTAATCTGATCTATGATCCTCGTCACCTTTGTTTCATTGGTGAAGATGACACTATTAAGTGCTGTTGGTGCGGCGTTAATCTGAACACTGAACTGAAAGTTCAGCATCGACGTACTAATAACAACGACTTCCTTCAAGCTATGGTTTTCTTTGGTGAAGCGTTGAAGAAGGCTGATGATGCTAGGATCGCACTTACTCGATTTAGTTTCTTCATGCATTGGTTCAAGATTAACGGTGATAGGTACTCGAAAAATCTAGTCCTTCTTACGATGTTCCAGAAGGAGCTTGAAAAGATTCAGAAGTACATCATGGAAATGGAGCTTTCAAAAGATGTTATTTTCTGAAGAAAGCCAACGGTTGCAGGATGCAATCGGAACTCTGAAGCAGGAGTTAAACAAGAAACGAGAGATTTACAACTCAAGCAAGTGGAGCTTGAAGAGTAAGCAAGATGAATTAGAGAAGAAGAAGTCTAAGATAGTTGACTTAGAGAAGAATGAGAACTTACAGCGTAGAGCATTGAATGTTCTCAATGATATCTCTGCTGTGTATGAACAGTTCAGCATTCGTAAGAAGATTGAAGTGGTCCTTTCAGAGATTATGAAGGGGCTCTTTGAAGATGATAATCTGAACTTCACCTTCTTCCGAAAGATCAATCGTAATCAGCAAGAGATTTACATCTACAAGATTGAAAATCGTGAAGGTCAAGATTATCTGATACCCATTCAGAATACTGCTGGTGGGCTCAAAGATGTTGTTGACCTTATCATGAGAGTCCTGATACTTCAGAGGTGTCCTAAGAACCAACGTATCTTGTTCTTGGATGAACCTCTCAAGAACCTCTCAAGGGATTTACGAACTCGTTTCTTCCTGTTCTTCAAGAACTTGTGTGAGCAGTTCAATATTCAGATCATCATGATCTCGCATGAGCCTGAGTACATCGATGAAATCGAACAGATACACCAATTTTACATAGAAGATGGAAAAACAAAGGTGAAGAGTGAAAGTAGAACTGATAGCTGAGACGAAGTTTCTCAAGCTCAATGAATATAGTGATACAGACTTAGAGAAACTTACTTACTACGCTGCAAAGATTTGTCATAATAAGCATGACGGTTCCGAAAATTCGGAACTTGAAAAAGTCTCCAGGTTCATTAAGAAGTTCGTGATCGACATGGATCACTCAAGCTTGCTTGAGCATCACTCGTTCACCTTCTTAGTTGAAGGTATCTCACGGTGTTGTTCTCATCAGTTAGTTAGGCACCGAATAGCTTCATACCATCAGTTGTCGATGAGGTATTGCAAACAAGAAAACGATCCTATTGTTCCTCAATCCATTTTCGATAATCCTGAACTTGGTTTGAAATATCTTGATTGTGTGAATGATCTGTATGACGTATACAATGAGATGATTGACAAGGGTATTCCACTTGAGGACGCCCGTTACTTACTTCCAGGTGCAGCTAAGACCTCAATTCTTGTCACCTGGAATGCTAGAACTCTTCTTCACGTTCTGAAGCTTCGTCTCTGGAAAGACGGCGCTCAGTGGGAAATCAAAGAGATGCTTCAGAAGATGTTAGACATTGTTAAGACTCGATCTGATGTGATATTCAATGAACCCAAGTCGTAAGAAATACGGCAGCAACTACAAAATTGACTCATGGCTCAAACAAGAGCACACTAAAGATCATGAGACATTCAACTTCAACAAAAACATCTTCAAGAAATTGCTCCGCTTCACTAACCTAGACGAGCCGACACTTGACTCACTCTATGAGATTTTCCAACAGTGTTTCTTTGAGACACTTCTTCACAAGAAAAACTTCAACGTCTCAGGCTTAGGCATCATCAAACCCTCCTTTGCGTTCAAGACCGATGATGATGGACTTCACTTAGATATAGGTCATATCCTTGAAAGCACTTATGATAATTTGCATAAGATCATCGGAGTCATCAAATGCCACGATCCTTCAGTGACCGACGATTTGTTAGACGAGATACCCTGGAAACTTGGAGAGTGAAGGATCTTAATCTCGTCAATCCTACATTCTCCATCAAGTGCTTACCGTTGATCTTCAACTACTGGAACTCCAAGAATCCAGAGCGTAACTACATCTTGAAGAAGAAGCTTGGTAAGCAGTATTGGTTCAACCTGTTCAGAGACTATAACATCAACTACTCAGTTGATACTGACGATAGAGGACTCGATGAAGTGAAGAATGTTGTTCTGAGCATAGGGGGGATCTATGCTTCGATTTTCTCTGTTTACGTTGACCGATTTCTGCAATCACGAAAGCAACTCTTCGCAAAGGTTGGCTCCTTCTTCAAGCAGATTAAGAATCCGTCAGATGTTTCGGTTTTACTTGTCGGAGAAAATCTCATCGCCTGCAAAGACTCGGCGCTGCTTTCCGAATATTCGGAATTCGTTTTCTCCACTACCAGGATCAACAATGTGATTAGGCATCTAATCAAAAAGCAGTACATTGACTACGTTAAGGGAAAGAACTTCTGGACTCTTAGCGAGATTGAAACCTCTTGTCACTTGACTAAACTGTTTATGAGGTACTTACCATGAGTTGTGGTGTGTTCTTCTGCATTCAATTTGTTCCAATCATAGGTGGAAGTAAAATGAGGGTGTTTCCTCATGGAGTAGAACTGACTTCCGATGATTATTCGTCCTTATCAAAGGTCAGATTTCACAGCCTCCTTTGCGAGTATTTTCTTGATAAGAACGACCAAAATATCTTGGACTTTCAAACAGGTGAACTCTGGACTCCTGAGGATATACGAGAGTATTATGCGTCCTCCCGTCGAAGAAGTCTTTAACTACTACGATGTACCAATTGTGCATCGATGTGACGACGAGTTAAAGTACCTCTGCCCGTTTCACCAATCCTCAGGCCATCAAAAGCATAACTCTTCAATCAATGCGCGAACTGGTAAGTGGCATTGCTACTCTGCTGACTGTGGGCAATCAGGGACAATCACTAAGTTCGTAACGCTCATAGCTGAAGTTACTTACGACAGAGCTAAGTATATTCTAACCAATAAGTTCCACTATGATCCGACTGATGTGTTTGCTGATGATCCAGTCGAGAACTTTAAGTTCGTGGAACAGGAAGTTAAACTTCCTAAGACTTACAAATTGATACCGTACAACCATCCTCACGTCTTGGAGAACAAATTCGATGTTGACGTACTTCATACTCTTGGTGTCGGTATCGATCTTGCAAAAGATCCTATGGGAAACTTTCTGCACTCTGATTCTCTTATCCTTCCATACATGCATAATGATCGCTGTGTTGGCTATGCTCTCAAATATCTTCATGGAAAGTACAAATATGAGTTCCCCAAAAAGCATTACCTTTACGGAATCGATATATCCAAATCAAAACCTTATGTCATCATTTGTGAAGGTCCGAGAGATACCTGGCGTGTATTACAACACGGAGAACCATCAGTATCATTATCTGGATCAAAGCCCTCTACAGAACAAATCAACCTAATACTCAAACACTGGTCCAAAGTCTACCTCTGTCTCGACTCAGACGAGGCCGGGGAAGCAGGCACCAAACTCCTAGCAAGTCAACTGAGAGGTTTAGTTGACCTCAACCGCATCTACCTCCCCGAAGGCTGTGACCCTTGTGATATCAAATCCTACAAACTCTGGAAGAGTCTGAAAAGAGAGTATGTGTATGAATGAAAAGTTACAGCAAGAGTTAAACAAGATAGCCGGTTTGGAAGACGGTTGGTTTGATGGTGACGGAAAAGCTTTTACGAAAGAACACATAGATCGAGTCAGTTGTTACATAGAAGGTGCTTTAGCTTTTTACGATATAGAAGTTCCCTGGCTTGTACCGTCTCCTGATGGAGATATACGAGCAGAGTGGATAAACAAAACACGAACTACACTGATCGTGTTTCCTTCAAACAGTTCTGAAGAACCTTACGGTTTTAGTTGTAATCCAGATACTTCAGAAGAAGTAAAATTTGGAACAGACCCATTTGCTACAACCGGGGCAGGTGATATAGGTAAATGGATATTCAATATTCATAGAGATGAGAACGGGTGTCATTTTAAGAAACTATGAGTATTAAACACAAATGTTATGGAACAAAGTATTACTGTTCAAGGTGCGGTAACTTTGATGCTTTTCATGTTGATGAAATAGAATTACCAACATGGAAATCAGAAACCGTGCTAGTACATTGTAAGTGTGGGTATCATTATGAAAAACAAGTCTCCAAAGAAACTCCGAATAGCGATAGTCGGGTCTAGGGATTACGGTAATCTCAAGTTAGTGGAGAACTTCGTTAAACATCTTCCTGAGAACTGTATTGTTGTTTCGGGTGGTGCTAACGGTGTTGATAAGTGTGCTGAGAACATAGCTAGTATGTGTTCTGTTCCAACTAAGATTTACAAGCCAGATTGGAAGACATTAGGTAAGGCCGCCGGCTTCATCAGAAACGAAAAGATAGTAGATGACTGTGACATATGTGTAGCCTTTTGGGATTTGAAGTCTCATGGAACACTCAACTCGATAAACTGGGCTAAGAAGAAGAACAAACTTCTTATAGTAATAGATGAAGATGGGACTATCAAATTCAACCATAAGATATTGTTGGCTCCAGTTGAAGATTAGAGTATTATACATGTGTAAGAGGTAGAACGAGCCGGCGTGACGCAACGGTAGCGTAACTGATTTGTAATCAGTAAGTTGTTGGTTCAAATCCAATCGTCGGCTCCAACTGGATGCTTGGCCGAGCGGCTGATGGCACCGCACTTGAAATGCGGCAATGGGAAACCATTCGTGGGTTCAAATCCTACAGCATCCGCCATAGTCAATTTTCTTGTTCTCACCGTTAGTTTCATGAGTCTAAAACAGCCATTAGTCTTTCAGTTAAAGATTCTGTAATAGTTGAGAACTAGGCGTTCCACTCAACTAACCCATTACCGCGAAATTGCATGGGTAGCCCAACAGTAATCTTTAAGCTATGAAAGTTTGGAAGAACTAGAGTAAGAAACTCTAGCCGGTGAGAACATTTATATCTTAGGAGAAACGATGAAGATTTACTTTGAAGAAATAAGATGTAAGTTGAAGAAGTCTAAGGTTGGTTACTATAAATCACTTCCACAAGAAAGTTATGTTGTCATATCTGATAACTTCATCATAAAGACTAAGTTTGGAAATTTCAATTTGAAGATTGATAAATACAATAAAGGCATCGAGATCGTTTCAATGTCAACTAGAATGTCAGTTCTTCCTAACGTTGCTAACTCAATTACAGTGAAAGGTGAAGAAGATGTTTGATCGTCAATGCCTCTGTGTCGTTGGTATTACACATGGAGACGAAGGCAAGGGTAAAGTTATTGACTATCTTGCTTCTAACAAGAACTACGATGCAGTTGTTCGATTTACCGGTGGTCCTAATGCTGGACACGGAATCAAGATCAATGATAAGATTCGGCTTGAACTTAATCACCTTCCTTCTGGTTGTGCTTCTGGTAAGATGTGCATCATTGGACCTGAGTGCTATGTAAATCCCAAGACTCTCGAAATCGAGATTGATTACGTTCGTAAGACTAATCCTGATGTGAAGTTTGATCTCTACATCGATAAGAAGTGTATCGTAATTACCGATGAAGATATCAAGGCTGATCATCCTAACGACGGCCTTTTAACTACTGGTAAAGGTATTGGCCCCGCCGCTGCACGACGAGCTAATCGAACTGCTATGACTGTTCTTGGAAATGAAACTCTTAGTTCTATTGAAGGTGTGTTCATTGTAAATACTTTCGATCTTGTTAATGATCTCATTTCCAACGGTAAACGAGTTCTCTTTGAAGGTTCTCAGAGTGTTCAGCTTGATCTTGTTCACGGTGATTATCCTTTTGTTAGTCAACGAACAATGCCTGCCAATGTTCTTACTTCATTTGGTATGAGGCAAGAACTTCGTGATCTTGAGATTCTTGGAATTAGCAAGATATATAACACCCGTACTGGTGCAGGTCGAATGGGCCGACCAGTTGAATTTAGTAAGACAATTGAAACTATTCGTACTATTGGAATGGAGTACGAATACGGTGATCCAAATAATCGACCGATGGTGCTTGGGTGGTTGGATATTGAAGAGTTGAAGTATGTCATTGAGTTGGCTGGAGTCACAGGTCTTTGCTTCACTAAAACTGATATGATTGAAAAGATTGATGGATTTAGGGTTTATTCCAAGTGGGGTGGGCACTTAATTAAGAATTTTGAAGCTTTTTCTTCTTTTATGAAGAACAACCTAACTACCCCCTGTGTTTTGTTTGGTAGTGGTCCTGAACGACACCAGATGATCGAATCTGGATTTGTTCCTGTTACTTGGGGTACTGGAACTTATGAACTTACTAAAGGTGCTCTCATTGGTGTAGCAACTGACGGAACCATCAGAACAATGTAAAGAAAGGTTAGATATGCTGTACAGTGGTAGGATCATGAATAAGCTTGAAAAGCTTCGTAGTAATGATGATGACTTCTATAAGGTTCAACTTCGTGGAGACTACTTCAAGCCCATTGACAGTGATGATGAGTTCGGTACTACGAATAATCGCAATCAAGAGAGTCGTTTCTACTTTGGGCTCTTCACTTCTAGGACTCGTCGTTACGGTAGGATTGCTGGACTTCCTAGCACTATTCATTTCATCATTGACCTTCAGCGTGGATATGATGCGATGAAGAAGTCGAGGCTGCTTAATGAAATAGTGCTATCTAATCTGAAGGATAGGATCAACAAGATCGTTAATAGCAATAGTCGAGCAATTAGCCTTGCTGCTGAGTTCATGAGTATTGGTGAGCAGTATTACTGGCGTTACGCTTTTGCTCTTCAGGCTCGAAATGATGCTGATGATAAGCACATCGGCTATCTTACTGCTATCAAGAATCTCTGTGGTGAGAAGTACGAGCCTCTGAATGAACTCCCGACCTTTGAGACTCATAAGGCTGACTTCAAGCAGTTGAGCCGAATCATCCCTACTGAGATTTTCTTGAAGTTGAAGAAGTAACAATTTACTGGGCGTATAACTCAAATGAATAGAGAAAACGGCCTCTACCCGTTTAGTTGCAGGTTTGAACCCTGCTACGCCCACCAAAAAGGATTAACAATGACTCACTCATCTAGTAAGGCTACAGCACAATCTATCGTAGTTGCTGCTGAACTTGCTTTCTCTGCATTCATGCTTAACCATGTGTTCTTCTGGTATAACGTAATTGGTGGTGTCTTTACTGCACTTGCTTTCCTCAATACTGCAATGCTTTTCGCAAAGGTGGAGAATAATGAAACCAAGACCTCTGTTTCTGGCTCCTGATAACGGTGGGTGTTATTTTTACCGTGGATATATTCCTCTCGCCCACTTGAATGACTTAGATCAGATTGATGCATGTGGCTCTGATGTTATTCTTGACTATGAGTGGTTTGGTAGGGAGAACCACAAATTTGATGTGATTGGGTTCCAGCGTCCAATGGGCGATGAGATGATGAACAGAGTGAATAGGTTTAAGTCAATTTCATACGTTGATATTGATGATAACTTCTTCGCCCTGCCGTCACATAACCCTTGCTATTGGGATCTGCTTGAGTATAAGAGGACTTCCAAGAAAGACCCTATCGATACTCATAAGCTCGCGCTGTCTAAGATTGAGATCATCACCACTACGACACCTCAGTTGAAAGAGGCTGTGACTAAGGCTACTGGTAGAACTGAAAACATAGTTGTTATACCGAACGCGATATATCAATCTCATAGCGAATCTGAGATCGATAGTCAGCGTTCTTCTTTCATTTCTAAGCGAAAAATCTCTGTCGGCTGGTGGGGTGGAATGCACCATCAAGAGGACTGGAAAGTCCTTGATGACTTGCTTGTTCCACTAGTTAAGAAGTATTACGATAAGGTCGATTTCTGTTTCCTTGGTTGGGCTCCGCTGAATTTGATGAAAACTGGAATGGTTCAGTTGTTCCCGTGGGTTAACTCAAACAACTTCTACGATATGCTGTTCAGTCTCGACTTCGATATCTGCATTGCCCCGCTGGTGGAAAATGAGTTCTCGGTGTGCAAGTCGAATATCAAGTTCCTTGAGACTGGTATGTTCAAGCGGTGTTTCGTTGGTTCTAATTGTCAGCTTTGGAACAAAGATATCGTCAATGGTGAGAATGGTTTCTTGGCTGATAAGATTGAGGATTTTCCTGGTATTCTTGAGTCGCTGATTGAAAACCGTTCAAAGATCACTGAGGTTGGCAAGGCTGCTTATAAATATGTGATGGAAAATTATCACATTAACAAGATGGCTCCTAAGTGGATGAGTGTGCTTAATCATCTCAGTGAGCGAAGTAAGACGTTCAGCTATAACATCGATGAGGATGAGAAGGCTGACTACGAGCGTGAGATCAGAGACTCTATCCAGGCTGAGAGACTTACTAACATGATCTCAGAGCACAAACTCTCACTCAAGGACAAGAAATACTTTTTCACAGCGGAAGGAATTGTGAAGCGAAATGATCGTCGATCTTAAGCAACACTTAGATGATAAGATCACTATCATCACACCTGTATACAAGCCAAACCATGAACTCTTTCAAGTCTGTGTTACGAACATGCTTGCACAGACTCACACGAACTTCATGTGGAATATCATCTTTGACGGTAAAAAGTCTCAGGGTTGTCTCAGAGATGAAATGCATGCAGCATTAGCTGATCCAAGAATCCGAATAATCGTAAACAACAAACGCAAAGGTGTGAGCTACAGTAGGAACGTTGGCCTTGAGAATGTTGCAGGCTCATACGTCGGGTTCCTTGACTGTGATAACTGGTATCATATCGAGGCGTTGAAGAAAGTCACTGACCACATTAAGCTGATGAAGCAGTATCCTCAGCTTGAGCCTCTTACTCAACGACTCCTCCTTTGCGTGGGGCAGGCTGTTATCAGGCAGCAGAAGCATTACCACAACAGTCCAGGATTGTTCCACGTTGGGTTTAGGGTTGAGCCTAACCTGGACTTTAAGGCTGAGTTGCAGAGTAATCGAATTGACTTGAATCAGTGTTTCTTCTCTAAGTCTGATATCAGATTTGATGAACAGTTCACTCGATTGGTTGACTGGGATTATATCCTTACTCACTTCCACAAGAACTTTCACTATTTGTCGTTTCCGATTTTCTTGTCGTTCTACGATGACTTCAAGAGGAAGAACCGAATTACAGTAGTGGAAGACTTTGAGCGTAACAAGCAGAAACTCTACAATAAGTGGTCAAAAGAGTTTGAAGAGAGATTTGGTAAAAATGAACGAGTTATTGCGAACCGTCCCGCGAAAGTTTAACTTCGGCTCTGGTGCCTGTTACATGAACGGTTATGTGAACGTGGACATTAAGCCTATGTTGGCTGATATGAAGCCACCTAACTATTTCCTCTGTGACAACATCACTACACTCAAAAACCTCTATAAGTTCTTCCAGAGGGACTATGAAGTGGCTGATGAGATTTCGTCTTATCATGCACTTGAGCATCTTGGGCGCCCGCGTAACAACTGTCAGAGCCAGTACAACACCTGTACTGAAGATATCCTGATCAAGTGGATTAAGTTCTTGAAGGTAGGAGGAACTCTTGTTATCGAAGTTCCTGATTTCGATAAGTTGGTCTATAAGTATTATGATGCATGCGCTTACAACGATACTAAGGCTACATGGAATTTGAAGAAGCACTTCTACGGACTTGACCGTAACATCGGTGATGTTCATACCTGGGGATTCAGCCGGTGGGAACTCATCGAAATGTTTGGAAAGCTTAATCTCAAGGTCACTAACGTCTCTGATGGAACAGACTATCACGCAAAGGATGAGCCTTGTTTCAGGATTGAAGCGGTGAAGTTGTGAAGTCTCAGTTACAGGTAGTCAACTTTGAGATCACTAACGGCTGTAATTACAACTGCCGTATCTGTGGTGACGAGAAAAAGCGACTAGTTCATTTTATGGACCCTGAGATTTTTCATGAGGTGCTTGAGCGATATAAGATCGAGCACCCTGAGAATCTTCCTGAGATTAGACTGTTTCTTTCTGGTGAGCCTACAACCCATCCTGATTTCTTGAAGTTCATTTCAATCTGTAACATCTTAGGTTATAACTGCTTAGTTCACACTAACGGCTCTCTGTGGCGTTCCGAATTTTCGGAACACCTCAAGTCGCTCCCTAACGACAAATCTGTAACCACTATTAGCTTCTCTCTCGACGGTTACGATGAGAATACTTATGAGCTTACGCGCGGTATCAGGAACCGTGGAAATATAGCTCTTAGGATCAAGGACCATTGCGAGAGAGTGTATGAGTCTAAGAACATTAAGACCGTTATTCAGTCTATCATTCCTAATGGAATAATGTATGATGTTCCAGATGTGAATTTAATTCAAGCGTATAATGAAATAATGTTTCTCAATTCTCGAACATATGTTCGTAAGACTCATAATTGGGATAATGGACCTACTGATAATTGTAACTATCAGTACCCGAAACAGTGTTCGTTCCCTTTCAATACACTCGTTCTGTATTCTAACTGGCAAGTTGGTAAGTGCTGTGCTGATTTGAATGCTAAGTGTACCTTTGGAGACTTCTTTGATGCTCCTTTCTATGGGAATATCTATGAAGCTTTCAATGGGGTTAGAATGAATGAGATCCGAAATAGAATGACTAAGCAAGAACACATCGAACACTGTTGTACTTGTGAAAGGTATATGATATGAAGTTCTCAGCTTTCTCACTTGTGTATCCAGCTACGATAGAGTGGTTCACAAGAAATTACAATCGCCTTCATAAACACTTTGATAAGTGGTATGTCGTCTATGGATTTGTTGAGCCTCAGATTAAAGCACTTCATGATCATTTTGGTATAGTCGTCCCGGTTAAGTACACTGAACCTAAGACTATGCCATACAAAAATCTTGAAGGTGGAACATGCACTATTATGCAATTAACCGAAGGGTACTTCTCAGAGAAGCTTGAGATGTGTCAAGCTGCATATGCTGAAGCTGCTTATGATGGCATGGATTACCTCATGCAGATTGATGCAGACGAGTGGTACACCGATGAAGCGATGTTAGAGATCAAGCAGATGGTTAAGGCTGTTCAGCCTAACATCGCTCCAATCAAGCAGAATAAGTATTGGATTAATTACAAGAGGCTTTACGGTGGGGTTTGGGAAGATCACCCTGCTAGGATTTTCAAGGTTAACGAGAATTGGAATTTCTTAGATCATCGACCTCCCGCTATTGGTAATGAGAAAGAGCAATACTCACGTCCTGCTTCTATCATTGGTCATCCTCTTTGTGATCATTTCTGCTACGTTGATGATAATCAGGTGTTTTTGAAGTCATTGTTCTTCAGTGAGATCCGAAAAGATCATCCGACTTATTCTAAGTACCTTGATTGGTATTTCCAGTGGTATAAGACTTATGTTATGTCGAATTCAAAAGAACCTTGGAAGTATCACCCTTCTGAAGCACCTAGAATTATTGATACACCTTCTGCTTCTTTCTGTGAAGTTTCTGATAGATATCATGATGATGAAATGTTCTTATCGTCGTTTTATAACACACATATTCTAGATCATGAATAATCCTATAGTGTGGATGCGAGGGGCAGTAGGCGATCTCCTCATACTGTTCCCGATAATGAAACAATATCTCAATCAAGAGTTCCCAACTTTTGATGGGGTGAACTTAATCTACTCAGGCCCGTTACAGCCTAAGAAGGTTCTTGAACTTACTGATCTCATCCTTGGTCTGAATCACAAAGTTCAACGAATTCTCAAGATTGACTTTGATGACGTTTCAAATAACAAGAACATCATCACAGATAAGATGAAAGAACAGTGTGTCCATTTCTTTAACCGTTTACCTGACATGATACTTAATCATGTTTACAAGGACGAATACGAGTTAAAGATTCATGATGCTGATAATGTACTTAAGCTCAATGATCCTATAGACTACACTTCAATTCATCTTAAGACTCAGGAAATTGATCTTCCATTCAAAGAGTATATTTGTGTATCACTCACTGGTAACTCTAACAAGAGTTTTCAACATGAGAAGTCAAAGGATAAGTTCAAACTCTTGATCAATATTCTTCTTCATGAAACGGACTTACCAATACTCTTCTTAGGTGGTAAGAAGGAAGAGTTTGATAAACTTAACTTCAAGAGTTTTAGACTCATCAATCTTTGTGGTCAGACTTCTCTAATTGAAGTTAACTCCATCATTGACAAAGCTAAGATTTTCTTCTGTTTCGATAACGGACTCAAGAACATCGGTTTCTTGTCTAAGACACCTACGGTGTTTCTATTCGATAAGACATGGGAAAACGCTAATCCAATTGAAGCTTGGTTTCCTAAGCAGTTGCAGAACATAAAGAAGAATATCCTTCTTCCAATTGAAGAGATTACAATCAACACAGTAAAGAAAGTTCTGTCCATTATACTCTCATTCGACTTTTTACTCTAAGGAAAACATGTCAAACAGACTCAAAATCATTACTCTTGTCTGCAACCACTTTGAAGATACAGACAAGATGTTATACTCACTTCACTTCGCTATCAACGAACTTCTCAAGAACACTTTGTACTACAACAAAGTTCAACTCAGTATTCTTGACAACGGTTCAAAAGAGAAGTTCACTTACAACACTAAGTTGACTGACATGCCACCTCGTCAGTATAATGTAGAGGTTATCCGTAGCGAAGAGAACTTGATGTTCGCTAAGGGTAATAACAAAGTTCTCAAAGAAGTTACTAACGAAGATGTGTTGTTACTGAACAACGACGTAATTGTTCATGACCACTTCTTAACCAAGATCGTCAAGCAGTATAACATCATCAAGCGATACGCAAAGGTTGGGATAGTTGGGCCGATGACTAATCGGGCTGCTGGCTTGCAGCAGACACATATCTGTGACGCTAAAGACCTCACGAAGATGCAGACACGAACGGCTATGCAGGAGTGCTTTGGGTATTCGTGGGGAATGAACAAAGTAATCCCTCGTAGGGTGTTATGGATTACAGGATTTGCTATGTTCATCAGCAACGATTGTCTGAAAGAGGTTGGGTTACTCGATGACAAAGAGTTCCCACTCTCAGGTGAAGATATCGACTATTGTTATCGGGCTGGTGAGAAGGGTTATGGTGTCTGGATAGATCAGAGTAATTTCATATGGCACACAAAGCATGTTACTGCTAATGACTTGCCGAATAACGCCGAGGATTACTGGCGAAACGCTAACATAAAGATGAAGAAGAAATACCCTGAGTTGTTCCCGAGACAGACATGTGATGGAAGCAAATGAAAGAGTTGATAGATCAGATTGCAGAAGCCAATTCTCCATCAAATAGAAACTTCCCGTTCGTTGATGAGTTCAGAAATCAAGTTCGTGAATTGATTGGAAACTTTAAGACACTGGAAGAACAAGTTGCTTTCCTTAAAGGCATCCTAAAAGGTAAAGACTGGTGGTATGAATACTGATGAAAAAGAAATTCGATTACAAGTCATTCAAGAAATTACAAGAGGAAGCCGAGAGTACCGATGAGTATTGGATTGAGAAAATGAAGTTAGACTTCAGTGAGGATATAAACAAGTTCAACTTAAGGAAGATACAAACGAAGGATTACAAAATCTCTCAGATAGTAAAAATCTGTAGAGAACATGGTTTCAAATACCAATTAGTAATTACTGAAGATTGCGATTAAACAATGAAAGACTATTGTATCGTTGGTGCTGGTCCTGCTGGTATCTTTGCTGCATTACACTTAGCAAGAGCCGGTAAGTCAGTCATAATCATCGACAAGGGTAATCCAATCGATAAGCGTATCTGCCACAAGGGTTCAGAAAATTCTGAATGTAAGTGTAACCCTTGTAACATCTTGAGCGGGTTCGGTGGTGCTGGTGGTAAGTCAGACGGTAAACTTATCTTCTCAGCACAGAGTGGCTGTGACCTTTACGAATACGCTGATGAGAAAACGATCAACGAATGTATCTCAGAAGTGAAGCGCCAATTCATTGAATGGTCTGGTGTAACTCCAATCGTTGAGTCATCCCAAGCCAAGGAAACTCTTGCGTATAACTGCTTGAAGTATGGGATGAAGCTCACGACGTTCAATGAGATGCACATTGGTTCTGATAAGATGGTCAACACCATGAAGAACGCTGAAGAAGAGTTGAAGTCTCTTGGTGTTACTATGTTATTTAACAACAATTCATTGTGTACTCAAACTAGAGAATTCGCTAAGAAAACAGTCTATGCTGTTGGTCGGTGCGGTTTCAAGACTATTGATTATGCAATATGCGATAATCTTGTTACTGGCACTCATCGACCTATTGACATGGGAATCAGGTTAGAGACTCTTGATGAAATCACCAAACCACTTACTGATATCCAATACTGCTTCAAGATTTCATCTCAGTACGGTGATTATAACGTCAGGTCTTATTGTGTTAATCCTCTCGGTTTTGTTGTTAACGAACGTCACGATGGATTCAATCTTGTCAACGGTCATGCTTGTGCTAACAAGAAAAGCAAGAACTGTAATTTCGCTATTCTTGTAAAGATGGCTCTTACTAAGCCATGCAGTAACACGACCGAATACGCAAAGGGTATTGCGAAGCTGTTTGATATCCTTGGTGGTGGCTCTCCAATCGTGCAGAGGTTAGAGGATTTCCGTAACCGTAAGAGGACTAACACTTACAGGTTGAATCTCTCAAATGTGAAGCGCACTTTCAAGAACTGCATACCTGGAGATATTCACTTAGGGTTTCATCATCCCATCACGTCAGCTATCGAAGATTACCTCTCTCGTCTTGATCATCTTGCTCCTGGGATTAACGATGGTAACAACACTTTACTCTACGGACCTGAGATCAAATTCCAGGCTCTTAAGCTCGACGTTGATAAGAACTTTGAATCGAAGATCGCTAAGGGGTATTACTTCATCGGTGACGGTGCTGGACTTTCGGGGTCAATAGTTTCTGCTGCTGTAACTGGAATGCTCATGGCTAAGGCGGCAACTACTTGAAGAAGAACAAACTCACGAAGCGCACCAAGTTTGAGACTGTTCCATCACTTTCAGCCGCTCCGAAAATTCGTAAAAACATCACCAAGCGGCGCTACGTCATAGACTACTTTCATGTGTGCCGTAAGTGTAAGGTGCGTAGCCTCAAGGAAAGCCTAGATACTCTTATGACGAAGATAGAGCGTAAGGACTGTACCAAGTGCGGTAAGAGAATGATGCTCGTCATAAGAGAATATGACAAAGAGCGTAAGACGTAAGAAAAACCCCCCAGGCAGCCGAATGGCCTGGGGGGTTAATTTTTTACCGACGTTTTTTTCTGAGAGCTTTAGTAATCGCTTCACCTAAAAACCACAAAGGGCCTAACTGAATTCTCCCGTAAAGTCTACCAGCCTCGCGTAAGGCAACTAAGGGTCTGTGCTTCTTCGGGGCTGACCTGACTTTACCTATCGAAGCAGGGATACCAGTTGCAGCATCAATGATAGCTCCGGTCATACCTTTTCCAGTTTTGATGTTCTGCCTATACTCAGCAGTTTTAGTAGATAACCTATTTTTGAACTCACCTACTAAGTCTCTATCCTCAAGGGCTGTAGTAGCAACAGCAGCCGCCACTTGTAACGCGGCGCCCCCAACCGTTGCTACGCCTGAGGGACCACAGGAACATCAGCCTTCATAGCCGACTTAACCTGTGAGTACACCTGAGGAATTTTGCTAGCGAGATAAGCCTTGATATCGTCACCGACAACACTCTGGAGATTCTTCAACTCGTCCTTAGTGAGTGACGCCTTGAACATCTCAATGGCTTTCTCAGTAATTGCCTTAGCCTCGACCTCAGTGAGTTTCCCATCAGCCGAAGCCGCCTTGATATCGTCAACATAAGAGTCTTTCACCGCGAGCACCACTGAACTAATCTTATCGAAGATATAATCATCGAACTTCGTGAACGCAAGGACTTTGTTCTCATTAACCTTCATCTTTGCGCTAATCAGAAGCTCAACAACCTTCTCAAGTAAATTGCCAACAGCACCACTAGCATACTTGGCAGCAAGAGTATACACAAGTGCCAGAAGCGCCGGGAGAAAATACTCAGCGATTTTCTGCCAATCCATTTTCTTCAACCCTTTCTTTGTTCAGACCAGACCCGCCACATTCTTGACAGATCACTTCGTTGTCACCAACACCAGAGCCACCACACTCAAAGCACTCGATCATCTTTCGCTTCTTCTTTTTCTGTTTACCCGTTCCTCTACTTTTCTCTAACCTCTTGTTTTGATCCTCCTTCTTTTTGGTATTACTTTCATTGCGTATCTTTTCTAATGTGTTCTCTTGATTCTTCTTCTTAGCTATCTCAGTCTTTTTTCGTTTCTCTTCCATGAACTGAACGTAGATATCACGGAAGCCCATTAAATCAGCCTTTCCAACGTTCAGCAAAATCAATGAACTCTCTGGACACCTCAAAATGCATCCAGTCTTTTATTTTCATTCTGCCACCCCATATGAACCCAACATTCTCAAATGTATCTACGATGACTTTAGGTATCTTATAGTCTTTCACCCCCGGCATATTTTCGCTAGGGTTGATATCAAAGGCTATACCGTATGAGTGGCAGGATAATCTAGCTTTAGGGTTATTCATCACATGTCTAGGAGCGAATGTCTGGAAATCTACGATGTACTCAAAGTTAGTATCGAACATCGAACTTCGCTCTATGACATGCAACGCTTTGTTCAATGCAGGAACTATCAGTTTATGAACTGCTTTCTTACCAACCAACGGGAAGTCTTTCCTGATGATGTTAAGCTTCTCAAATGAGTTAGTTATTCTAACCCAACCACCATCAAGATTATCATATTCGATTTTACCGTAAGTTTCTTCAATCTCCTTGATCTCCATGAATTTCATTTCTTCATTCCCCTCATATAAACCAATAAGTCTTCGGGGTTTCCAAACGGTATCATCTTATGCTCATGTGAACAGAACACAATGCACGGTATGCCGATCTTACCGTTACAATAGAAATACTCAGAGTAGGCGTCTTTAGTCTTGAACGTTCCGCACTTAATGGCTATGATATCTTTACCAGCTTCTTTGTAGATCATCATAGCTGGATTATGAGTATGGGCAGTAACTACTACGTCAGGGTGCCCTTCCATTCTAGCAATTCTCATCGCGCCATGAACTGGGTTATAAATCGAATGACCAGCAGCTTGATGAGTCATGATGATCTGATACAACTCAGCAGACTTCTTATCTTTACCAACTGAAAGAGCTATTCTGCCTTTACCCTCAAGTATCTTCGATCTAATCGATGAATCTGATATCTTCTTTATGACTGAATACCCAACTGCTTTTTCTTCTCGGATCAAATCATGATTACCAAGACCAACTATACGAAGCTGATCTCTAGCATCAAGTTCCTCAAGAAAAGACATTATCATATCTATCTGAACTGAAGGAGGGGCAACAGAGTCATTAGCTCCTCGTAAAGACACGAAATGAAGGAAGTTATCATACAAGTCTCCAACCATAGCTACCTTAATATTAAGGTTCTTCCGCAAGAGAGTTACTATCGACTTGAAGTATTTGTAATCCACCCCTCTTGCGCCAAGGTGTAAGTCAGATAAGAAAATCCATATAGCCTGTTCCGATTTTTCGTAAATCTCAAAGTGGACAGGTCGTTTCTCGATGGACTCATGTAGTTCTTTTGTCTTATCAAGACCATCAATCATTTGGTCAAGTGAGGGTGCTTTTTCTTCTATCATCCAAGATACTTTCCAAGTAGCGCACCAATAACCATAAGAACAAGTGAACCAGCAATGTTCACAAACTTCATTTTCAATGATCCATACAATTCATGTTTCTCTCTGAAGTCAGTATTCTTCTTATCTTCTTCAGCTTTATCTTTTTCTGCCGCTGCTTTAGCGATAGCTTCTTTTTCTCTTAACGCCATGCAACTAACATGAGTTGTCTGCATAACAGCAAGAGCTTGTGCAGTTAAAGCTGAGTTCTTACTAATATCAGCTATTTTTTCAGCCATCACTTTATCATCTTCTGCAAATCGATCATTCATTTTTTCTAATCTATTCATGAAAGTGTTTATTAGACTAATTACTTCTTGGTCTATCATCTCCTTTTACCTTTCTACTTCTCCCGGTAGTGTTAGTCCTACCGGGAGATGTTTAATGTTCTACTAACTACTTAGGAAGATAGCCGAAGTAGAAATAGAGACAAGCCATAACAGCCAACACGACCACAACGAACTTCACGATACCCTGCGAGCCATGATCAACAACACTCATTTTGATCTCCTTATCAGTTACGCTTTTAATGTGTTCCCATTTCTTACCACATTCCGAAAATTCGTAATCTCAGCAACGGTCATCCGTTACGATCTTACAGATGCGTTCCCCTCGTTGGGGGCTAGTTGTTATCCGCTGCGCTGATCATGACCCACTTGGTAATCCCGCCCGAGTAGATGAACTCTGCCGTATCTCCCGTGTTGTCGATGGTGATGGACGCCCCCGGCACGAGGATGTTCCCCGCCTCGTCCACCGTGATAGCCACCGCCGCCGCGCCGCGCAGCAGCACGCGCGAGCCGTCCACGCCGCCGTTGATGGTGCTCAGCGTGTCAGCCACGCCGCCCTCTGCCGCTATCGTGTGGTATGCGCCGGTCACGGTGATCGCAGCGGTGGCGATGGTGAGGTCGGATTTCTTCGGCGTGACGAACTGCCCCGTGGTCGTAAGCGTTCCTGCGGTGCTCATCAGCGGAAGTATGTACTCGGTGCGATTCACGAACACACGCACACCGAGGCTCGCGCTCACGGCAGTCGTTTCCCAGTTGAGCGTCAGGGGGTACTGCGTGCCGCCATCCCAGCCGCCGAGGTAGAGTTGGTTGGTCTGGTTGGTAGCGGTGTGGCCAGCCATGTAGCCCAGGGCAGCAAGGTTGCTCGCCCCGGTGGTGACGTCCTCCAGTGCCATCGAGCCCAGGGCGGCTAGGTAGTTGACGGTACGGTATGCCGGCTCTGCCACATGGTACCCGACGACCGTGTTGTTACTCCCGGGGGCCTTCTCCAGTGCCCTGTGCCCGACGGCTACGTTGTTGCTGCCTGCGGCGAAGTAAAGGGACTTCGTGCCTATGGAGACGTTGTTGGAACCGGGCGAGGTGTTCATCGCACTTGAGCCGGCCGCCACGTTGTAGCTGCCGTTTGACTCCGAAAGGGCCCCCCAGCCCAGGGCGGTGTTTTCGCTTCCCGTCACCTTGTTGAGCGCATACCTGCCCACGCTAGAGTTGCTGGAACCGACCACCGATGTCCCGGAGTTTACGCCGAAACAGGTGTTGTCGCTGCCGGTGGAGTCACGCAGCGCGTAGTAGCCGGCAGCGGTGTTGTTGCTACCCGGCGACGACTCAAGTGCCATCCGGCCGAATGCCGAATTGTAGGAGCCGTCAGACGCATTGAGGGATTGGTGCCCAACGGCAGTGTTGTGGTCGCCGTTCGTTGACCTAAGCGCATAGCCACCAAGCGCGGTACTGTAGACTGCTGTCGAGGACAACCCGGCCGTATCCCCCCAGAACTCGTTGCCGGTCCCGCCGCTAAAGTTACTCGACGGTGCGCCGTTGCCCGCCTCGTTCGTCAGGTGGTCGGCCTGCACAGTGTGGGCGTACAGCGTCCCGGAAAAGTCCAGGTTGGTGCCGGTGGGCGTAGCGGAGAAGGCCACGTTGCCGGTGCTGTTCGTCAGGGTCAGGGCCAGGGTGCCGTCACGGGCGCTCACGGTGGCCGTCTCGATGTCTGGCGTGTCGAGCATGGTCGTGACGGCCACGTTGTTGTGGAACGTGGCGTCACCAGCGGCGTCGAGCACCATGCCGCCGTGGCCGGTATCGTCCTTGTAGTCGTTCGACCGCACCTCGCCCAGCGCCACGACGTTGACCGAAGCGGTTACGTCGCCGGTCGAGTCGATGGCGTGCCCGTGGATGCTGCCGGGGCTCACGATGCTGTCGGGCGCCAGGATGGCCGTCACGCTGACCGTGCCGTCCCCGTCGTCAAGGTTCTGCACCCATGCAGTCTTGAACTCGGTGCCTGAGACGCCGATGTCCCGAGCGTTGTCGGTCGCCGCCAGGAGGTCGCCCGCGAACGTGGCGCCGTTGGTGAGCGACGGCCCGCCGGTCCCGGCTTCATCTGCGATGTGGTCGGCCTTGACGGTATGCCCGTACAACGTCCCGGAAAAGTCCAGGTTGGTGCCGGTGGGCGTAGCGGAGAAGGCCACGACCCCGGTGCTGTTCGTCAGGGTCAGGGCCAGGGTGCCGTCGCGGGCGGAAACGGTGGCAGCTTCAACATCGCTAACGTCAATCACACCAGCAAAAGTAGCGAGAGCAGTTGAATTACTGAGAGTTAAAGCGAGAGTACCATCAGCCGCGCTAATGGTTGATAACTCGATATCACTGAATGTTCCGGTGCTGCCTAACTTCCAGGCTGAACCGTTCCAGCCTTTGAGTGAATGAGTACCGCTATCCCACCAAAGCATACCCTCAGGAGTTGAAAGAATAACAGGAGGAACAGACTGAGCATTCAGCACAGTCTTATTAACACCGAGATAATCAGGTCGCTTCTCTGCACAGAAACCAGTAGAAACAAAACAGATCACTAACAGAAAGAACAGTAAGTTACGCATCATCGAATCCTTTCTTTAGGGAACAGTTGTCATAAGTATATAGTAATCTACCCGATTGATTGTGATCTTCAATTTGGTAGTGCTAGCGGTAGCAACAGCAGCGGTAACATCAGCAGCAGGGACTTCCCAGTTATGATGAAGAGGATATTGAACCCCATCTTGGAAACCGCCGATATACACATTATTACTAACCGGAGTTGTCCCACTACAATAACCTAATGATATGATGTTACTAGCGTCATTTGGTACATCACGACAAGAATATGCACCTAAAGCAATAATGTTATTAACCGAAGAACCTATGTCCTCATCTTCATCAACTAAAGAACTTTCTGCTGCACAATAACCAATAGCTATATTTCCTATACCATAAGAAACATTTTCTAAAGAATAACCACCTATTGCTACGTTGTCACTTCCGGTTGTTCCATAATAACTCGAAAATCGGCCAACTGATAAATTATTACTTCCAGTTGTTCTATAGTAACTTGATTTATAACCAACACTTAAATTGCTATTCCCGGTTGTACTATATATCGCTGTCGAATCTCCAACTGTTAAATTAGAATACCCTGTGGTATTACGAGTCATGGAATTATACCCAACAGCTAAGTTATTATTTCCTGTTGTATTAGCATCTAATGAATAGATTCCAACGGCTAGGTTATAACTTCCTGTTGTGTTTGAATATAAAGCCTGAGTTCCTACTGCTAAATTATCTTTTCCTGTAGTGTTTGATTTAAGAGCAGAACTTCCAATTGCCAAATTACTTCCGTTTCCAACAATATGCATAACCGGATAACAGGCAATTCCATTTAAATCTACCCATGAAATATAACCAGAAGTAGATGGAGTTGGATCAATCCCAGGATTTTGTTTTTCAATTATTAATGTTTTAGAAGTTATATCACCAGTAGAAGCTACAGTAAGAACAGGTGTTCCGCTAACGCTAAATTGAAACTTGTTAGAATCCCAGTTCAACACGCCCGTCTCTCTTGAAGGAGTTAACTGTGCCTCAAGTGGTGTTAACCACCACCCTCCAACAATAATTGCAAGTGCTAAGATCAAATACTTAGTCATCTACTCTCCTATGCTTAAGATTTGTCCGTACACAGCATAATGCGCTTCAAGTCTAATTAAGTCAAGATCACCTGTATGAGTATCATTTGTTCCGTCTGTTGCATCTCGCCTAAGCATGTAAATTACTTCATCTTGAATTGACGTAAGACCAAGATCAGCTATGTTGATCTGCCCCATCTGACCACCATTAACAGTGCCAGAATACGCAATAGCATAGAAGTTGGCATCGTCATAAGCTGCTGTGTCTCTAGGGTCAATTGTCCAAGATGTTGTAGCTGTAGCAGCACCAAGTGCGGCTAAGTCAGTCCCAGGATGACATGTCCAAAATGAAGCTGTCATCCTAACTGTACCTGTATCTGCTGAGTTCATCTTATAATGCAAATCAAAATAGCACTGACCTGATCTAGTTGTGTGATGAAGTGGATGCCAAGTTCCATAATAAGTTTCTACAGCAGATGGGCTGAAAGCATAAACCTGTAACAATATCCCACTACCAAGTGTTCGTTGTTCTGCATCAGGCCAATCAGGACCGAGGTCTTGAAGTCCTTTAGCTTTAGCAGGCCACAAAATAACTTGTTCAATGATATGATTTGCTGGGAGATATGTGTTCTCAGATAAGTTAGCTGGAGCAGAAGCAAATAAGGTATTTGCTAATAATAAGAAAAAGATTAAATGATACATTGCCCTCCTTTATAGGCTCTCACCTAGATACGAGTTGAACGTATCTAGGTGAGATTAAGTTAACACTATGGATGCGTGACGGCTGTAACAGCACCAGTGTCAAACGTACAGATTAAACTCTCTGAAGCTGAGTCTGTATAAATAGCAGCAGTATCCGCATACCCCACCAACGGGTTCGTCCCCTTGAGTATCCTGAGCCCGTTGAACGTCGGAGCGGCAACGCCGATGCCGATGCCGTAGCCTGTCGGCGTGTAAGCGCCGATACTAAGCGGAACTGCGGTTCCCGCTCCGCTAGCGGAGGAACCACCATAAAAATTGGTGCCCTTGACGGTTGACCCAAAGACGGTTGATCCAGAAACGACCCCCGCTTGGATATTCGAGTAGCCAGACGTGGCCTTGAGCGCATATACCGTCGGGTTCACGCCAGCGCCGACGAGATCCGCGTAGAGCACGACGCCCGTCGTCGGAGCGGAGGGGGCGGCGCTGCCGGGGAGGGTGAGGCCGTAGGTTAGCGGAGCGGGGGCAGTTAATGCCTTGCTCCTAAAGCCGTCTGATCCTATTTGAGTAGCCGTAAACGACGTGTCCCCGCTTGACGCGAATCCAAATCCGCTACCGGTGCCCTTTACATAGAAATCTCCGGTGCCGCCAACGCCAGACCCGGAAACGTCTATGGCCTCAACGGCGCCATCGGTCCACGTCGGATACCCCTTGTAGCACCCGACGTAGCTCGGCAACGCCGACCCCGCCGGGCCGAGGGCGAGCCTAGTAGCCGAAAGACCAGACTTAGCACCGCTCGCACCTTGAATCTCTACACATTGATTAGCAAGAGTGCCACCGTAGATCATGATTCCGGTAGTTGGTGCTGTAGGCGCGGCTCCACCAGTGAACAGCACGCCCTTGCTCGCGGAAACGACGGCTCCATTTGTTAATGCAACCGCACCAGTACCAGCAGCATCACGAACAGCAGCGGCATTAAGAGCGGTGCTAGCTGTAACGGTAGCAGCGGTAAAGACACCCGCTTGAGTAAGAGAACCTTTCTCAACGTCATTGTATTTGAACACTAAGTTACCAGACGAGGTGTCCATCGTCCAGCCGTTGCCAATAGGCGCAACACCTGTGGGAGTAGTGAAAGTGTCTTTGTTGAAGGACGCTTCCGCTGTGCAAGCACAGAGGAGCGCCACGATTACGAAAATTCGTAACATGTTACTTCACCTTCGAGTCTCGATAGATCACGCCATCGAATGTAGTACCAGCACCATTACCAGCCTGACCGACGATCTTGAAGCGAATGTAGCCCATAGCAGGGATAGTGATGTTGTCAATGAAAGGAACCGTTGAGCTAGCAATAGTGGCGCAAAGGGAGTTAGTGTTGATATCTCCAAAAGTAGCTGATGTGGTGCAATATGAAGACTGAATGTAAACCTTTACGCTAGGAGTAGTGCCGTTCAGTTTGAAATAGACACCATGATATTCTGTACCCATAACAGAAATAGGGTCAGTGTAAACTGTAGCGGTACTAGCAACAGCAGTTGCAGAACCGAGAACAGTCATGTATCCTTTTTCACGAATATCAGTGATAGAGACTGTAGCAAATAATGATGAGCAGAAAAAACACATAGCCAACAGGAACATAAACAGACGGTTCATTAGACTTTCCCTTCTTCCTTGGGAGGTTTAGGTTCTTCACTGGGAATTACAGGATTTTTCTTCAGACGATCAACCGATAAAAGAGCTTTTGTTTTGAAGTCATTGATATCAGTGTTCTTACTTGAACAAAGAACTCTCACTGATTTTGTGAACTCTTCCACCTGAGGAAGTAAGTGCTTGTCACTCAGTTCATGTTCTGCATTCACTTCAGAAAGATTTCCGTTCATTATCTCTTCAGCAAGTGACGTTTCATTTCTATCACAAGCTTCTTTGATGATATCGATTTTACTCATGAACTTGAGACGACGATCAATCTTTGTCTGAAGACGATTGAAAATATCATCAGTGATCTTAGCAGCTAAGAACATGTCATCTTCTGAGAGATCTTTCTTCTTCAGTTTTCTTAAAGCTTTTTCTTTTTCATCAGCGACGTTATGATTGTCATTCTGTGCTTTAGAGATCTGAAGAGTTTCTTTACGAACTTTTTCTAACTGTGCATTTTCAAACTTCATTACATCAGCTTCAGAGATACCTGAGTCTAAGAACATTTGATGTTCAGACACAAGTTTATCGTAAAGGAACTTCTCTCGTAAGAACTGTTCCTTGACATTAAGATGACGAAGATCAAGTAATATTATTTCTTCGTCTTCAGCAAGAACTAACTCAGGCCAAGGATTAGGACAGAACTTAATTCTATAAGGATGATTTTTCGGTAAACCGATTTTACCAGAAGCCCATATAGCATCATCGAAAGTAGCTATTTGTATTAGTTTACCATCTGATTTTTTTCTATGAACATAAACGAATTGACCCCAGTTTTCAATTTCACCAAGATTATGAGGAGGAGAAGCTGTAACATAACGCCAGATATAATAAGACGTTCCTCCATCATAAGCAAATGTTATAAATGTGTTATATACAGAAGTTGACATTCCACCAGAAGTATCTTTTCCTAACAAAGCAGTTACACCATAAGCAGGATGGTAATCATTAGAGATATAACCGCTTACAATATACATTTCATGACCGCTAGTTGCAGATACTTTCATAGTTGGATTAAACGAATATTCTGTAGTAATAGAAATTCTAGTACCCCAATTAGAAGCCGAAACTGCCCCTGTTGATGTACTTGTCTTAAGATAACCAGCAGCCATAGTCCCTAAGTTATGAGTACCTAAAGCTGTATCGTCAGTGTTTGACCATGTATGCTCTACGTCAAATGCGTCTCTAAGTCTGATAGCATTATGAATGTTCTCATTCGCATCCTGATAACCGTATAGCTGATCAAGCACATAATCAGCTATGTCTGTGAATATAGGATAGGTCATTGTCACTTCCTAACAGAGTTTAATACCTGCATCGTTGTTACTGAATTGACCTGTTGATCTATCACACAAATAACCATGAAGTTTCTCTTCTGTAGAAGCATTTACCCATAGTGGTGTATATGTATCTCGATCACCGAAGTAGAAACATGCTTGAGCTAAGTCTTGAACGTTCTCCATGCTTACATTAGCCTTGAGGTTGTCTAAGTCCAGGCTCATCCTTCTAATAACGCAAAGGTGTTCAGTCCAACCTGGATCAGCGTTAGCACCAGAGTCCAATGAAGGAGGAGCTTCAGCATTAGATACCTTGACTTTATCAGTAAGGTCTTTGTCGTAGATCGAGAGAGGAAGATCCATCTCTACTGTGAAACGACCATTACTGAACTTATCTAACTGCTTAGATATGACGTTATTGCATGGAGTATATGTTCTAGCCCAATAGAAGTCATAATAGCCGTTGGGCCAATCATGTATCTGACCAGCTTTATCAATTGACTCTTGACGTTCAGACTTATTCGACCCCTCCCATGTTTCTTTAACGTAATTGTAGTCATACCGGAATCTGATTCTATTCACAAGGATCGAAACACCTGGATTGATCTTGAACGAGCTTTGAAGAATATCACTTTCGTCAGTTACTATTTTCGTAGTAACGTCAGACTTAGCTGGATTGAAAGTGCTTATAGCAAACTTTCCTTCTTTAGTGAAGTAAAAGTCGATGTTATGAGAAACACATATTTCCTCGATAACATCTTCAGTTGATTTATCTGCAACTACCGCACCTGCCATGATCTGATTTCGTTGATTCAAGATCACTTTAGTTGCAGCAAATGAAACCGTGTCAATAAGAGCAACAGGTACAAGATTTTCAACAGTGAGAAAATCGTAGAACGAATCAACTACGTCAGTGAGAAGAGTTCCAGCAGAAGTACCATCAATCGTCTTACCACTGATGTTAACAGTGATATCACGACCATCAAACGGATTGATGTGTTCTAAACTTCCTTCTGTACCTGGATCATAATCAGGATTGTCTATCTCATCGACAACGATTACACAGTAGTTCTTGCCGTTGATCGTGTAATCGTAGTCAACGACGAATGAAACAGCTATGGCTACTTCGTCTACACCTTCTCCATATAAGAGTGTTCCGCCAGAAGCAAAAAGTTGCTCATCGACGTAAAGTTCGCATGTTCCTGACTTGCAATAGTGACCTGCAATGATGTAGTAATGCTTTGTGTGTACATGCTCACCTACATATATAGTAGGAAGCGCGCCACCCGTAGCACTAATAGCACCATAAATTATTGGTGCAGGTGTGTATTTGTCACCTTCATCTATTGCAGTAAAGTCAACAGGATCTAATAAGTTCTTCGGAACACGATCAAAATACATCTTGGTGTAGTCGGCTACATCAATAGTAAAGCACCTACCAGCAATACCTATCTCTTCGATGACTCCTTCATATATCTTTTCCCACTGAGAATACGGAATGTTACGATAACCCAATTTGACTGAGATAGTCTTGTTCTTAAAGCCTGGGGCTCTACCATACTTATTGTACTTAGTTAAGAAGTTCTTATCTGTGTTAGCTAATACGATTGACAGACCACCAATGTCAAAGAGCCCTCGTCTCTCAGATAGTGAACGCTCAACTGCTCCAAATGATAAGACTCTACCTTCCCAAAAGTGGTTGTTGGTGTACCCTAAGATATCAGTCTTAGCCCACCTAGCAGTATCATCCGCAAAGTAGAAGTATTTGTTGTTGTCGATGATGAGTCCAGTAGAGGTGTCGCTAGATTGCGAAAATTCGTAATAGTAGAACGACCTCAAGATATCATCTCTTGTAGGAGTCCCGACTACATTATCAGGTGAAGCTAAGGTGTAGTCAAAGTGGTTCCATCCAGCTACAAGACCAGTCGTTTTCTCATAGTGTGAATACTTACTAAGGTCTGTACTCTCATCCAACACAACATGCAGCTTAGAAACCTTTGCGAGATCAACAGCGGGGATATAGAATGAGGTGCGGCCTCTGTTGAAGTCTGTAAGCTGTAAGTGGTTAGTTCGAGTAAGACCGGAGTAAGCACCGTTGTACATATTCAATGAAGAATATATCGAATCTTTTAATTTGCTGTACTCAATATAGTCTATAAAAAACGGAACCGGACCAGCAGGTGCAACTCCTGTTTTGGATTTTCCAAATGAAACAGCAGGGGACGCTAGATCATGACCGGCTCCGGTTCTAATTAAAGTGTCATTCAGATACACATAGTACGTTCCATCGTATTTTACTCTTATTATGATTATAACAAAGTCTGAGGATAAGTTAGCCGAATAATCTAATTCAGTTGTACCAGAAATGTACAATCTACTCCAGTATAATGTAACGACAACTTCTTTAGAAGATCCTAAACGAATACAATGTTTCTCATTGCTTCCGGCACCACCATCCACAAAAACTCTTGCTTTCAACCAATAGCTTTCACCGTCTACTAGAGGAGTAATAGTTTTACTGTAAATGCACTGATCTATTCCACAATCAGCTATAGTTAATGTACCACTTCCTACACTTGCTGATTCTGTTCCTACAACAGTCCATGATGGTGTAGAGGAACCCGGTAATGCTACTCCATCATATACAACATCATTCACTAATGCAGATGAAGTTGCTTTATTGAACTTTACTGCACCAGCACCTTGCTCTTTAGTAACTATATCAGTTGATAAAGTATCAGCACTCCCATAAGCTGTGAAGTTCGTATGACTGTCGAATGACTCTTTCACAACTGAAGAGTCTAACTGAGCCTCAATAGCTATGATAGGCTCATTACCAGTCTTATCTACCTCAACGGCAAAGGTAGATGACACATCACCGATATCACTTACAGTAGCGTATTTGACTTCATCTATGAAGAACTCATGATTTTCACTTGTAGTGCTTACCTTACCGAAAAATACTCTGTTTGCTGTATAGAATGGAGTTTGATATGTACTCTTACCTGTTACGAACAACTGGTTTTCAATGAACACATAATACTCACCAGTGTACAGGAACTTTATCTGGAAGTGAACATAGTCTGAAGTTGTGTCGTAAGCGATCTCATCTTCAAACCACTCAACTGTCTCATCGGTCCTGTTGACGAAAATCTTACCATCAACTATGTCTAATACAACGAACTGATTGAACAAGTTGACTATGTTGAATGAGCATACTTGTCTAGTAACAAGACCAGTTTCAACCTTAGCTTTGAAGTCTAACAGGAAGAATGAATCATCTCTGAGTGTAAAGGTTCTCTCATAGTAACACTGGTCTGTACCACAGTTAGCGAACACTAACGTATTCGCGCTAGCTGTGACATGATCCACCCCCGTCTTAGTCCAGACGGGGGTGGATGCATCAGGTTCAGCAGAAGCGTTGAAGTATCCATCCCAAGCGAACATCTTTACTCCGTATCATCTATTTCTTTACAGTACGGCAACCCCTGTACTGACATTCCTTGAACCGTATTCACATTCACGAACGCAAGGGCTCGACCTACCTGATCTGCTAACCTACCGAATACTGACTTGTCTGGATAAGTGTCTATATCCCATAACATCACCAATGGGAACCGGCCTCCCATTGTCCCCTTATACATTAGAGAGATTTCTTCAGCAGTTGTGTTCGATATGTTAACGAAGTCCATACCATTCACTGAGCGAGTTCTAGCTAAATAGTATGACCATACGTTACCGTAGTCTGTAGTGTGATGAACGTTCTTGTACTCTTCACCAAACACCACATTCCAATTGAAGTTCTGAGTGAGATACACTAGCTTACCTAAGATGATCTCTCCAACGAACGGAAGAGTTGGATTATTCGGATCACTTATAGTGAGTCTCCAATATCTATTTGTGTCATTTCCAGTTATCAGATAGTGTATCTCATCAGATGAGTATGGTATCGTAACGTCAAGGTCAGGAACACCGTAAACGTCAGTTGTGTCATTTTCGAGTGTGATACTAGCAGACGATGTTAAGTTATGCCCGATGATACCGACGTAATCACACTCTTGAGATGTAACGAAGTCAATGTTGATTATGTTGTCGTTCTTAGATGTGAACCTGCATGGCTTACTAGCCATTTGATCTATCAGATTTTCAAATGGGTATGTAGTGTTCTCATTGTTCAACGTAGCAGAACAAGAAGAGTGCGCCAGCTTGTTAAAGCCGGCGCTATAACTACCGTAATCGATTATATAAGCTGCATTAGTCATTAAATCTTTCCTTCTATTGACTCTTGTGCAGTACGTCTGAACGTAGCGTTTTTCTTGAAGTCACCTTGAATGAGAGGTCTGATCATTGAGTTGTAATTCTGCTTGAAGCTATTAGCGTCCATCGTAGTAACGTTCAATTGAACTGTAGTTCCGCCGCCACCAAGTGAACCACCGTTCAGAGCCATGTTTCTGAACATCTGAGAAGCAGATGAGTTCAGAACGATTTCATCAGGCTTAAGTAATGCGTGAACTGAATCTGAACCTTGATACCCACCACCAAAACCAGATGAAGGTGAACCACCAGCAGCTTTGATAACACCTTTCATAAGTGAACCAAAAGCGAATTTAGAACCCATCTTTTCAGCACCACCGAAATCCTTACCAACAGAACCAGCGCCACCAACAGCAGATCCACCACCGAATAACCCGCCAAGACCACCAAGGATTTGCTTGATGATGAAAAGCTTGATAGCTTCAGCAATCATATCCTTAACGAACTGCTTGAAGATATCTTTGAGCTTCAGAGTACCATTAACAAGATCAGTTGCGATCTTACCAGAGAGTGAGTCAACTAACCCACCCATGTACTCTTTGAACTGCTGCTTCATAAGCTTAGACTCTTTACCAAGTCTAGCCCTAGCTTTACCAAGCTTCTCGATATCCTTGATCATGGTCCTATCAACATCAAGAGATCCACCAGTTACTTTACCATCTTTAGATGTAGCACCAACAACATTTGCTGTAGTTGCTGCTATATCACCAAGACTCATCTGACCGGAGCGTAGCTGATTTCTCTCTGACTGAGTAAAACGATTTCCGTACTTCTGAAGGGCGACGGCTCCATACTGTCTATCTAATGCAGGATTAGAACCCTGCATTACTAAGTCAGTCATGAAGTCATTCGGACCATTAGCCTTACCGAATGCTCTCATTGCATTAATATCAGCATAGTTCTTAGATGTTGTATCTACGTTATAACCAGTTGTACTCTTCTTATATTCTGGTAATCCCTGATTCTGCCATAATAAAGTTTCAGCCATATCCTTGTTATACTTATCTCGATCTCTTTGAGGAGAAACGACTCTTTCAAGGAATCCAGAAAATGTATGTTCATTTTCTTTAAGAATAACTTTTGCTTGAACTAACCCATCGGTTATGGCTGTGTTTACTTTACCAAGTCCGTTTTTTACAGCGTTTGCTGCTTTATCGTATGTTGAGAAGTTGAATATCTTATCGATCCCAGTTTGCATAATCTGGGAACCTTTATCGATACTTTCATTCAACCCATCATACATTGTTCTTTCATTCCAAAGTTCTTTCATTTTATTGTAATACTTTGGATCAATACTAAAATCATACTTTTGCATATCAACTGTTTCAGATGGTAATCCTCTTAAATAATTAATTGGATTTTTCACAAGATAAGTAATTAAAGCATCACCAGTTAGAACTATTGTTTTAACAAAGTTAACAAGTAAATCTTTAACTAGACTCAATGTTGCTTTAATTGCTTCTGGAAATGCTTTAGATACTTTTTGAGAAATAGAACCAAACACAAAAGGAATCTTCATTATGACAACAATGAAATCTTTAACCCAAGTTGTCATAATATTAGTTTTTTCTAACTCGTCTTTTAACCATTCACCTAAATCAAATTCACCGAATATGGACTTAAACAAATCCTTAATGTATGCCCCTGCTGCTGCTAATCCTTTTTTTACAGCATTAAATGTGTTATCTAAGGTATCAAGAACACCTTTTGCTGAATCAATGATACCTTTTTCCATTGTCTTTATATCCATCGGTTTAATGTCTTTTGATGCTTTTCCAGCAGAATCCACTAAACCAAGATACTGATTTATCTTCAATGCAGCCAAATCGAGAAGTAAAACTATTCCAGTGATAGTAGGAGAAGCACTCTTCTCATAAATACCAGTCCAGAACGCTTCCCACTGAGACTTCAGAATATCAATGTAACCCTTAAGGTTGGAAATCTTAGCAACGTACATATCAAGAGCAGTATTCTGACGCTGGAGCATGTCATAAGCTTTTTGATCAATGAAGTTAAGCCCATCTTTACCCTTAACACTCTTCATGTATTGAATGATTGAGAACGAAGGACCAGCAAACAGTTTACCAAAGTATCGTTTAGCTTGATCGACTCCCATACCCTTATCAGCAAGAATTTGGAAAGCTTCACCAACTGAACGACCAACTGATATAACTATGTCATTAGGAGTAAGACCTAATTCAGTTAAGACTTTCTTCTTATCACCAGTAACGGAACCGCCCATCGTTGACATAACTCCGCGAGGAGCCGTACCAGCTTGAGATGCCATTCTACCGATATCTTTATAGGCACCAATCATTGAAAGAGTCTGCTCTAAGCTTTGACCGTACACAGCACCTTCAGCACCAGCATATCCGAAGGCGACTTTCAGACCTTCAAAGTTGATAATTGAGTCATTCAGAGCATTTGATAACTGATTAGTAATCCAGTAAGTATCTTTAGCTGTCATGTTATATGCTTTCATAGCGCCAATAGTCATTGTGGCTGCTTCTGAAAGCGAGACGTTCTGAGCAGTAGCGAATGCTGAGATGATAGGATACATCTTCATTGCTTCAGTAGCTTTGAAACCAGCACGACCTAATTCTTCAAGACCAGAAGCAACTTCAGATATAGACTTACCCATCGGAGCCATGTTACGAGCAAACTTCATTACTTCATCATTTGTAGTTCCAAGAATGACAGCAGCAGTAGAAACCTTACCAATTACTTCAGCATATTTCAAAGTAGCGTCGTAAAGTTCACCAGCTAAGAATGAAGCAAGATCGTAGAGCTTCCCAAGAACATAAGAAACTGCATTATAGACAGCCTTCATAACTACAACAAAGGCGTCCCATGCTTTACCAACTATTTCAAGTGCTGCATTAACACCAGACATGACAACTGAAAGAGATTCCCAAAAGGTAAGAACAGGTTTAGCAGTATCGGAAGTCTCTTTAAGCATTGAGTTGAGTTCTTTATACTTCTCTTTTTCAGCAGCTTTAATTGCAGTAGCCATTGCTTTATCAATATCGCTTATGAATTTAGCTTCTTTTTTAGCTGCTTCGATCTTATCTTTGGTTAACTGATCGTTTATCTTCTTTGCAGCATTTACTCTGATTTCATATTCTTTCTGCATCTCTTTATCAATTTGTGCAATAATAGAAGCGTTAATAGCAGCATTTTTCTTAACTGCTGCTTCTCTAGCTTTTGTCTCTTTATCTATGTAGCTTAGTCTCTTAGCTAACTCAACTTTCATCTCTTTATCAATTTGCTTATTGATAGCAGCAATATCATTAGCTTGCTGAGTAGCGGCTTTCTTATTCGAGTCAACGATCTTCTGAAGCAACTTTTCAAGCTGATTAGCCTGTTCAGCTACTTCTTTTCCACCTTTATTCAAAAAGTTGAAAACAACTTTAACTTCTCTTTGGTTTGCCATCTCGATTCCTTACTATGTCTCCAAGAGTTACAGGACCACTAGCCTCTTCCGCTATCTTAGACCGTTCTTCGTACTGCTTCTGAGCTTTCTTTATGTAGAGAGGGTCCATTGTCAATTTATCAACTAATGATTTGCAATACATGAATGTTTCGATCAAGATATTAGGCTGATCTTTCGATCCCCCTGGAAATGGGAGATGCCCAATCGCATTGAATGTAAGGAAGTCCTCCCATAGTTCAAGAACGTCCTCTGTAATCAATGCGATTGGGCACCTATCTACATACGACCAAGGTAAGGTCGTATCTATATAGACTTGTCGTTCTTCGGGAGGCGGCTGGTCATCTTCCGAAAATTCGCAATACCGCTCTAGCTTCCGATTCTTCGTACAAGTCTCACAGTTGTATTTCTCTTCGTAGTCCTTATCCTTCAATTCAGCTAAGTTGAGTAGGATTAACGCCTTTAAGCCTTTTTTTTACCTTCGTCGAGGTGCGACCGATTCTGGATCGCCTCAAGGATATCCTCAACCAACTCAGGAGGAGCGGTATCGTAGAAATCAGCAACGTCCTTGAAGGCAACAACAGTACCGTCAGCAGCCTGCCAGGAGAAGTTCTTGATCGTAACGATATGATTGATAGCTATGATTTTCTGAACTTCCTGGCTGTTAGTCTGAATACCGTCATCCTTCTTCTTAGCAGGATAGACTTTCAGAAGCTTCTTATACTGCTGGGCATCCTGATTCGAGAAAGGCTTGATAACAGCGATCATCTGATCCTCTTTAGGGAGGTCACGATTACCGCAATAGTCAGGAACATACTCAACTGTCTGGCCGACCTCGTAGCGAGTGATAAGCATTTTCTGTACCCGTTTCTTTCTGGTTAATGAATGTTAGTTGTACTTGATCGAGATTTCGTTCTCACCAGCAACAGTAGCCTTTGCGATACCCTTGAACGTTAACGTACAAAGATCCGTCTCAGGGATCTCAATAGGAATAACGTCAAACTCGCAATAAGGCATCGTGATGACGATACGAGCACCAGCGGTATCACCTAATGTGACTTCCATAGCAACATCATCAAACTGCTGAGACTTACCAATCCACTTACCGTAAGCAGCGCGAGCGTGAGTAGTGCCGTTAACGGTAATCTCACGGAAGTCAGTGGCGGTATAACCATCAGCAGAAGCAGAGCCGTAAGTATCTCGACGGATATTAGCCTTGTTATCAATCGAGATGGTAAGCTCACGGAACTTGTGTTCCACAGTATCGAGCTTGATAGTGCCAGGGAAACAACCAAGAGGAACACCATGAGTTGTGCTAGCGGCGAAGAAAGGAACAACTGTAGCAGCTAAAGCGATGTTACCAGTAAGAGCGGAGCCGAGATTCACAGTAGTTCCAGAAACAGAAACGACTGTATAACCAGCACCAGCATTATCATTAGTTCCGAGCTTGATAATGCTATTAGCCATCAGATAGTCATGCGCGTCAGCAACGGTAATAGCAGAAGCGCCGGAAGCGGCTGAAGCTGAAGTAACAGTTGACTGAGTGTGAATATAATCAGCAGACTCGCCGCTATACTCAATCTCAACTTCATCCTCACCCTTAACGCGAACTTCCATCTTGGTCACAATCGAACCGGGAAGAGACTGAGCGTAATCACCACAGATACGATGAAGAGTAACTGATGTATCATAAGTCAGAGAAGGAGTATACAGAACATGTGTGGAAGCAGAAGTAGCCTTAGCACCAAGAACACACTCAATTAACTGATCGTCATCAGCCGCGACACCGGCTGAACCAGAAGGACAAGCGTAAAGTGTTAAAGACCACTCAGCTTTCTTCCTTCTAGTGATGCGCTCGTTAATTGATCGAGAGAGTTTCTTATCAAGTCGATTAACTCTCTCCTGAGTACAAGTAAACACTGATTTCTTAACTCTGAGGCCGTGGGCTGTGGTCGGCTTAACGAAAGTACCGAAAACTGTTTCGGGACTAACGTATACACCTTCCTGTGACCCAGCAGGGACACCGAGATTTCCAACCGACATTTTAACCTCTTTCTATTCGTCAACACCACTTATATAATAGCGAGATCCTTGCGTCCAGGTGTTAATCCACCATAATGATTAGAAGTCTTCACAGTAAGTAACTTCAACGTTTACTGTAAGAATTCCAAATGGTTGAAAGTCTGTCTTGTTTGTGTCTCTCTTACCTATTTTCATTCTACTAACAAGAGCAGTTCCAGTAGCAGTTTCTTTAAGAGTTGGATTGTTCTTATAGAGCAATGTTCTTAAGTCTCTTAAGAACTTAGCCATTTGGCTATTGAAATCCATATCAGTTTCAAGTGTTTCGCGGAACTTAACATAGAGCTTGAAACCGTCCTCTATCTTAGAATGCTCGCCAGGGTAGAGTTCATCATCACCAGTTTCATAGTCTAAGTAGATAGCAGGACAATCATTGAACGTCAACCATTGAGATATCTTTGTAAACACACCACCAACATTAGTATTATAACTGTTGGAGGTAGTGATAGTCTTTAAGATAGTCTCAAGTTGATCTATGATTCTCTTTAAGTTACCAACCTCAGGTGTTGGCATCTAAACCTCCAATATCTCATTGAAATGATCTATCAGCACTTCAGCAGCGTTTTCAACGAACATCTCATCAAACCAAAGAACTGAACGCTGAGGTACATACGCTCCTCTGAATATCTTAGAAGCGTTTATCTTACCCCACTCATTACTCACAGCAGGATCATTACTTCCAATTGAGATCATCTTTCTATTTCCAACAGCGTTGAACTTGTGTAGTGGATTTCCAGACTTCTGTAAGCTGTTGTAGTAACTTCCACTACCCATCATGGCTTTCATCCCGTATAAGTTAGGCTTAAAGCCGCCTCTCTTAGTTCCTAATCTAGCGATACCAAGAGACTTCAACATCAGAGTGTTTGGTTTTAATGCGTTCCAAGCACCAATTGGATTCATCTCATTTTGAAAATGAGAGTTGATCATAGCATACATCATAGTACGGATTTTTTCAAATGGCTGAGTTAGATCATAGGTCATATCCTTGGTCAAAGGTTTTAGAAGGTCTGCATTACTTATGTCAACCTTGAAACCATATAGACTTGACCTAGATATCATCATCAGTCATCACCGGACTCTTGTGAAAGTCTTGATTCTCTATCATCTCTTTCATCAGCCACTCTGTCAAGATCAATACCATCAACACCCCAGTTAAGTTCATCATCAAGATCAAACGTCTTTCTGATATCTTCAGTAGATGAACGAATCTTGGAAGCTGTTGAGGCGAGCTTAACGGCAGTAGCTATTGAAAGTTTACCTTCTGAAATAGAAATAAGTCGCTTGATAACTCTGTCATACTGATCTTTGATAGTGTCCCAAGCAACAGGAACAGTACCAGTAGCAAACGCTTCAGCAACAATGTAATACACTGACATTATCTTAGAGAAGTTGGCAATCACCTTAGGAATAGGATTAAGAGGAGTAGCGTACCTATTACAAAGATAGTTGTCAATCTCACTATCAGCATATTCGATATTAGCTGAAATTGTACTATCAGGAATTGAAGCTGAAGCTATACCGCCCATAGCTCTACGAACACTAGCAACAGCTATATAAGACATTTACTTCTTCCTTTTAGCTTTAACAGGCTTTTCCTCTTCATCTTCTGGTTCGGATGAAGGAACATCAGCAGGAACTAAAACCTGATCGTTTTCCTCTAAATTGTCTTCATCAAACTCTACTTCTGACTTAACGATATCCTTAGGAACTTCAAGAACCTGAATAAGATTAACATTCTTAGTCTCAACAGGAGGGGGAAGATTAGCCTTAACAACATTCTTGAACTTGAGATAATCAGCTTCAGTTATCTCAACAGCATTTGAATCTTCTTCACAACCGACACTCTTATAGAAGCACATATACTTGAGATCATTATCATTGTGGCACTCCTTCATGCAAGTGCCCTTCTTATAGATAGTACCCTTGTAAATGGTATTACTAACAAATCTGAAATACTTATACATTGTTTCCCCGTATTCTATTGATAGACCAGTACATAATACTGGCGGGGGATTTTTCCCCCGCCAGTTAGTTACTCTTAGCCGTTAACGTTATAGATCATATAGCCGCAAAGGTTGGACACGATCTCCTCAGTGAGAACGTGGGAAGTCTCGATCCACTCCAGGTTGCGGGACTCGTCGCGCCAAGCCTTGACGATTGAATTGCGGGACTGGAACGTATAAGCAGCCGAAGCCGTCTCCATGTCGGGATTGGGATCAACATAGAGGAGCACAGCCGAGTCGTTCCACACGCGAGCCATTGACTCAGTGGCAACGCCGAGGGCGGCGCTATCGTACACTGACGAGCCAACGATCCAGTTAGGAATACCAAAGAGGCCCTTGAAGAACGAACTCTGCTTGCCGATAACATTAGCGTCAGCAGCCATGAACTCCATCAGCGTGATACCATCAGCCTGAGCCTTGAGCCAGCGCACAACCGTATCACGAACAACATCATTGATGATGATCGTGTTAGGATACACGCCAGCCTGGAGCAGAAACGCTGAACGAGCCGAATGCACGTCAGCCTCAGGATCAGCCGAAGCCTCATCCCAGTGATTCGACGGATGAGCGGAAGCGGCCCAGTTAGCGCCAGTCTGCATGAGGGTCTGAACGCGGCGCTCACGCGCGAGCCTGAGGGCGCGGGAGAGCTTGGTCACGGTGCGGGTGCGAGGGCGAATAGCGGAGTCGCTATTAGCAATTCGACGATCCGTAACGTGAGCCTTCAGAGCATGCTCTGAACAGGAATAGGTATCAGTCGTCTGAGTCCAACTGAATTCCTTAGCCTCAGCGCCATCGGCACGATAGGTATCAACGGGCTTCAGTTCCTCACGATTGAACTTGTAATACTTGTCCGACTCCTTCATGACGGGGATAATCGGGCAAACGAGATCCGCAATAAAATCCTGCTCGGCGGGAAGCTGAAGGGCGAAGTTAGTTAACGCAGCATCAACATGAACATCTTTCATCACTGACATGCTGAAAGCACCTTTCTCTTTCTAAATTACGAATTTTCGGAAAACTTAAACAACAGTGACCTGGATCATAGGAGCAAAGAGCAGACTAGCACCAACTGTGCTTGAGCTTTCGAGAGCGATACCAACGATGTACACAGTACCGCCGCCGTTAACCCAAGGTGTCAGCCTACCAACGTTATCCGTCATCAGGACGCCACCAGCAGTAATGGCAGCACCAACGACGCCGCAAAGAGTACCGCCACCGTTTAACAGAGCAACGGGAACGGTAGCGTCATCAGTAGTAGCTGAGTCCATAGCCAAACCGATACACTGAGCGCCAGCAGCCGAAGCGGCTTTGACGTAATCAGGAGTAGCAGTTTTCAGCCACAGTAAGTAACCCTTAGTAATAGCAGTAGAGCAACACATCGAAATAACAGTAGCTTTAGCAGTTGATTCACCGGCCAAGTTATATCACCTCTTTCTGAAACAGTTACAATGAATTAGGCTTTCTGAACAAACGGAGCAAACAGAACGTCTTTATCGGCGCCAGTAACAGTCTCCATAGCAATTCCAACGATATAGCGTGTGCCTGACGAAGCGTAAGTAATCAGCTTACCAACGGCATCCGTCATCAGAAGCGCACCAGCGGTAATGTCAGTTGACGACAGACCAACAAACGTACCGCCACCAGTTAACAGACCAACGGGAACATGGATATCGCCTTCGGAAATGTCGGCGCCGTCCATAGCGATACCGATGCAGCACTCACCAACGGCAGAAGGATGCAGAACGTAATCAGGAGCAGCGGGGTTAATCTTGAGCAGATACTTCTTCGTAATGTCAGCCGTCTGACACTTCATCGAGATAACAGTAGCCTTGGCAGTTGACTCGCCAGCCATTTTAGAATCTCCCTTTCTTACTTCTTATTGACTTCGCGTTCGGCCTGAACGAAAGCCTCTTCAAGATCGATCTTCTTACCAGACTTAGTAGCTTCATCAACTAACATCTTAGCCTTCTCGGCAATAGCAGCATTCTCAATGCTATAATCGTGCTCACCGATCTTCATGTATTTCTTAGGCTCAGTCATCGAAGGAGGACTAATAGGATCATCCTTCACTGAAGTATCAGAAGCGAGTTCCTTGAACTCAACCTGCTTGATACCACCAAGGAAAGCCTTGAAGATATCCAAAGCAGGAGTCTCTTTCTCAGAGAACTTAACCTTCTGAGCACTAACAGTAAGAGCCTCAAGAACTGCAACAACCTGAGCCTTATTCTTAGGCATCAGATTACCATTGCGAACAAGATTCTCAGTGAAATTAGAAATATCACCAAGCATAGCCTGATACTTGAAAAGCTCAACCTTGGTGGCGTTATCAGCAGCAAGTTTATTAGCCGCGTCTAAGTCAGCCCTAAGTTTAGCAATCTCAGTATCAGAAGCCATCTTCATCTCATCAAACTTAGCCTTGAAAGTATCCAGAACGGGAACCTCAAGCTTAGTCTCAACAACAGGAGCTGGAACCTCAGCAGGAGTCTCAACCTTAGCTTCAACAACAGGAGCGGGAACAACGGGAGTTTCAACCTTCACCTCAGGAGTAACCACAGGAGTCTCAATCTTCACCTCTGAAGTATCAGGTTTCACTTCATCAGTCTTGATAACCTCAGCCATTACATTTCCTTTCTTATCTGTAGTATCTTCCATTTCTTTTTCTAACTCTGTGTCGAAATCAAACTTGTTTATAAATTCGGCTTTAGTTGAATCTGAAAAATGAATAGATTTGAGGCCAGAGACACAAGGGGGATTAACACCTAACAGAGCCACAGCAGTAAGAAAGTTCTTACGCTTCTTACCAGCATACTCAGAATTTCTAACAATCTCACAAGACTTGAAACGAAGTTTCTGAGTCTTTATATGTGACTCAAATATATCAATGGGGAATGAGAAATCCCCTAACAACCACTCATCTTCTTTATACAGATCAGTGACCCAACCAAGTGCTTCCTCTTTAGAAGTGTCGTCGTGACCACACTTCAGAGAAGGCTGATAGGTGTCTTTGAGATCATTGAAGTTCTCAATCATATCATCAAGATCATTAAGAGTGTACTTTTGACCTTTCCAAGTTCCTGTTCTGAAGATTCTCTCACGGGAGATCATCTTCATTGAAGCCGCCATTTTGTTACTCACTTTCTTAATCTGATATATAAAATAATCAGAAACACCTGGAAATAACTTAGCTCTTATATCTTCAGTTACAGAGTGAAGATGTTGATAGTTTGAAAAACTCCAAGGCTTTGCTGGCATATGAAACTGAAGATCAACAAACAAGTCCTCGTTATACTTATTACACTTTAGGTTAATCTTAAGTGGAGACTCATACGGAAGTACGATGTACTTAAGATGACCTATCTTAACTCTATTATAAATACGTTCATAGTATTCATAAGTTGAGTTCATTAACTTCCTCGTTTCTAAATCTTAGTAAGAAGGCTCTGAGAGAATATAGTAAGAAACGGGTAAAGAACTACTTTCTCAGATACCTACATTATATAATAGGTATCAGTATTTCTTTAGTGTTTACTCACCTTAATTTGGTGTCGATCCCACCTCTGTTCAAGATAAGCTCTATAAATCTGATATGCATACCAACATCACAGCACTTCTCAAAATCATCCTTATCAAATGAGTCAAGACAAGATGAAGGATCGAATGAGCCGTACATCTCCAATGAACTTTGCACAAGTTTATGAGCTTCATCCCGTGAGAACCCGTAATCAATGAGCTTGAGAAGGATAGCACCGCTTGACCACTTAGCTTCGCCTTCACCACAGTTGTAATTCATAGCGTAGGTGTTAACAGTGAGGTTTTCAATTATCGATGAAAAAGAGTCAAGCATATAATGAGAGAGGTTAAACACATCAGGAAGCATAATGCGTTCAACAGAAGAGTTACTGATATCTCTCTCATCACAAAGAACAATGTTTTCCATCGAAACATTGACGTAAGACCTCATTATCCTGGCTAACCCACAAAGCTGCTCGCAAGAGATGGGGTTTTTCTTGTGTGACATGCACGACGAGCCGCGCTGGTTAACCCCATAACCCTCTGAGAGTTCCGAAATTTCGGAACGAGCTAAGGAACGAATGTCAGTGCAGATTTTCTCAATCGATGAGGCCATAATAGCGAGAGATGATACTAACGAGGCGTAACGATCTCTTGCGACGACTTGAGTAGCAATAGGCTCTGGAGTCAAGCAGAACTCAGAAAGAACTTCACCCTCCATACTAGGAGGAAGGTAGCAACACGAACCAACAGGACCAGAAAGTTTACCAACAGCAATTTCATTCTTAGCGTTTATGACGCGCTGGCGTGAACGCTTTAAGAAGGTGAACCAAGATCCGACTTTAAGACCGAAGGTAATGGGAACAGCATGCTGCCCATGCGTTCTCCCCATCATCTTATCGTGAATGTAATTGCAAGCGAGAGCCTTTAGAAGAATCATCGCTTTATCGATTGAGCCAATGAGAATATTCAGAGACTTCACGCAAAGGACGGCGTTAGCTGTGTCAACAACATCAGAAGAAGTAATCCCGTAATGAATGAAACGACCAAGCTTTTCAGATGTGTTGATTCTCTCTTCAACGTTTCTAACGAATGCAGCAACATCGTGCCTTAGTTCTTTCTCTAAGGTTACGATTTCCGAAATTTCGTAACTTGCACGACGCTCAATGACTTCTAACTCTTCCTGAGAGAGCTTACCCATCTTCTTCAATGCTCTGACTAACGCTAACTCGATTGAAAGCCAGGTGTCGTACTTAGATTTCTCAGACCACACTAACCTCATTCGCTCTGTGCAATACCTGTCGATCATATCTCGATCCTTATAGCGTCACCTTTTGCGAAAGGCTTAATGCTTGCTGACTGGATAACCCCGTCAGCAAACTTGATACAGAAGTGGAGTTCTTTATACTCCCCCTCTTTCATCATCTCAGCTAACTTAACACAAATAGCATCCATATACTTGATGTTATTGGTATTGTTGCTTCTGACCTTTTTCATATCAATCCTTAACGTTCGGGTTACTATCGTCGGTTATTGACTGTTCATCACTACCACTTCTAGTAGCACCGCGTTCATCCGGTAATCCATCGGTTGAGCCAATAGGATCTTGCTGACCCTTACCAGGAAGGATTATCTCCTCACCAGAACCGTGGAACTCTTCCTGCTGAATAGGAAGATCAACGAAACCAAGCATCCACGGAGCGCGATGAGTAATAATACCAGATGAAGTAAGTATCTGAAGGATCTGAGCCCTGTCCTTGCGAGTCTCACGCTTCATCGAAGAGAACTTGAATATCGGATAACGCTTAACATCAGGAAAGTTCATATCAACTAACGGCTTGATGATCTGCTTCTCAAAGATCGTCTCTTCGATAATCAGACCAATGAAGTCCAGTAACATAATGAACATATCATACTGTGTCTTACCTAATCCGTAAGATCCACCAGTACCAAAACCGCCAGAAAAACCCAGCAACTCAGGTAGAGCAGAGGAACGAACAAGTGCTCCATTTTCAATACCGATCTTCTTCTCAAATCCAGGAGTAGCAGGACGCATTGACTCCATAAATCCAGGCTTGAAACCCGCAGGATAAGTAAACGAAGAACGATGCTGCAATGAACTCAGAACAGATTGCATTTTCGTAATGTCTTCACTATCAGCACCGGCAGGAACTTCACACATCGCAATAGGTGAGCCGTAATTCTCAAGATACATATTCCAAATCTTAGAGATGATATCCTTGGAGATCCACGCTCGATAACCGGAACGGAAGTCAGAGATACCATAAGGGTTTCGGAACTTTGAGTTGTAACTGAACACGACAAACTTATCAGTAGGATAATGAGGCATCATCTTCATCTTGTCTCGGTCCTGTGACCAGTTACCGAAAACAAGACAACCTGTGTTCTGAACAATACCGTTCTTCTTCAGTTCGCCAGTCTCTTCTCTATCGAAAAGGAAACCCTTAGGATCTTTAGGAGCGATAGTCTTAAAGACTACCTTACCCTTGTAAGGACCAACCTCTTCGTACTTCCAAACCTTCTCAGCAATTGCATAGCCGTAATCAAGTGCGGTCATCAAGTTGAAGATCAACTCTCTGATCGTGATATCCATGCTCTCGAAAAGACTGTAACGGACGAAATCAGAAATCTCTTTATCGATAGCGTCTTTTCCATTTGGGTACACGTCAAAGTCAGTTGACAAACGAGCGATCTTCTTAATGGCACTAGAAATGAATACCTGATCGTCAGTCATCATGTAGTCATAAACGCTAAGACCTTTCTTCTGAATGAGCAAGTCGGGGTTCTGAGCATACCCTTCATACTCACCATTCTTATCAGAAGAAGTAACTGCTCCAATCTGAGTATTGGCAGCAGTAGCGTCCATCGAATCTTCTTTTGTAGCCAAACCCTTTAACTTAGCATTGACAGCAAAAGACGACTTTTCATTTGACTTAGTTATGAAATTCTTAGCCTTCATTCCCGTTGTCTCCCATCCAAAGTTCTTGATCTTTATTGTAAACGTCTATTATTGAATGATCCGAATCACCATCATCTAAACCAGTAAGTCGTTCGCCACCTGAGTAATAAGCGTTCTTATTCACACGCTTAAGATCATTGCAGTATTTCATCATGTAATACCTCATAGCTGCAATGCTATGGTTGTTAGCATCGATGGGTATTTCATTTTCACCCTTCGGATACTTAGCAACCTCAAATTCAAATGTGGTGTTTTTCATGCTTCTATCAATCAGCAACAAAGGTTCATTATTAAGAGGATCAACTGTCATGTGGTCACGAAGAACTTCAAGACCTGCACTAATGTCGTTTATTCCAGGAACAAACGTACACCCTGGCAAAAGTTGTTTAAGTATGAGTCTCTGATCCAACTCTTCGGGGTCACACACACAACGCTTGACGTTATACTTCTCAAAGTACGGCTTAATGAACTTAGCGTTATCTAACGTACTGTAACCTGGACGGTAAAGTTCCTTGAAAAATCTAACCTGCCGACCAGACTTCTGAAGGAACAAACAAGAGAATGGATTTCTAACACCAAAGTCTATAGTAGCCTCTACATTTTTTCCTTCAATTGCTGGAACATCTTGCACGAACACTTCTGGATGCCAGTTAGGAAAGACTGAACCTCCAGTAGATATGAACATTCCGAGAATTTCTTGCTTATACGATGCAGGTGATGTAACACCTAACGTATTGCGAAGTTCTCTGATTTCATCTCTAGGAACAAGTGGATTATCGTAGAGAGTAGAATGGAAAGATTCATAGTTAGCATATCTCGGATCACCAGACTTGCCATGCAACCATTGCTTATGGAAAAGATTACCTCTACCGCAAGGGGTGGAGATTCCAAGAAAGTCTCCACTGAAGGTAATAAGTCTCTGTCTGAGATACTGGTCGAATACTTCTTCTGAAATTCGACTCATCTCATCACAGATCATGAAGTTAACACCTTCACCTAGTAAACCTTGAGGCTTCTCACAAGATTTACCATATATCTGTGTTCCATTAGCTAGAAAGATAAACTTCTCTCTCCATGACTTTCTAGTAACCGGAAAAGGATACTGTTCACATAAGATATGCCAGATGACTCTGAATATCTTTTCAGTAAGAGCATAAGTAGGGGCAACGATCCATATGATGTTACCTCTAGGATCTATAATGTAGGGAAGTGCTTCGTTCGCGGCCATGTATGTCTTACCAACGCGGGCAGCAGCCGCCCAAAATCTGTAACGAGCCATTGAGCGATGCACTTTATCTTGCCCACGATGAGGGACATAACCGAACTGTTTGAAAATGTCGTACTTGTACTTTACAACATCAGGAACCAAAGACTCCAAAACTTTGGACATGAGAACACCCCGTTTTCATCTACTTATATAATAGGAGGCTCATACTTAAACCATCAGTACACCTTAATAGTGTTTACTGCATTTGAAAAGAGTAGTATTATATATGTAGAAAGGCTGGTGTATATGGCAATTGAAGTGTATCCTGGTATCCTTCTGTACTCTGACACTAACTCGTTTGCTCTTGAGGTTACTTATCCTAGAAGTATGGTGTCTAAGGGTCGTAAGAATGACAAGAATGGTAATCCTATTACCAAGGGATCAACTAGAATTACTTGGCATCCTTCTATCGGATCTGCATTACGAGAAGCTTTCGATTGTGCTATCATAATATCTAAGGATATGAGACATGATGAAGATGATGTTAGATTTAGTAATATGAAGAAGCTCTACAAGATCATCAAGGAAGTTACTGCTAAACTTCTAACTACAGGAAATAAGATTAGACTGATCGATCTTAATCCACCTAAGAAGCTTGAGAAGAAAATCAAGCAAGTCGAGGACGAGATAGATGAAGATTAACACATTCGAGGTAGATGGATTTAAGAAGTTGTGTAATGTCTATTACACAGTCTCTACAGTTGGTGATCGTAAGAACGACTACCCGTTAGAGAAGATCAAGTTTTTCCCAAGCAAGAACTCCACGAAGCTGGCTTCCTTCCTTATTAAAGAGTTCTCCGAGGAGGGTCAAGTCGTCCTGGACCCTATGTGCGGATCAGGGACTACGGCAGTTGAGGCGATCAAACTCAAGAGACTCTTCAGAGGGTTCGATATTCATAGTAAGAACGTTCTTCTTACTCAGACTTGCATAGATTTCATCACTCACAAGCTTAATTACTTCCCTAGAAGCAATGTCTATCTTGGTAATGCTTGTAAGAAGAAGAACTATTCAGAAGAAGTTAACTTAGTCCTATTTTCTCCACCTTACGGGCTTCAGAACCACTCAACTGGTACATCTAAGAAGCAAACCTCTATCACAATGGAGAAAAGCCTCTATTCTTGTCAAGATTACGGTGTTTCTAACCCTTATGACCTAGCAAAACAGAAGAATTTAGACCATTTTTACCCTCTTATGGAAGCTATTTTGAACAACTGTAGAGCTTCTTTAGTCAAAAATGGTCATATTTGTATCATTTTACAGGACTATGTTAGGAAGGGAAAGCAGGTCGGGCTCGTCCAAAACATAGCAAATATGATGATTTCTGCTAAGTTTAAGCCTGTTGGATACATAGAAAGAGAGCTAAAACCGTCATTTTTCAAGACTTTATTGATTAGAAAAGGCCATAATGTAGTCTGTGTTGAGCATACTTTGGTTGGTAAAGTATGACAAAACGCGAATTACAGTGGTTAAGACGCATTAAAGAGAAGAGAATGGACTTCTTACAGCCTAAAAACATCAACAAATTCTCCTCTACTGAGAAAGAAATGCTGTTTTTAGTCAAAGAGAAGTGCAAAAAGAAGAAAATTGACATATCTTTACCAGATTTGAAGAAGTCTTGGCGTAAAATCAAGACTTTGTTCATAGATAGGCTTCATCAAGGCAACGTAGACTTCTCAATCTTCCTTATGAACTTCTTCTGGAGCCCTATCGGTGAGAAATTCTCTAGGATTCACATCAAGGAAGTCTCAAAGCTTGAAGAGTACCTCAACTGGTTACGAAATTTCGGAAAACACGAAGAAGGATCAGAACAGAAGCTCAGAGACAAGTCATTATCTGGTTGGTTAGAGTTCAAACACATGATCGAGAAGAAGAGAAAGCAGAAAATGAATGAAATCTAGTGAACTTATAGATATACTACAGAATCACATCAAAGTTTTCGGTGACTGTGATGTATGCATCAATCATTGGGGTGCTATTTACTCAGACATTGATGTGAAATTTAGAAAGTTCTTGAATGAAGTCAAGATTGATATCACCCCACCGATGAACGAAGATTTGAAAAAACCATTATGAAGCCACTTCTCAAATGGGTTGGAGGTAAGAGACGCTTAATCCCTAAGATTGAGCATCTCTTTCCAACGGACTTCAAGAACTACTATGAACCATTCATAGGTGGTGGAGCTATATTTCTTTACCTTAAAGATATATCCTATAAACGCACTTGGTTCATCAACGATAAGAACTCTGATCTAATCAACTGTTACGAACAAATCAAATGGTATCCAGAGGAAGTTTTCAATTCATTAAGAAAAATTGCTGTACTTAACAGCAAGGAACTGTATTATAGTGTTAGAGACAGGTTCAACGAACACTCTTGCCATCCTATCATGCAATCTGCTCTCTTTCTCTACCTCTCTTCTAAGTGCTTCAACGGATTAATCCGCTACAACAAATCCGGTAGGTTCAACACCCCAATCCACGCAAAGGGTCATGAGGATAGGAAGATTCCGACGCTTGAGACGATAATGGATCTCCACCACATGCTCAACCGAACCAAAATCTCTTGCGTTGATTGGTCCTTAGCAATTGAAACTGCTAAGACTGGTGACTTCGTTGTTCTTGATCCTCCTTACTATCCGATCTCTAACACGGCAAACTTCACATCATACACCGGAGACGGGTTTGGAGTTGATGAGCAAGAAAAACTAGCAAAGACGATGAGTGCTCTAGCTGATAGAGGGGTTATGGTTATGGCGTTTAACAACTACTTGAAAGAGACATTCAATCTCTACAAGAAAGATCCTAGAAACCGCATCTTTAGGATCAAGGTTAAACGCTATCTACGAATGGACGGAAGTAACGCACATAAATCATACGAGATGTGCGTTATCAACTACTGAGAAAGGGACTACAATGCGTGAAGTCAATGGTAATCTTTTCGAGCCGGAGCAGCTTGGTCTTGGTAATTTCGACGCTATCTGCATTACTACCAACGGATATGTTCGCAAGGATGGTTGTGCTGTGATGGGACGCGGGTGCGCTAAGGCTGCTGCTGACAAGTGGCCGTATTTCCCTCGTTTGCTTGGAGCACAAATCCGAAATTTCGGAAACTCTCCTATTGTCCTCACCATCGATCAGCGTTACGCGGTTGTTACTTTTCCGGTGAAGCCTATCCTTGTGAAGTATTGCAAGGAAGTCGATCATCTCGTCATGGAGAAGTACAAGAGCAAGTTTGCTAATGATGGTCGATTTGTTCCAGGTTGGGCGTGCAAGGCTGACTTTGATCTGATTGATCGTAGTGCTAGCCGAATTCGTAAGCTTACTGATCGCATGGGATGGCAGAGGGTTGTTACTGTTCGCCCCGGTTGCGGTAATGGCGAGCTTGACTGGGCTGCTGTGAAGCCTATGCTTGAGAAGCACTTTGATGATCGGTTCTACGTTATCACGTTTGGAAGGCGTGAATATGCTCCTCGACAGGAGTAACATAAGGAAATGGCTTAAAGCTCGTAAGTTTGAGATAACGAACGAAGAGAACGCTCTCAAAGCTGAATTGAAGCTTTCAAAGAACAGAGTTATAGGCTTTGGGATGGTCGGTGACGTTAGTCACTACAAAAACATGATTGTACTCGAAGCAAAGATGAAGTGGAATGATAAGACTTTGTTCTATCACTCAGTTCCGATGATTCAGTTCTACTTCTATCTTCCAATTGAGCATAGTCATGTTGACAAGATTCTCAAGATGATGATCAAGTGGACGAAGTTTGCATTTGAGGAATACAAGAACAAACGTCTTACGCTGTGAAAGAGATACATGATAATCACTAAGGATATATTCAAGAAATACCTTAAGAGCAGACACTTTGAGCTAGGTAGGAAAGTAAACAAAGATGATGTTACCATGGCTCACATGGATCTTGGTAACAAGAGGATAATCGTTTGTACGATGTGGGGTGCAGAGAAAGGTATCTGCACCCTCACAGCTAAAGTAATCTGGAACAGTAAGATGCACTGTTACAACTCGATACCTTGCGTGCAGTTCATGTTCTATTTTCCTATCGATCACAAGCATATTGATAACATGCTTAAGTTCATGATCAAGTGGACCAAGTATGCTAGGAATGAACGTAAGCAAGGAAGGATGGGGATAATCTAATGCCAGTTTATGTATTCGAGTGTCCTAAGTGTGGATTCAAGACAGATTTTCTTGAGTCTTGCAAGGACTCTAATGATAAGATTCATCCTTGTGAGAAGTGTACTGGTAACATGGTGAAGATTCCAGGAACCTTCAAGTTCGATATGCTGAAGTTCAGCAGATTCTATCGAACATGATCAACATATTCGATCCCTATAAGACAGTCTGTGATGCGTACTACAAGTACGAAAAGAAGCACAACTTAAAGAACCGAAACGTGAAGGTAGTTTATAACGACAATCTGAAAAAGAAATTAGGTGTATATGGTTATACTGTCAAGTTCCCAAACTTAGACTATTACATAGTGTCTATTGACACTACTTTACCTTTGTTCACTCAGCTTGATACTCTCGCGCATGAGCTTGCTCATGTTGCTGATGGTCTGACTCATAGGCACAATAAAACGTTCAAGAGAATCTACACTGAGATCATCAGTGAGTTCCTTCTGAACGTATCAACTAGCTCAGACATGATCAACAACGATATCTTTGGTGAAAAAGGTAGCGGGTGGATCATGCCATCGCAAAGGTCGAGGTTCCACTTGTTCGTCAAGGGTAACTCTGCCTGCGGGAAGTATTACATCGGAGTGGAAGATTACGAATTTTCTGAATCTCCTCCGAAGGACGAGCGTTGCAAGGAATGCCAAGAGTTTGCAATAATGATCGGGGCCGATGAATGATCAAGTATTGTGTTAGCTGCTTCTCTTGCGGTGATGTAGAAGCTGACATTGAATATTGCCTACATTCGAGACAGCTTGAAAGATTTCTCACCAGGATAAAGAAAGAGGGTTGGGTTCAGATCAACAGTAATGAGCCTGGAGCACCTTCTAAGTTTTACTGCGAACATTGCGCTAAGGAGTCCTATGAATGCAAAATCACCAAGCCTTCCTGATCTCAAATCTGCTCTGAAAGACATGCTGTTCTATAAGGAAAATGGTCACTTCAAGGATCATAAAGAGCCCAAGTGGATCTTGGATTTAGATCCAGATAATCAGTTGATGGACGACCATCCGAAGTACATATACGCTTTCTCATTGCTGAACGATCACATCTACAAGATGTTCCTTAAGCTGGACTAATGCGTAACGGTAATGAAATTGTACGTCGTAAGATTTTCACTGGTCATGACGTATACTCAACACCAGAGGATTGTACTGAGGCTTTTGTAAGATCCTTCTTCGCTTCAGAAGAGATAAGAGCCTCTACAGAAATACTTGAGCCCGCCTGCGGATCTGGTAGACTCGCAAAGGTTCTGGTTAAGCTTGGTTACAAGAACGTCTACGGTGTTGACATACGAACTGATAACATTTGGGAGAATGGTAAGGGTGGGATTGATTTTCTCAAGCTTGACCCTGAGAAAGTCACAAAGCGTTTCGGAGTTGTGATCACCAACCCACCCTACAAGGAAAAAGGAGCAGACCTTTTTCTTGCGAAGTCAAAGAAGTTTTCTACTAAGTACATTTGCTTCTTTCTCCCGCTTGGATACCAGTGTGCTCAGTACAGGTACGACGGGTTTACGAAAATTCCGAAATCGGATAATCATTGGGGTAGACCTTACATGATCTACTCTTGTTCTACTCGACCTCAGTTGTGGCCCGATGGAACACCTAAGCCTGCCGGTGGAACGAAAGACTATAACTGGTTTGTGTGGAAGCGTGGCTATACTGGTGATACTCTTCATCGATGGGTTAAATGGTAATTGATCAAAACGTTTGATTCCTCCTACGATCTACAGTATTATACATGTAGGAGGTACACATGATGAAGGAAGCCTTCGCTCCGATCCTTGCTTTCTGTGCGTTTGTTTTTTCCATTTGTGCTACTATTTTCATGTTCGCCTGTGTGTCGTTTACTATCTGTAGTGTCATCAAGATTTTCAATCGTTGAAAGGAATCACTATGAATTACATGATCCTTGCTCTTGCTCTGAATTTCTCTGCTCTTGACTTCACTATGACTTCTCGCACTCAGATGTGCGAATGTATCGCTCGTCAGCATCCTACTATTTGGGATTCGTATCACACTGGTAACAACGGTCGTCGTTGGAACTTCCATGTGATGCTCGATGATAATGGAATTGTTGAAGCTCCAAAGATGCTTGCTGAGATTGATGCTGACAGTCGTTGGATCATCAAGGAAACAACTACTATAAATCCTGCTAATAATAAGATTCGTGTTGCTCGTAAGCATTATGTTCTTGAGAGTAAGCCTATCAGGGTTGATGAGAATAACTCTTACTGGCGAATTGCTAAGAGGTAGTCATGAAAATTGACTTAGATGGTCCTGGTGGTGATAAGTGGATTTTTGGAACTATTGCTGCCGTTGTTATGATCTTCACTCAGTTCTTGACAATCAAGATTCAATCTGAAACTTTGTTGAACTACAAGAACCAAGCAGAACGTAAGTCATGGTTCTACGAAGTTAAGTTAGAGAATAAGTCAACTGAAAAAGAACTCGGCAACGGCTGGGAAATTGAAACTTCAGAAGATGGTTACTTGAAGGTAAACTTCAAGAATGAAACTATATTCAAGATTAGTAAGAATATCATTGAATATAAACTTCAACCGTCTTATCCACAAACATCTTTTGGGTATTCAAATTCTATCCATAGGTCTTACGGTGTTCCTACCAGTCCTACTACTGGTGTTCAACTCTACGTTGACTATAACAACGGGCAAGTTAACTGCATTGATGGTAACGGTGCAAGGTATGGTATACATTAATGCGTGAACGACCAAACCTTATAGTTAGACCTAAGGGTAAGTTAGAGTGGTTAGAGAAACCAGTTGAAGAACCCGAGGTAGAAGAACCTAAGGTTGAGGAACTTCCTAAGGAATTAGCGGAGGAACTTCAAAAAGAGTTAGACGATATCAAGACCCCTCCAGCGAAGTATCGAATTGAACTTAGGATTAGCGATCAGGATGGTAAAAGAGATCCGCATCTTGAGCAGACGCTTCAACGTCATATAGATTTTGAACTTAACAAGTTCTTCTCCGCTTCTTCTGATATCGTAATAGATTTTCCTGACGGTGAATCTATCTTGATCAAGAACACAGAAGCGATTGTGTCATCTGATAACAATGGACATAGAACTGCTGAGTACAAACCAAAGAAAGAGAATATCAGTAGACATGCTTCTGCTTGGAAAGGAAGCATAAACATTTCATCTCCTACTGGACCTTCGAGTTTTTATCAACAGGAATTTCTTCAAAATTCAGAAAATATGAAAACGACTCTGAAAGAATATGATTCATGGATGAAAGAAAATGTTATCAAAACCGGACTCCTGGATCCTGCATCATGGGATAAGAAAGAGAAGAAATGACACATTGTTGTGAATGCTATAGAGCAACGCTTACAAGTTTAGCCGTTTTCTTTTCTATACTTAGCATGTGTTACTTTGGATCAAGAGTTATCATCGATAATGCAAAGAAGAGTTGGTGAAATGCAAGCTAAGGATCTCGACACTGTAAAGCTTCTCTCACTCACTAATGAAAGGGACTACATATACATCGAACAAATTCAAAGACTGTTTCCTGATGCTCCAACTAAACTCATCGATGCTAAACTCTACATTCTCGCTCGTAAGGGTTTCATCGAGAGGTTTTATCATGGAGATAACGGAATGGGTTTTGTAGTTACACAAAAGGGTAAGACTTTCTTTAACGACGAAATTAAGAAGAGGTTTAACGATGCACAGTCACACGAAGAATAACTTCTCAATGGTCTTTGCTATCATTATCCTTCCTATCGTCGGTGGACTCGTTTACTATTTTGGTTTCTGTACTCCTCCTGCAACTCAGGTCAATCCTACTGTAACTGAGATCGCTCCTTCTTCTACTCCTGTTCCTACAGCTACCCCTTATGTTGCTAAGACTCGTTTCTCTTGTGGTCAGTTGATTGTTCATAACGGTGTCGTCTATGTCGTTAATGCTTACGGGTCTACTTCACCTGTGAACCTTCGTGGTGATAAGGTTTCTGTTGGTATCTATCAGCCTACTACCGCTGAATTGGAAATCCTTGACGCAAAGGAGTGAGCTTGTTCGGAAGAACTTCATGCCCTAACTGTGGTATGCATCATGTCTCGATATATTTTCACACTGATAATAACGTGATAAACTACAAGTGTGAGTGTTGCGACCTCCGTTGGATACACACAGAAGAAGATGAGAGGATCAGGAATAAACCTTCTCTGTTCAAGAAATTAGTAGAAGGTACACCGTTAGAAAAAATGGCTGACTTGTGTTGGCTGTTCTGTAACAATGACCCTATTTGGTTTAACAATCCACCGCCTATCAACATAGCACCAAGGAAGAAAACATGACTGACGAAGAGTTGAATGATTACATCTATGACACGAAGAGTAAGTTTGAAGCGAAACTAGAGTTCGTTACTAAGCTGCAAGAACGACTTCAGCTTAGTGAAAAATACTTTGTTCTTCTCACCGACGTTCTTGACCTTCTTAAGAAAGTTGATAGAAGAGAGTTGGCAGATCAAGCCGTTTATAATGAATGGAAGAAGAAAAGAAGTCAACTGTCTAGTGATTATGAATCACTGATGGTTAAGAGATATGACGTATGACACTCATTGAGGCTCTTAACTTCATCAAGCGTCATAAATTCGACGTGTACATATCTCACTCTGTTGAGTATAACTGGGAGTGCTCGCTAACTGGTAGCTCTGATCATTGGCGACACTCCGCTAGAAATCGTACACCAGAAGAAGCTTTGATTAACGCTGCTAAGTCACAACCGAATAGTAAGAAAGTGAATTCTCGTGGACGCTGACATTCGTAACCTTACACACGTTCCAGAAAAGAGAGACAAGGATACTAACGTGGAAGATAAGAAAGATAACGATATTGAGATCATTCCTTCTAGTGAATCAGCTAAGAAGCACCGACTCGTCAAGATAGTTCATCATAAGTCTACTTACCACAAGAACGTTCTTCCTGGGCGTAATGATAAGTGCTTGTGTGGGTCTGGTAAGAAGTTCAAGAAGTGCTGTCTCGCAAAGGTTGGACAGCAATGAACGAGGGCGACAGGCTTTTGTTGCTGATATGCCTTGCTTGTGTAGCATGCATGATCTGTTACTCTCTTGGTATGAAGGACGGACAGAACGACACTAACAAAGTTTGGTTAGAGCAGATGCAATCCTGTGGTGTTACTATGAGAACTACTCAAGATGTTGCTAACTACATGGAAGAGACTAAGAAGATCGGTTACGGTGTCGTTCCTAAAGTTGGTGATGTGATTAAGAACTCTTGTGGAGTATCGAATATAGGTGGTGGTATCTATCTTAAAGTGCGATAAGTGTGGTTCCGAAATTTCGGAAAACCACAAATGCAAACACTGGGAAGTTCAGTGGTTCCAGCGTAACATCAAACGTAAGCAATGTAAAAATCATGAGGACGATGCGTGTTGTTTTTGCAAATATTGGAACGACGCTAGCGATGGTTTCTGTAACTATTCCAAGATGAGAGATGAATCAAATAGCGGAACTGATTGTTGCCACAGTGATGATACTTACACAGCAGAGCAGCGTAAAAACATGGATTGCCAGTGGGAACTCGACGATTCTAGTAAGTTAACCAAAGCTAAGAACTTGTTAGTTAGGTGCCTAACTAATGATATGACTTCTTCTCTTCAAAATGAGATTGAAGAGTTCTTGAAGGAGATAGAATGATCCTAGACGAAGTTGAAATATGCACTACCTGTTCATATCTAGGTAGACCTGTTCACTCTCTTCCTAGACATAACAACCTAAGAAGAATGTGGATATGGTACTGTAATAAATGTGGAAACTTTTGGACTGGGCAGCATCCTGTTATTCTTAGTAGAAGAATCAGGCAACAGAAGTTTAATGTATTCTTGATGAAAAAACTACTTGAAGGTGAACCACATTACGATGAGTATTACGGTCCTGGTTATATGATCGATCTGAACAAGTGGTATTGTTATAATCGGGCTGCTCATCGTTGGTTAAAGATCATGGAGGAGAGACTTTCACATGAGCGTTGAACTTCAAGCAGCAATTAACATCTTACTTCATGTCGGACCATTTATCATATGTGGAATAATTTGTTATGAATATGTTAACTACGCTGAACAACAGCAAAAAGTTAGTGAGTACGATAAGAACAAATTGTACGACTGGTACAACAGCGAGGTTAGACGTGCAGAATCTCTCAATGTTCTTTACGGTGAATTGAGAGAAGCACTTGTTCACTACCATGACATTAATCCAGATATCATGGTTCAGAAGTACCGCTTAGAGAAACTCGAACTAGAAGAAAAGAACAGGAAGAAGGAAACAAATGAAGATTAAGCTTGGTAATCAGAGTATATCTATTTCTTCTGCTCTTGACGGAGTTAACGAAATCATGGCTTCGGCAACTAACGTTGGTTGCCTAGATGCCCCTAATATGAGTGACACTACCAAGATGTTTCGTATAGCAACTATCTTAGTTACATGTCAAAAGCTCATGCAGGAAGTCATTGAAGCTGTTAAAGAGGAAGAGTCTCACATTAAGGAGTGCTAGGTGAGTAAACATACTGACATGTCACGCTGTTGTTATGAGTTTGAATGCAAAGCATTAGATGAGATCACAAGCGATGAGCAACCTAAGAACATGGATTCGTGTCCTTATCGCACTCTACAAAAAGCTGCTAACGATCTGAGAGATCAACTCAATCACTATATAGTTTACGGGTATACTCTTCCTAAAGAACAACTTGAAGCACTTATCAAAACCTATGAGGATCTTTGTAAGGGTGGATCAGATGAAATTTCATGAACTTAAGACTTACAATAGTTATATAACTCTTCAAGATTTTGATATAGATATTCTTCCTAAGCTTTTAGATAGTATGTTTAATTCAGCCAAAGAACTAATAGAAGATCATAAACTATTCGGTTGTAAAATTACAATAAGTAAACGAGAACCTAGTTATCCATTCGATTGTGAAAATGCAATCTTAGAAGTTCTTCGTCAAGACGATGATCCTAATTTCACTTATCTTCTAACACAGAAATTGAACTATGGCGATCAACTTCACGTCACCGTAACTGGATATGCGAGTAACGAATGACTATACCTCAGTGCCCTGTGTGCTGGAGCGGTGAAACACGAATTGCTTATTCTGCTGGTCATCATCAATATCAATGTGACAACTGTGGTTACTACGGACATGCGGCTGGATCTGATGAAGAAGCACTTGAGATGGTATTCAAACATATCCCAGGTGCGCTAGGCATGTTGCTTGACGCCTCTGCTTCAATAGAACTCGCTATTCGCAACGAAAAAGAAAGACCTGACCGCAAAGGTGAGGGGTGGCTTTTCATGTTTGAGCCCACTAAGCGAAAGATTGACGCTGCTCTGAAGTGGTTCCGTGATCGACATAACGAGGTAGTTAGGCGCCTAATCAATGAGGTTAAGAAATGACTAGCGCAAAGGACTGTTTCATTTATGAGTGTCTTAAGCAGACAGCAGAGCATAACGGTTTCACCGCTTACATAGACGGGCACTATATCTCAATAGCTAAGGCTGATGGTCATTGGCCCGAACTCACCTCAGGACCAATCAAGCAATTCTATACAGCCGATGAAGCTACAGCTTGGATCGAAGGCGTTGCTTGGTGTAAGTTCATAGAGAGAGTGAATAAGAAATGAGCGTTGAGAAACACGATCATCCTATTGGATGCATGGCAGTATTTTTCATCATGTACTGTCTAATGACCTCTTGTGAGGTTGATGATCTCAAACGAAGAGTGCGTCAAGATGAGCGAATAGGAAATGAGCAAGTTCAAAATTTCCATGCCCGCTTACGTCTCCTCGAAATCAGACACGAAGGATTAGAAAAATGAATCCTAGAATCTCTAAGTCGCTCATATCTAAACTCACTGAGGCATCTAAATGTGACTGGATAAAAATCTCATCTAAGGACGCACAAGTTCTTCTCACCTTAGCCAAAATAGCTGAGTCTCCTTTCTGCCCTGAGTGCCAGCACAAGGTCAACCTGGAAGCCATCATCCCTATCGCAACCGAGATGGCTAATACGATCAAACAGTCTATCGAAATGCTTGCTAGATACAACTATGCTCCTATCCCTCTTCACACTCTCTATAACAAGTGGTTGCACTACCTCAAGGACTCAAAACCTAATGCCAAAGCGTAAACAGTGGGTCGAATGCATCAACTGTGAATACTCAGCAGCCCACAAGCTTCCCGGTGTCACACCTGAGTGCTACCTCTTACCTCAGATAGATAAGAGGTCTGCTATCTGTTGGGCAGGCGGCTGCTTCTCCGGTTATGACCTCACCATCAGGAAAATCGCAAAGGACTCTAACTCATGATCATCCAATGCCCTAGATGCGGAAGTCTATCGACTGGCTTCTCAAGTGGCCCAGTGATGGTGTGTGACTGTGGGTTATCTGAATTTACACATCTTAAACCAGAAGACCCGCTCCTCTTCACTACAGGAGAACACTGGACTGAACAGCTTGAGGTTCAGCGTATGCGCTATTTTCTCCCGCGTCTCCTCGTCTCTCTTCAAGAAAGAGTCTCTTCGATGTATCCTTATGGCTATCAATACAGCTTCTACAAAAACGCTCTTACCGCTCTACTCAAGACTCAAACCGATCTTGAACTTACTCGCAAAGGGTCAAGCTAATGACTAAAATCTCAAAGAAGCGTCTGCAAGAACTTCGTTCTCTTCTCCCTCACTCTGGCAATCAACTCACAACCGATGAACTCTTTACTCTCATCGACTCTTACAAGTCTCCAGATGAAGTATACGAAGGCTGGGATGATGGTCCAGGTAAGCTATTCGTAGATGACTCAGGTGACGGAACCCTTATAGCCGTTCTCGACCCTAAGCAAGTCGATCCAACTGATCGTCATGCTACTGTTCACGTTTTCTACACGAAGAAGCAATCGCAAGAGTGTTAAGTCTGACTGATCATCAGACTCTACATAGGTTATGGTGTGCCCAACATCTGAAAGAGACACACCTACTAACCGTAACAAAGCCTTTCCCCCTGGAGAGGCTTTTTTATAACTAAGGAGGCTACACTATCAAAATCCTAATAGCATGTGAAGAGTCTCAACGTGTAACAGAAGCATTCCGTAAGAGAGGTCGTCGTGCCTACTCCTGTGATCTTCTCCCAACCTCAGGATCTCATCCCGAGTGGCATTATCAAGGTCCAGTTCAGGATCTCTTACATATCTCCTGGGATCTCATAATCGCTTTCCCGCCATGCACTCACTTAGCTGTCTCTGGCGCAAGATGGTTCATCTCAAAACAACGTCTTCAGATAGACGCTATCAAATTCTTTCGTCTCTTCACTACTCATCCTTGCCACAAGATCGCTATAGAGAACCCTGTAGGTATAATGAACAGACTCTATCGCCGCCCCGACCAAATCATTCATCCTTACATGTTTGGTGAACCATTCTCTAAGCGTACCTGTCTCTGGCTCAAGAATCTTCCACTCCTAACCCCTACTAAGATAGTCTCCAAAGGTAAGACTGAAATCTTCTCCTCAGGTGCTTGTATGCAATCCTGGTATAATCAATCGTTCAAGTTACCAAAAGCTGAGAGAGAGAGAGTCAGGTCAAGAACTTTCCAAGGTATCGCAAATGCCATGGCTTCACAATGGGGCTAGATACTATACACCCTCCGTATTCCGAATTTTCGGAACGGAGGGTTTTTTATACCCAAAAAAATTTCACTTCTCGCATCTCGAAATCCTATTAGTCTACCCTTATCTCTACAGTTTACGAACGTTTCTGAAGAACCAAAATTTACTCAACTGTGCGCTGATAACCTGTTTCCTTACCCTTAACGCTATAGATTACGAATGATTCGGAAAGTCGAAAAAAAACCAAACTGTGCGTTGATCACCTGCCTCCACACATGTCCATTAGTTCATGAAATAGTCCATCATGGCTCGTTACTTGCTAGGCTGGTACGCATGGGTGCTAGGCGTACCTCAGCTCCAGGGTCACGCGTGACACTACGCCATGCCCATGGGCCAGCGTCTCATGGTGCTAGTACCCTGGAGCCTACGCGTGACGTACCATCTTGCGCGCTCCAGGTTGCCTCACGCTAGCGTCATGTTGGCGCGACCTACCTAGCACTAGGCATGGCTAGTACCCTTGCGCTTGCTTGGTCCCTGGAACGCAAGAAGCCCATGCCTCTGTAGGCATGGGCTCCAGGGTAGTAGAGTGCTAGAGTCTATCGGCCATACTTCACATAGATATCTGCCCCGACGCACACTACTGCTACGGGACGGCGCGCGCGTATGTCGTACCCTATCATGGCGCCATGCTTCTGTACCTCGCCTAGCAGGCCGTCGGCCTGAGCCTGCCGCACGATAGACGCATCGGCGCAGTAGACTATGGTGCTAGTGCTAGTGACGAGCTTGTAACCCTTGATCATGTTGCCTTTGCCTCTCTGTTAGAACGTAAAGCCGTTAGCGATCCAGTAACCTACCAGGATGCCGATGCAAGGAGCGGCGCCAGTTGCGATTGCCTCTAGCAGCTTGCTCATTTTCAACTACCTCCACTCTATGCGTGAATCGCAATAGGGTGGCGTTTCGGCATTGAAATTAGATCGCATGTTGTATTGAGATTAGGCTCCAGGATTACAATTGATCAAATAGATCAACTATTTTCAAAATCTAGCACACAAGAATCTTACCGTTGTAGAATCACGCAAAGGGTAGCAAGCAAACGTGATGCCACATTACGAAAATTCGGAATTGTTGCAGTAGTGATACCTTTGCGTGATGCTATCAGTATCAGAATCGCTATTCATGCAAGCCATGCCCGTAAACGCTCCAGGTTACACTGAGAAGCATTAGCAGGCTCAAAGGTACTAGGACACCATGACACCCTAGATAATCGATTCTGGAGAAGAATCCAGTAGTGAAGCGGGTTTCAATAACTATGCCAGAATCATGATAGGATCAAGCGAAATTTGATAAGCGGAGGTAGGAATGGCCATGAGTCTTTGCGTGATAAGTAGGCTCCAGAAATGAGCTTAGGTATCAGAAAATGATGGTAGTGTCAACTATTGATAGTCAAAACTTGATAGGTAACGGAACGTGACATGACAAGTAACGGAACAATACAAAAGAAACAGTTGGTCATGGATCGTTACAAGTAAGGTCATGGAACGTTACATGTGATAGGATCAAGGTAACGGAACGTTACTATATATGTAGGAAGTCATGGATCGTTACAAACGAGGTAACGGAACGTTACTATGGTGCTAGATGCGCTTCCTGGAGCCGGAGGATACTACGCCATGGGCTTGAGTCTCTTAAGATAAAGGATACAATAAAACTGCCGATGTTAGCATCGTGTTAGACTAGTCTCATAGTGGCGCAAAGGGTATCGGCAAGTAAGACGTAGGACAATTTGAGCCTGATGCTAGATGCGCTCCAGGATAGGCTATAGGGTAGAGTGATAGGATCAATCGACCGTGTTAGGGTTTGAGACTAGGATAAAGCGATGCATAGGTGGAATCGGCATCTGGAGCGGAGGATAGACTTTGGGCAAAAAGACTTTGCGTGTTAGATAGGATGAAAAGAGACTAACATACCAGGGTAACAGGGTAATGGATGCGCTCCTGGAGCCGTTATTACGAAAATTCTGAATCTGGCATGCATCTTGGATAGAGTAAGACTGTCCGACCCGAGCATGTCCCCTGGAGGGGCGGCACGGCTAGGCAAGGATCATTGAAAATGCGAATAGGTTTACTGGTAGATCAAGTCTACTGAGGTATCGACCGTCGATGCCGATTGTAGACTGTACCGTAAACCAAACCAATAAAACCAAGCTTGATCTAAGCTTGGTTTTTTGCATCATGTGAGAGAGTAAATCGATTTAGCAAAACGACTAAATCGAACGGAACGGAAGGATAGTGGAACATGGCTAAGATTACGGCTCAGGCTCAGGAAACGAACGACGCGACGAACGACGCGACCAAGGAAAAGAAGGATCGCGCGCCGCGCAAGACCTGGGAATCGATCAAGGATCGCGTGACGCTAATCAGCGTCACGGACGGACTGGCCGTGGGCAAGGCGGCGACGACGATGCTGATCGCCTCCGCTGGCCCCGACATGATCGTGGCCGTTCCGAAGGATGCAGGTTTCGGTCCTGAAGTAGCGGTACGCGCGTACCTGACGTTCAGGAAGTCCGAAGGTCGCGAGGGACGGACGCTGCTGGATCGGGCGCTGCAAAACGCCATGGCGGTACTCGGTAACATCGTCGCTGGCGCCTTGCATCTGTCCTGGAGCCCGTGCGACGAAACCATGACGTATCGGAAGCGCGGCAAGGGCCGGGACGTGTCCACGTTGATCAAGGTGGCCGTTCCGTCGATGTCGGCGCCGGTCGTTCTCGTCGGGAGTGCGGGTGACACGGCCCGAGTGCTCAAGCTGTCCGATGGTAGCATGTACGCCGTGGGATACGGTCCTGCGCAGGAGGACGGTATCACGCCTGTCCAGACGGTACAGATCCGGGACTTCCGGGTTTCGTCCCTGGAGCCGAAGGAGCATAAGGGTAAGGGTAAGTAACAAAAGCAAATCAAATGAGTAAAACCCTGATATCTTGCAATCCTATGATGCCATCATACGATGCAAGGTATCAGGGTTTTTGCATCTAGTGTAGAGTGATTCAGAATCGGGAGGCAATCGTATGGTGCTACGGTCGATGGTACGTTCCAGGACACAAAGTTTTGACTACTGCTATCGGGCTCGTGCGGAGAGGGAGCCCGGCGATAGCATGGTACATGGCATGTTCATTTTGCTTGGTTTGCTTGGTTTGGTTTCTGGTAGCATCTGTCTCGCCGCTTTCGTGGCCGATGTTTGGCGCATGGTGGCGATACCGTTCTAGGCTCCAGGGTAGCAAGCGACAAAACCCTTACGAATTTTCGTAAGGGTTTTTTTATGCCCATGTGTCGATGGATGCCGATAGGCATGGCAATCTTGCCATACGCTTATGGCAAGGTATCAAGGTCGCGACCTAGTGCGACCGCTCCAGGGTACCATGAGCGTCTCATACGCTTACCTGGAGCGTCGGCTCGGCTCGGCTCGGCTCG